TACAACACGCAACCGCAATCCGACGAATACGCGACCGAGCACGAGGAAGTGCGCGGCACGTTCGCCGCCGAGCCTGCCGTTGAGCAGGAGCCGCAACCCTATGATGGGTTTGAGGGGCAGTGGGCTGGGGATGGGTCGGGCTTCGACGACCTCGCAGACTGGGGCGAGCAGGAGGGCTGGGACACGTAAGAGTGTCATAAACTTTCTCCGAACGTTTCGATGCGTGTCTCCATGACGCGGGAATAAACGATGAGGAGACGAAGCGCCCGTTTAAACGGGCGTTTCAATTTGCTAAAATTCAATGTTGCGTAAACCCTTGATATTCAACAACTTACGCTGGCGCGCGGGGCGCGCGGCCGTAAGTCCTTGATAATTAACGACTTACGTAACGTCATCAAGAGTGTCATAAAGAATGTCATAGCGCAAAATTCAAACGCTCGTTTGCCAAAACGTCAACAAAAATAGTTTCGCTAATCGCAAAAAAATATCTCGCTTTTCGCGCGTCCTGTGCTATTCTGTATACATGAGAAACAACAACAGAAGCTGGCGCGACGAAGAACGCGAAGCAACCCTCGACTACCCGCTAGGTGTGGATCGTGAAGATCCCGCCTACCAGCAAAGCCCAGACGCTTACGAGCGTGAAATCGAGCGCCTTAATCGGCACGAAGGCTGGGAGCGTAATCGCGGTGGTTACTACCGCCGATGAAAAATCGCTTGACTTTCAGCCCCATTTCACCGATACTTTCAACATGACAGAAAACACCACAACTGGCTGGCCCGAAGTCTGGAACTTCGACGAACCCAAAGACGACAACCTCACGCCCGAACAAGCGTTCGACATCCTTTTCGGCTACGCCGAGGAGCGTCATCGCAACGACCCGTGCGCTCGTCCCGCCCCTAAACCCAAACACTAACACTATGACAAACACAGACGGCATCATCAAGTCGCTTGAAACTCTCATCAAGCATGAGAAAGCAATTCAGCGTCAAGAAAAAGAAATTGAAAAATTAAAAGACATCATTGATGGCTCTTTGCAGACGATGCAGGGCCTTCTTGTGTTGAGCGCTGTTCTCTCAAAAGAGATTGAAAGCTTGCACAATAATAAGCCTTCTTTTGGACTAAACTAACATGAGCAAAATCATTATGACAATCGACACGCGACCGCTTGCGCGTGTCATAGAGCGCAGCGTCCGCAAGGCATCTTGCCGCCCATCCTTCGCCATGCGTGTCAAGAAAAAATTCGCGCGCAAGGCAAAGTTTTTTCGCGGTTGGTCTGATCAGTAAAGCTTTGAATATCAACGACTTGCGGCGGCGCGCCCCGCCGCGCGGCATAACCCATTGCAAATCAACGACTTGCAATATATAGTATTCAGGTAGCGTGCCAATATTGGCGAATCTATAAAAATAAAAAAATAAAAAAACCTATTGACGAAAACATCAAACCGAGTTAGCATAAATGTATGAAAAATAAAATTATAACAATCATAGTCACTGCATTGGTAACCGCAGCAGTTACTTTCGTTACTCTATCACTTACAGATAGCGAACCGCTGACCGACTGGGTAAAAATGGCGAAGTTAAGAATTAAAGGATGCTCTGATCCCGAGGCGCACCTGAGCAACGCCAAGCGGATAAAGGGTTGGCTTACCGCAGTTGGAGAGCATGAGCCTGTTAGTGTGAGAATCAGAGAAGGTGTAGGCTTGCCGCCAGACCAGAGTTTGGCTCCTAAAGGGGTTAAACTCACTCCAACAGCTACAGAAATGTTCATTTTAGTTCGTTCTTCTGATTTTGAGAACAATATCCGTGAGATATACGAATTTGATCTCATGAAAATTATGGTGGATAAGGATGCAAGAAAACAATTAAGAGAACTTATTACCAAAACTAAAGCACAGAGCAATGAGTTTGGTTTCGGTAGTAACTAACTGAAATTCAACAACTTGCAGAGCCAGATCGGGCCGCGCGGCGTAACTCCTTGATATTCAAAGACTTACGCAAAACGCTACGCAATAGCCATGCCAAGTTGCAGAAAAAAAATTTCACACAATCGCAAAAAAATCCCTTGCATTTTTGCGCGTCCGCGCTATATTGAAATCATGAAAGAGAGAAAATCACTAAACGAAAAGCCTCTGACTTGCCTGTTCGTCGGCGTTACCCTCGCTTTGGTATCAGCAGGAGTTGCCATTTATGGGTTGCGGTTTGGGTTTGCGTCTATTGCCTTTTTGCTTGTTGCTGCTGCAATCTTAAATATCGCAGCGTGGTTTTTTGCCACCCCTGTCGTCTCTTTCGTTGGCGATTTTGTAGGAAAATTTTTTACTGGAAGTCAAAACTTTAGCAAGCCCCAGCCTGCTTACAGCCTGCCAGATGGTCTTGCCGCTACCGGACAAAACGCTTGCGCTATCCTTGCCTACAATGAACTTGCAAAAAATCATCCCGAAGAAATCTTGCCTCATCTTCGCGTGATGAGAATATGGATTGAAAAAATGAATGACGTTGACGCTGCGGTTATGGCTTACAATCTCGCCTTGAAAAAAATTCGCGGACAAAAAAATCGCAACGAGTTTACAAAAATGGCAAAAAATAATTTCAGCAAATTCATCAGCTTTGAATGAGTGTCATAGCAATGTCATAAACGCTCGGTCAAACGGGCGTTTTACTTTGCGCGAAACCAATTCTATATAAACCCTTGAAAATCAACGACTTACGGCGGCGCGCCCCGCCGCGCGGCGTAACCCATTGCAAATCAACAACTTACAACATACATCATTCAGATAGCGTGCCAACTTTGCAGAGGGGCAAAAAATAAAAAAAATAAAAAACGAAAAAATCCCTTGCGTTTTTGCAGTCCTGTGCTATTCTTTAAGCATGGAAAAGAAAATGACTCAATATGCGGACAAGCTCAACGCCTTCCGCGCTGGCGAAATCACCGAGGACGAATGGAAAGCGTTCTGTTTTGAGGCTCTCTCCGAGATTCTCGAAGACACGAAAGATGTCCTCATCAGGCTGAAAAATGCTTGACCCAATCGCAACAATCAAACATACTACGACCATGAAACAAACACCACAAAAAGCCCAACTCTGGGCAGTCGGAAACAAAGTCTATCGCGTCATCCGCAACGAAGGCGACAAGACTCACGTTCATCATCACGGGCAAATGGCCCTGTTCTATACGCGCCATCTGAAAATGGCGACACCTTCACAAGTTGCAGAATACTTGGGAAAATAGTTTGACAATCACCACAAAACCTAACAGAATAACAACATGACAAAAAAACAATTCACCGCAATCGCTAACATCTTGGGAAAACGCTTGGCCGAAAAAGTCAAAGCACCCATCGGAGAATACGAAGTTGTCGAAGTCCTCGCGTTGGACTTGGCGAAATACTTCTCGACAGAAAACCCTCGTTTCGACGAAGATCGCTTTCTGGAAGCTGTTTTTACTCACACCCCTAACATCCCTGTGGGATCATATAAATAATCACATGAAAAAATACATCACATTCGACCGCATTGCCTACGCAATGTCCCTCTCCACCTTCATCTTCATCGCCGTGACGCTTTGCGCTGCTTGCGTTGAATTGCAAAACAGAACCAGCAAGAACCAAAAGCAAATGCAGGAAGAAGTCCGCGCAATGTTTGCCCACATCGAGGCACCTCTATGATTACCCCCAATATCCAAAAAGCTCTTGAGTCAAACGGAGTTCGTTTCTTTGCAAAAGACTTTCTCATGGAAGGTATGCGGAAAGACTGCGTTGACGCCGTGCATGATGCAAAACTCGTTTACGAATTGCTAAAAGAACGCATGGAAAAAATGCTTGCAATCGAACCCGAAGACGAATACATTAAAGCCAATGAGTAAAGACCAAGTCAAAGCCGTGTGCGATTACTCGCATGATGTCATAATGAAAATCAAAGCCGTGTTCGGATTCAAAAAGAAAAGTCCTTCGCTTCTTTGTCATAGTCTCGCGCACCTCAACACCGCGACATGGCTTGAGCGCGCGGTCTGCAACGGCACAATCATGGACTACAAGCCGCGATAACGTAAAGCGCTAATAATCAAGCACTTACGGCGGCGCGCCCCGCCGCGCAGCGTAAGTCGTTGAAAATCAATCACTTAGGCAAAAGCACTTTCATACAGTGTGCCAAGTCCGCTGTCAAGTAGAAAAAAAATATTTTTTTAATCGTAAAAAATTCCTTGCGTTTTTGGCATATTGTGGTATTCTTTAATTATGAAAATCACCAAGCCCGACCTCTACGAAGCCCTCATCCAAGCGCGTGTCGCCTTATCGAAAGACATCCGCGAAACTTTGCGCGGTCGCCACCTCTCCTACGTTCAAGACCTCTCGCGGAAATCCATCCGCGAAAAAATCGCGGCCTATCGGTTGCTCTCCAACCTCTCCACGATCAACGCGGAAAGCTACTCGGACAACCGCTCTCTGCGTCACGTTAAAAAAGCTCTTGCCAAGTAACGCAATCTCTGACAAAATCACCACCATGAAACTACTAAGCACCAACAATACCAAAATCAAAAAAGGCGAAAAGCTCGGCTGGCGCACTTACGGCCTTTCACTTTCACCCGCTGGCAAAAGTGGAAAACAATTCTGTCCGCATCGCTCGGCTGGCTGTGAGTTTGCTTGTCTCGACACTTCGGGCATGGGCATCTTCTCAAACGTCCAAGACGCACGCCTTGCAAAGTCGCGTTTCTTCATCGACAACCGCAACGAGTTTCTCGCTCAGTTGCATAAAGAATTGCACAATGCCGAAAAGTGGAGCGCAAAAAATAATACGCCTGTGGCCGTGCGTCCGAACGTGCTTTCTGATCTGCCTTTCCATAAGCTGATCGACATGGCGCGCTTTCCGTCAATTCAGTTTTACGATTACACGCCGAACCTTCAACGCATGATGCAGTTTCTAAACGGCGAGTTGCCTAAAAATTATCACCTGACCTTCTCGCGCAAAGAGGACAATCAGCATCGTGTCCACGCTGTTGTTGCCGCTGGCGGTAACGTGGCCGCTGTCTTTAGTGAGTTGCCCGAAACCTACCTCGGAAAGCCTGTCATAAACGGCGACGAAAGCGACTTGCGTTTTCTCGACGCGCAGGGCGTGATCGTTGGACTCAAAGCAAAAGGCAAAGCTCTCAAAGATCAATCTGGCTTTGTGGTGCAAGTTGGCGTATAATGAAAACCTATGGAAATCATAATCCTTCTTGCTGGCATTATCGGTGGCGCATTACTAATAAATAAAAAATTATGACACTAAACCTAATCGCACGAAAAAACTTGTTTCGCTTGTCTGAATACTTTTTCAGCCTTGCGGTATGGTGGGAACGCGCTGGCGTTATGACACTCCAAAAACTTTTCTTTATGGGGTGGCAAAAATGCCTTGACACACGAGACAAATTACGGTGACATAACCTACTGAAAATCAACGACTTACGGCGGCGCGCCCCGCCGCGCGGCGTAAGTGCTTGAAAATCAACGACTTATACAAAATGCCATTCAAGAAGCATGCCAACTCACAGAAAAAACGCTCGTTTGAATTTTCGTCAACAAAAATACTTTTCAGAATCGCAAAAAATCCATTGCATCGTGCCGTGCCTGTGCTACTCTTTACCTATGCAAGCGAACACCATCACCGACGACTTCAACACGCAAACCCAAAGCGACGAGTTTGCCTCCGAATTTGAGGCTTGGCTCGACGCGCAGGAACTGAAATACTGGCAGGAAATCGACGCTCGCGGAAATTAATTTTATGACAAACACAAACCCACTACACGGCTACCTCTCCGACTGCTGCGGAGCCGAACACGACATCAACGCCGAACACCACATTCTCAACGAGAGTGTGCGTGGAGGATGCTCCGCTTGCGGACACTACTCGGAGTTTTCCCCTGTGGAGGAAAACGTCCGGCACAATCAACGCATCAGCCTCTCCGCTCTCAATGCGTTCGTGCCAGACGAGTTGAACTCTTACGAGCAGCCGTGGTAAATTGTTTGACACTCTCAACCCTAACAACTAACATCATCAATCTATGAACAAAGCAAAAGTCCTAATCAGTCCTTACGGAAACGGCATCGCTGTCGGCCTTGAGGGAAACAAAGATCAAATCGAACGCGAATATAATCGCTTTTTTAATTGGGGCGCAGCTGGTGCTGGCGCGAATGTCGAACGTGGCAACGGCGACTCTGAAATCCAGCACGGAGAACTTGGCGACTCTTACCTCCACTATGTCGGAGAAGGGTTTGCCTACTTCCTGTCATCGGAAAAAGATATGCTTCGCGCTATGACATATGAACACTTGACCAAGTGGCAAGATAGCGAAACGTCAGCGCAATATAAAACAAAGCCACGCAATCACAAGAGGGATTCGGGCAAGGTATTCCGCGAACACGCGCAGATCGCAGCGCAAGACGAATATAATGAAATCGAACGCGAGAACTTCATGCTCTACCAGAAAGCTCCCGCATACATCTTCCGCGAGCTTGATGGCGGCGCGCCGTCTTGGAGAAGTGAAACGGAGGACTAATATAATGAAAAAAATACTTGTCACCGTTAAGCAAATTATAGAAGTCCCAGACTCTTTCAAAATTACAAGTTTTACAGAGCCAGGAGATGTAGCGTTTGATTATATAAAAATAGGAAAAAAATTAACTGCGCCAGATATAACATGGTTTGACTATGACAAAGTTTCTGGCGTTGGAAGCGAGAGCGACGAACTCGTTGAGCGTCTCGCCCCTGCAATAGTTGACTACTCCTTGCAAGAATTTTCTTTCGATGAAGATCCTAACGTAAGTTGTTGAAAATCAACGACTTGCGGCCCCGCGCCCCGCGCCCATGTGTAAGTGCTTGATACTGAACAACTTATACATAATACCATAACAAGCCCATCTGATAATAATAATGCATTTTTATTCATATGATAGTGTTTTATCTATTTAGCTATTTGACTAATAACTATTTCCTATTTATCTATTTCACTTTTAGCTATTTCGCTATTTGTCGAAGTATTTAAGAAATTTCGACAGGTTTTTTTGTTATGTCGAAAGGATCGACATGAGAGAAAAACATTTGACTGATGTGTAAATTGTGATAGAGTTGGAGGTAGAGGAGTTTTAGCTCAATTGGTTAGAGCGCTGCCCTGTCACGGCAGAGGTTGCGGGTTCGAGCCCCGTAAACTCCGTTTTTTTTGGGAAGGTAGCTCAAAGGTAGAGCAGCGCCCTTTTAAGGCGTTGGTTCTGGGTTCGATCCCCAGTCTTCCCACCAAAAAAATTTCAAAAAATAATCAAAATACCCGTTGACAAAACCATCAAAAAACCCTATTCTTAAAACATGAAAGCACTACTAAATAAAGTCAAACTCGCAATCGCTGACTCCAAAATCGGTCAGTTCACCAACCCTGTGTATCGCTTGAAGTATCGGCCTTACACCGAACAAGGAAACAATGAGGTTTATACCTACTTCGTTTCTCGACCCTTCGACTTGTTCGCTAACGGAATCGTGGCTTACTGCTTCGGCAAAGGTGTTCGCAGGTTCCGCTACGATGAAATCGTTGAGCGGGAAGTTGTATCGCTCTTTGGAAAATCTGTGGCGTAAAGCCACGAATAAACAATCTGCCCGACAATCAATATCGGAAATAAAAGAAGCAAAGTTAACCGGATCTTTGCGGTGGTCGCTTAATGCGAAATATAAAACATCCGCCGAGGCAGATAAACATTTACAAGTAGCCCGAAAAAATATCGGAAACAAAAGCAGGACAGAATAGCGTCTGTCATCATATACAAAACGCACCGAGGCTTGAAATATGGGAGTCGCCCCGACCCCAAAGATGTAATGCATGACATCTCGGGGCAACTTTAAATATCTACGAGTTCATACCAGAGGGAACTGGTGCCCACGCGTAGAGAATAAACTCCCAAACTTTTAGTTCTTTTACATCTTGAGGGCTGACTCCTCCCAGAAGGGGGAGAGCGCGCAGCAGAAAACCAGAGGAATTAACCTCCAGCCCACAACTCTCCCAAGCTCTGGCGGATACATCTCCGTTCAACTTGTGAGCTAGTCGTCGAAAGACGATTCGATGTCGGTGCCGCCAGAAGGCACGGAGTCATAGGCAGGGAGTTCTGGCCTCCCTGTCAACACTTTCTGTCATAAAAAAAAATCGCCGTGGAGTAACGGTCCACTAGTCAGAACCTACTGATGAATAAGAGTAAGCTGATCGTGACAGCAATAAAGGGGATGGTCACCACCGACCCGCGAGCGGCTCGCGTTAGCTGGTTAGTGCTGCAAAGCATTAGCCCCCATTTGATCCGTAAGGAGACGATGATGGGAAGCATGGCAGCCGACACTTTCGCACCTTTAGCCAAGTGGTAAGGCAGGAGTCTGCAACACTCTTATCGCTGGTTCGAATCCAGCAAGGTGCTGATTATCAACGAGTTACAGCTACACGCCCCGCCGCGCCGCGTAAATGCTTGAATATCAACGCTTTATAAAGTATAAATATCCAGTTGACAAAATTTTCAAATAGGGCTATTCTTACAGCATGATCACCACACAACTACCTCTACCCATGCGTTGCTCTTCTGATGCTCTCGTTCAGCCAGAGCTTGAACTCAAGCCTACGCGCAATCCTTCCTACTCTCGCGTCGAACGCTTCTTTGATTCCTTGGATCGTTCGCGTGTTGTGTCATACACCGACTACTGGAATTCCATTGCGCCCAAAGGAACACAAGATGCAATGTTGCGCTGGCTCTTTGCTTTTATGTCAGTCCATACGAGTTGGAAGTCCAACGTCAACGGCTACAACGCAATCAAAACAATGGATTGGTGGCACGATCAACAAGTCCTCCTTAACAAGCTCAAGCATAGTGGCGTTGGCTTGCACAACAATCGCACGAAATTTGTCTGGCAGTTCCAGAAAAACTTTTGGGGTGATGTCAAAAAGTATTCTCACGCTCCTACGGATTGGCGCGGTCATCGTGACGAGTTGGTTAGCGAAGTGCTTGGTCTTGGCAAAGCTAAAGTCTCTTTCTCGTTGGAGATGATTCATCCCGACAAGTGCGAAGTTGTCTGCATGGATACTCATATGTTCCAAGCCTACTCGCTCGACCAAACCAAAGACGAAAAACATTACGATAACATCGAAGCCCATTGGATTTCAATGTGCCGTGCGTATGACGTTCCCTGCTACATTGCGCGTTGCCTTTACTGGGATGCGATTCAAGACAAGCAGGATTCGCGCTACTGGTCGTATGTTTTTGAAGAATAATCCTTGCAATCCATTTCAAAATCCAATACATTAAGAACATGAACAAAACCACTACCATCATCACCCGCCGTTCACCCTTCACCCAAAAAGTTAACAGGATGGAGATTCCTCTCTCCCATTCGGAGTTTGAGAAGAGGACAATTCTTTGGCAGTCTGGGATGCTCATTCAAGATGCGTTCCCCATGCTGTCCGCTGATGAGCGCGAGTTCATCAAAACTGGTATCACTCCCGAAGAGTGGGAACAGATGTTTGGAGAAGACTAATATAGAAAGGAGGAAAATATAATGAAACTAATCGAAGGTGCTATTTATAACTACAAAGGGGAAGCTGTTCGTTTCCGTAAACAGATTGGCGTTGTTGCTTTCTTGTCGCGTCGTAAGCGAGGTTCGTTTGTTGGACGAACTGATTTGCTCAAGAAGGCAAATAAAAAGCAGGTCGATAAATTCCTCAAATAAGCGTAAAGCTCTCGTAATCATGGGGTTACGAGGGCGCGCCCCGCCGCGCTGCGTAAGTCGTTGGAAATCAACCACTTGCGCATTTGTCCTTTCAGGAACCGTGCCAATTCCCAGAAAAATATTTTCAATCAAATTGCAAAAAAAGGTTTGCTCGCTCATACAAAAACACTTATTCTTATGAAGTATGAGAAACCTAAACCTAACACTGCACTGCGGCGGTCACGCCGTGGAATCCACCCAAGTTCAGCAAACTCCCACTCCCGCACCCACGGATTCGTGGATGCCCATCCCGCACTTCGCGCTCATCGAGCGTCTGCGCGAGATCGTCGGTAGTGCTGGCTTGACCATCACGCAAGAGGCGCACGCCCTTGCTCGCAACGGCCTTCGCTACTTCGGATTGTTCCAAGTGGCGGGAATCCCCAACTTCTCACAGGAGTCCAACATCGGGACTGTGATCGGCTTGCGCAACTCGCACGACAAGTCGTTTCCCGCTGGCATCAACGCTGGTTCCGCGCCTTTCGTGTGCGACAACCTCGCGTTTCACAACGAGATCAAAATCGCTCGTCGTCACACCAAGTTCATCATGCGCGACCTTCCTTCGCTCCTTTCGGGCGCATTCGGAAAGTTGCTCAACACTTGGGGCAACAACGCCAAGCGTATCGAGGCTTACCAGTCTTGCGCGCTCAAGGACGTTCAAGCGCACGACCTCATCGCCAAGGCTTACCGCTGTGGCGCAGTGAGCAAGACCGCTCTGGCGGACGTTCTCGACCAGTGGCACAACCCCGAACACGCCGAGTGGTCGGAGCAGAAGAACCTCTGGGGTCTTCACAACTCCTTCACCAACGTCATGCGCGGAAACGTGCTCGCGTTGCCCAAGCGTAGCGATGCGCTCCACGGACTTCTCGACCCTATCGCAGGCGTGGCGCTGGCGAGGGCAGAAGACGCCGAGGCCATCACGGTCTAAATTCTGAGACGCACAAAAGGGCTTGGCAGGGCAACCTGTCAAGTCTTTTTTTTGCAAAAATTCATTGTTGTGTAAGTCATTGAATATCAAGCACTTGCGCCGCCGCGCCCAGCTGCCCAGCGTAAGTCTTTGATTGTCAAGGGTTTACATTTTAATGCAAAAAATATCTTGACCGCACACGCAAAAGACTTTATTGTCATTATATCACCACATGAAACTATCAGAAATTCAAGCCATTGCAAACCTCACAGCAAAATTCCTCGGACTCCCAATCAAACCCAAGGCCGAAATTACTACCAATAAACGAGGCCGCGCCTACACCACGCAGGGCCGCTTCAATATTCCAGAGTGGGCCTTCAAGCACGGAGAAAAGTTTGTCATATACTATGTTGTGCATGAAGTCTGCCACTTTTACGGAGGAACATTAGATCACGGCAAACTCTTTTGTCAAGTCGAAGACCGCGCATTAAAATTTTGGGGGCTTTACATTCAACGCAAAAAAGTTTATCCTAATCCACAATCAATCTACAAACTATGAGCAAAAATACCTGCCCTGCTGATTACGATGGCGAAATGCTTGTTATCGGTGGCTATGTAAAATACGATGGAAAGACTTGGGAAGTCCTTGACTACGAAGATTCCGAACAGCCATACTTTGATGATAACTACACGGAACATAGTATTCTTTTATTGGCTTGCCGCTCGCAAGAGGAAGACAATATTTGGATACCAGATTATGAGGTAGAGCAAACTGAATATCAGCAATTGTGTTTTGAACTATGAAAAATATCGTTCTATTTGTCGCTCTACCTATCACTATTTGTGTCTGGTCGTTCACTATTTATGGAGTAATTAAATTTTTGGGGTGGTAGCTCAATGGTTAGAGCGTGCGGCTCATAATCGCTTGGTTGTCGGTTCGAATCCGACCCGCCCCACATCTATTTGAAAATCAAGCACTTACAGATGAGTGCCCCGCCGCGCCGCGTAAGTCGTTGATATTCAATGGCTTACAAAAACACTTGACACCAATCGCAACCTGTGATACATTTAGAGGATGAACACTACTATTGCATCCTGTCGTGAACAAATCCAAGAGGACTTGATTTGCTTGCTTGAAGCTGCGAATAATCTTGGCCTCAAAGAACATCTTGAAGAAGTCACTACGCTGGCCTGTAAAATTGTGGTTGACAACTTCAAAAAACTTGAGAAGATAAGCTAATGAACGACTACAAACTACCCAAAGACGCCTACTCTGCTGCTCGCTATGACGAGTTACACTTTGCTGTTGCCCACTATGGCACAGCCATGCACCGAAACCTTTGGGACTTGCTTGTTGACGCTGGCTTGAGCAAGCGACAAATCTTTTCCCAATACATGAAGGTTCTTCGTGTGACTACGGCTGTAAATAAAGACATTCTCTATTGTGTAGGGACTGGTAATTTTTCAATCAAACCTGTTGACAAAAAGAGCAAAACCCTATAATATCAAAAATGATGAAAACGCTAAACGCACTAATCAAAACCGACGAGTCCATCACCGCAGTTCTTGATGGAGTTCCCAAGACGATGAGTTGTAACCATCCGTCTTTCACCGAGGCGATCACTTGCCTCGCTACTGGAGACTACGAAACCCTCGACACCCTGTTCGATGTTTCCGAGTCTATCACCCGCAAGTTTAATGCCGATAATGTCGGCGGTGTGGAGATCACCGATGGCGTGATCTACTACCAAGGTGAACCTGTCCACAACTATGTCGTTGATCGTATCTTCGACTTCATGGACGAGGGCTTGCCGTTTGAGCCGCTTGCCAAGTTCCTTAACAAACTCATGGCGAATCCTTCTCGCCGTGCGGTTGAGGAATTGTATAAGTTCCTTGAACACAAGCATCTTCCGATCTGTCAAGATGGCGACTTCCTTGCCTACAAGAGTGTTCGTCAAGACTACATGGATCACCATAGCGGCAAGTTCTTCAATGGTGTTGGTGAGGTCTTGGAAATGCCCCGCAACGCTGTCTGTGACGATGCCGATGTGGGTTGCTCCTATGGCTTCCATGCTGGTAGCCATGCGTATGCCAGCACTTTTGGTGGCGGCGACTCTCGCCTTGTGATCGTCAAGATCAATCCTGCCGATGTTGTGTCGGTTCCGAAAGATTGCGACTGCCAGAAGTTGCGGACTGCTCGCTACGAGGTTGTCAAAGACTTCGATGGAGTCTATAAGAAACCTCTCAACACGGAGTTCAATTCCTACGATGAGGACTACGATGACGAGGGCTACGAAGATGAAGATTATGGTTGCACGGATAAAAATTGCAACTATCATAATGTGAGGGATAGCAAGGGTCGCTTCATGCGGAAGCGGTAGTCGGTGGTGCGACAAAAGGGGGTGGGGCTTGTGGTGGGCCTCACCCCCAACTTTTTGCTCTTGTCTTGTTTGTTGTAAGTGGTTAATACTCAAGCACTTGCAATCGCGCGCCCCGCCGCGCCGCGTAAGTCGTTGGCGTTCAACGTGTTATGATTTTGTGAAAAAAATCGCTTGCCATCCCACTCAAATACCACTATTCTGATTACTCAACCTACTACTACAATGATCGTTACACAATCCAAAGCTAATGTCGTCACGCAAGGTGTTCAAGGTGCTGTTTCTTTCGGCATCAAACAAGAAGGTCTTGCCCACATCTTCAACGTCCTCCGCAATCAGTTGTATTCGGACAAGATTCTTGCAGTCTTGCGCGAGTATTCCTGTAACGCTGTTGACTCTCACACCGAAGCTGGTCACAATCGTCCGATTGAGGTTACGCTTCCTTCTCGTCTGTCTCTGGAACTCAAGATTCGTGACTACGGCATCGGCCTTTCCGAAACTGACATCCAAGAGATTTATGCTTTCTATGGTGAATCAACGAAGCGTAAGAGCAACTCCCTCATCGGGCAGTTAGGTCTTGGCAGTAAGTCCGCTTTTGCCTATGGTGACAACTTTGTCATCAATAGCTACTACAACGGCGTCAAGACTATCTACAACGCTTACATTGATCCCTCGCAGATCGGTCAAATCGCTAAACTCGCATCCGCTCCGACTAACGAAGCGAATGGTGTTGAAATTGTGATTCCGGTAAAACCCGCCGACTGCGAAACTTTCGTCTCGACTGCTCGTAGCTTGTTCGCCTTCTTCAAGGTCAAGCCTATCGTGCGCGGTGCTGCCAACTTCACTTACGAAGAAAAGCCCTCCATTTATAGTGGCGCGGATTGGCGCATCTTCAAGGCAGATCGTAACTCCTATGGTCGTAACTGCGTTGCTGTCATGGGCAATATCGGCTACACCATTTCCTCGTCTGCTCTCAAGCTCGATGAGAACAATGATGCCGAAGCAACGATTGAGCGTCTGCTCAACAACTGCGACATTCAACTCGACGTTCCGATTGGCGAACTCGACATCGCTGCCTCGCGTGAAGGTTTGCAATACACGGATCGCACCATTGACAATATCAAAAAGCGCATCCTTGTCATTCGTGACTTCCTCGTTGCTGACATTACCAAGCAACTCAAAGGCGCACAAAGTCTGTGGTCGTTCAAGCGTATGCTTGGTGAAATGCACAACTTCAATAGTCCCTACTATGTTGTGTGTAACGCTATGCGCGGCAAAAATGGTTACGATTACAACGGCAAAGCCATCAAAGATTATACGATCAACTTTGGCAACTCGCGTGGATTCAAACTCTACACGCCGCGCAAGGGTTATCTGAATGGTTCTTACATTGTCAAAGGCAGTAAGAATGAGGACATGACTCATCTGATTAGCCTCGACGGAGGTATGGTCATCGTGGAGAACACGAAGAAGATCAAGACGCAGATCGTCAATCACATCTTCCCCATGCTTCAGAATGATGGCAAGGTGATCGTGTTTGAGCCGCTTAATGCTGCTGATCGTAAGAAGCAGATGGACGCTCTTGGTCTTGTTGACTCTGACATCGTTGACATGGCAACCTTGCCCAAGGTGTTGCTGCCTCGCGCAACTCGTCGTGCGAACAACAATGCCCTCATGGTCAATCGTAGCAAACACACCAGCAAAGTGTTTTCGATTGATCCCAATGCCAAAAGCCTTTCATCCTATCACAAGGTCAAAAGTGACTACTGGATGGAAGATGATCTCGACCTGTCCTCGCTCGACCCGAAGAAATACTGCTACGTTGAGATTGAGCGGTTCATGGGTAAGATCGACGGACATGAAATCAGCCCGACAAGTCTAATGTCTTGCTGTGCCAAGATTGAAACTCTTGCCAAACTTACCAAAGCTAAAGGTATCGTTGCTCCTATCATCGTCGGTATCAAAGGTGGTGGCACTACGCTTAACAAAGCCAAGATGAGCAAACTCATGGACTTCAAAACTTTCTTCACCAATGCGTTGAAAGAAGTCGAAGCTCAAGCCAATGTCGGTGAGATTCTTTATGCTGAAGAAATCTATCAGAAGTTTGCTGGTAAGAACCAATGCTTGCGCGGTGAGGTTCGCAAACTGGTCAACGCGACCAATGCGCCGAACACGCATCGTGTCTTGGAAGAAGTCTTGGCTTTGTCTGCGGAGAAAGACAATGCAACGATCAAGACTTGCATCGAAAGCATCTGCGGACACATCGGGGTTCCTTCAAAGAATGTCCGTTCCAAACGTAGTGCCAAACTCGATGCTATGGAAGTCAAGGCGACCAAACTTGCCCACTCCATGCGCCTGTTGCAAGCGATTGACCAGTATAATCTCCAGACCTATCGTGATGGTCACAAAGAGCATCGTGAGGCTTGCGTGGATTATATTCAGACCCGCGACCATCTGCTCGCGGGAGTATAATTGTTAGTGGTGTAGTGGTGGGTGCGGGGCGTGCCGAGTGGTGCGCCCCGCATTTTTTTTAGATTAAAATGTATCCCCTTGAAAATCAACGACTTACAACGCGGCGGCGGGCGCGCTCGCGTAAGTCCTTCATAATCAACAACTTACGAATAAAATAGATTAAAAATGTAATATATAATAACTCATTATTATTAATACTATGATAGGTCTACTTTCTTATATCTTATTCTTGACATTAGTCTATATTGGTGTATTATATCTAATGGGAAAGTCCTCGTAGTGAAGCGGTTATCACAGTTCCCTTTCACGGAACTATCACGGGTTCGAATCCCGTCGAGGATGCATATTGCTATTTGGCTAGTGGCTATTTCGCAAATATGGTGTTCACAAATATGGGTAGATGGCTGAGTTGGTCTAAGGCGCTCGACTTGAAATCGAGAGTGGGGGAAACTTCACCGTGGGTTCGAATCCTACTCTACCCGCCATTTCTTCTGTATAAACTAAAACTGGCGACCCCTTTCGAGATCGCCAGCTTAGATATGCAATAATAAACAAAAATAGAGTTTTTTTAACCCCAGCAACAGTATCCACTCTGTCACTTTTTATATATTAAGCTTATTTGTTCTTCATGTCAACGGTTTATTTACCACCAGCTAGTGCTAATATTACAAGTATTAATACAGCTAATAGTATACAAAATTTACCACTATTATCTTTTTCGATCATTTGTTTGCGAACTCCAGCAATTCCTTCCTTATTTGGAGACGACGCGTTGCACCGATTGGAGATTCATCACTCTGCAGATCAGAGAAGTATTCTTTAATTAATACTTTCAATTTATCAATGTGATATTTATACGAATCAGTAAGATCTTTGACAGCACTCTCTATTTCATCAACTTGGTCAATGGACCGTATAAGAGATTCGGTTGCGTATTCGATAGGGTCTTTTTTCATATTTATTTAGCTAACAATCCAACCAGATAAATGAACAGTAATCCTGTTACGATTATAATTAGGGCCAAGTATTTGTTTGTTTTGGGTTTCATATTATTGAATGAATTTAGCAACGAATACAAGAAATAGTCCGAATGCAAATCCCCATTTTAAAGCTCTGTTGTTTTCTGTGTCCATGATTTGTAATTTTTATAGGTTGTTTCATATGTTAGTAGGTATGGGTGTGTTTGTCAAGTTATGGGTTTAGAGATCTTCCTCCTCCAGAAGGAATTCAGGAATGTCCGCCTCTGCGGCATCAGGAGCGTCTACGATATCAATGGCATCGAAAAGCTCATCATACTTTGCCATGTTCATGATATCTTCGTAGAAGCATTCCTTTGCGCGTTGTTCCATTTGGTCATCTCCAGAACGGATAACATATCCTAGATCTATTACTAGTCGTTTGTATTTGCTCATAAAATATTATACCATGTTTCGGGCTTCGAAGCCAGTGAATTCACGATAGAATTGCCGCGCCTCACTCCAGTCTTCTTCATCTCCATCAGAGGAGAAAGAAAAAACTTCTGGACTGAAAAAGCTAGCGAATGTCAGCAACGCAAACGAAACCAAAAAATCATACGGTTTCCTTGCCGTCTTGCAAAAGTCGCGGCCACTTCCACCCCTGTTAAACCAGTGAATCGAAAACGTTTCATGACTCAGACCTTCCTTGTCATTGCCATTAAACCAGATTTCAGTCTCGTTGAAGACAGGTTTTCCAGCGCCCAATCCTCCACGAATTTTAATGTCTTTACGTTGATTACGAATCCACAAGTAGCAACGGCGAATTTGTCTAGAGGCTTCAAGAAACTTTTCGCGCAACTCTTCAGTGTCTTCAATTTTGTCTGGATTATAGGTCCAGTAATGTGTATATCCCATATTATTTTTTCCTTTCGATTAGTTCACCTATCAGAAACATTCCCATAAACAGGGAATACATAATCATAATTAATATTGAAATGAATCTATGCATGGATATCACAGTATTTTACTTCAAGTTTCTCAAACTGTCTACACAATTCTTGGGCGGTCTCACTTTCGCCACCTGAATACTCTTCGGCCAGATAGAGTGCTTCGCCAGCAATCTCCATAGCCTTATCTAATAGTTTAATAATTTCGTTCTTATTCATTTGGGTATTGTTCTACTTTGATTTTGTTGTTATGATATTTACCTAACACTTTGACGAACTCTTCATAGCTCATGCCGAGATCCGCCTCGATGTGATCGTCCCATGATGCAAACAAATAGCACAGGGCATAATCGATCACAAAATTTAGTTTTTTATCAGATATTTTCATCTGACCATTCCTCCTCTTCATCAATCATTAGATCTTTTTTTAGATGTTCGGGCGCATCGGTGCGCGGCGAATAGCAGTTGTCCTCATAAGTTCCGTCTGGGTTAAACAAAGTTTCTCCACAGAAATCAACGCCAGGCTCATCATACATTAACCGCAACGGTTTTTTAATTTGTTTAGCAAGGGCAGCAATAACCGGAACAGGAGGAGCCCATGCCGTATTAAACGAAATTCCGTCTTCGGTAACGTTACCATCGTAGGAACTCCACTTGGTTCCCCAGTTTTCTACGCACCAGTCATACCAGTTTGGTTTGTCTGCAGGCGCTTCGGTTCCCTTGAGTTCGGGAGGCATGGGAAGGATCTTTTCGAAATCAAGAAACACTTCAGGCAAAGAGCTGTAAGCGCGCTTTGCGGTAGAAAAGTAATCCGAGATTAGTGAAACGTCTCCGTCTGGAGCCTCTAGGTAGTTGTAACAGTCATTAGGCATAAGACCACCAATATACTACAACCTGCAGAATTTGTCAAGTGGCGTAAAGAGTTTTCCCAGAAATAAATAACAAAATTGATTTTTCTTTCATTTTAGCTTCGACCTCTACATCGTATGGAGTTACCGGCATGGCATCCACATAGTCGCTATGCGCTGGATCAGTTGTTGACTTACGACCCTCGCTATAGTGCTGGACAGGATCATTATTTGGCCAAGTCGAAGCAGCTAATTGAACAGCATCTTGAACTGATACATCTTTATCAGGATTCAAGTTGTAATGATGATAATCAAATGTTATTGGCGTATTTGGGAAGTGCGTATTAATATTTTTTGGCGTCCAATAATTCGCCTGCTCGTTCTCAAAGACTAATCTATTAATTACACTTGGAGAAAGTCGGGATAAAGAATTATATACATCATCTACTATTTTTTCTGCACTCTTGCCATTACTCAAGTGTATGTTAATCGGACAAGAATAATTTTGTGGTAATCCAATAAGATCAAGCAGCTGACCATGGTATTCAAGATTCTTGATTGAATTATTTCGCGTATCTTCATTCGCAGATCCAATGCTAACGAATTGCCCAGGGTGTATTGTGAAACGCCCACGACGCTCAAGATATTCTTGAACCATCTTACGCACAGGACCAAGCACACCATAATTTTTAATGTTATTACGCCAATCTTCCCAAAGATATCCCCACTCTTCATGATCAGCAAAAGGAACAAGATCGCTACTAATACGATACAGCCATATATTATTTTGAATGTTCCAATTGATTATTTTATAAAGCAACGTGAAATTGTGTTCGACTATCTCGCGCCACTTGGCCTCAACATCCTCGCGCTTGTTACGATTCGCCCACGCGAGCGTCATTGTCCTGAACTTTTCGCCAATCGTTAGATTGATACAGCAATATCCAATACGATGCATTCCAATAGTCTACCTATATTTGCCAAAAGTGTCAAGGCAAGTATTTATATATATAAATACCGTACAGATCGATATCTAATTATCAATTATTTGGCGTTGTATATTTCGCTTATTTGGATTCCTATATTTCGCTTAGTATATTTAGCTTATTTACATTCGCTTATTTCGCAAATTATAGTTCACAAATAATAAAAGTTATTTAAAATTATCTGGAGTAATAATATTGGATCCCTCTTCTTCGCCCACATTACCACCTTCAATACTCTTTGCAATCTCAGCTTTTAGTTCGTCATATTTTTCTTGAGTAATGACTGGCCAATGCTCTGCAGGAAAAGTTGATTCATAATAGTGACGAATAGCATCTTTATTTTGCTCGTCTTCAGTCCTATTTTCAAGAAATTCTTGTGCTTTTACCCTGGCCATATCTTCGTTTTCAGCCTCTACTTCGATGATATTTGAGAAAATGCTGCTCACTTTTACAACGTATTTATTCATAAGAGCCTATTATAACAGTATTAATACATATGTCAAATATTATTTATTTAGCCCGGATTATTTCGCAAATTCTTGTTCGCTTATTTTGATAATCCGTTCTCACAAATTCGTGGCATTATTATTTTAAATTAATTTTTATTCTGTAAACAAAACACACTATTTATTTATCTAAAATGTGTAATAATTATTAATGAATACAATTTTTAATGTTGATAACCAAATTGATCGCGTGATTGACCGCCAGCTGGATAGAACTGATATGGAATTTACAGCAATTACGAAAAGAAGCCGAGTGTTTGTTATACCATATACTGGACCAGTCTATGCGCCGCTTCCAATAGTTGGATTGCCAAATATTACCCTTGCTACAACAGAGGTTGTGCAAGTAAGTAATTATTCATTATTAAATGGTACTTACACAAAAGGTTATGATATTGATCTTGGTTATTATTTTATTCGTGATGATGGACAATACTATTTTTGGTGGAATAGCGGGCTTGGTGGTACTCAAGCAGTTTGGCAAATGGAATCACTATCAACTTATGAAATAGTTGCTGAAGTATCACAACCAAATAATGGTGATATTATTCCAGCTGAAGGATGGTATATACCAGGGGCAGTAGCGCAACCAATTCCATTACAAATTACATTTCTCGGATAAATTTTAATAATAATTAATTTTTATTTATTATTATAGATTATTGCTTATTTAGCAGGATCTCGTTCCTTTATTTCCGATCTTGTTATTCCCTAATATAGGAATCTATTATCGAAATGGATTCGGTTCATCAGGCCCAACAATAACTGGCTGAGACCAACCAGGCGGTGGCCATCCAGGTGGGCCTCCAATTGGCAACGAGTAATCGGGACAACAACTTCTGCCATTTTCCATAGTACAATAACCATTTTCTGACCAATTAATAGTCTCGGTTTCATCGTATGTATAAGTATAAACACACCCGTCTGAATACATTGTGCAGCTCCAACTATAAGTAATTAGCTGTTGATAGTGATACACATTCATTTTGCCTGGACAACTCACATTAGTCTGCCATCCAGTATCAACATATTCGCATGTAAAATCGCTCATGCAATCTTGTTGTGTTGTATTAACAAGCTCTTTTGGCCCCTTCGTGGTATTTGTAAGAACACAATCAACGTTCATAGCTATAAATTACATTTAATAGTAAAAATTTTCATTATTTCCGCTTTTGCATTTCGCATATATACTAGTATAACATAGTAAAAATACCCACCTATAATTTTAATTCATTTTAATTATAGCTGGTATAATTTTAATTAGTTTTAATTAGTTTTTATTATTTTCTGGTCTTGATTTCGGTTATAGATTGTGGTAGTAGTAATAGAAGACAGGGGAAAATATATTTATTGATTAAAATAATTACACTGTTATTTTATTATTTATAAAAAGGAATCCTCTAATCATTATATTTAATTCATTTTAATTATTCCTTATTCCTTATTTCTATCTATGTTATTAGCGTATAGAAAAGATCTATTAACAGAGTAAAGTGGTGTTATGTGGGTGGTGGTTTAGGTGGTTTAGGGTGTGTTGTTGTGGGGAGGTGTGGGTAAGAGTGGGGCGTAAATAAAAGAAAGCCGTTCTTAACCATATAAAACCCTCTTTTATATACTATAGGGGGTGTTCAGTAAGCAATAGAAAGATTATTTAAAAAAATAATAATTCTTTTTGTTACTGTGAATAACCATTGTAATATATAAGGATATGAGAAGGGACGCCACAATGAAGTTACTGAGGGAAGTCTGTAAGGAATACAGGGTGAGGGTTCGTTTTGTTAAATTGCCAGGGCTTGATGGTGAGTGTTCACATGATGGCAAGGTTATATTTATAAATAAAAATCGTTCATGTGCAGTCATGGCATCGGCTGTGTTTCATGAACTTGGTCACGCATATTGTATTCGTAATGGTATTTGGAGATTATTTCATAAGAGCATAACTTATCCTCCTATGAAGTCTTTTATCATCGAAAATTGGGTTGAATGGTGGGCCAAACGCGAATGGGACGCCCAAGGTATGCGCCGATTATTTGGTCACTACAAGTTTGTTTATTTAAAGCGCGACAAAAAACAACTGATCAAATGGATAAAAAAAGTCTATTGAGATTCGTTTAAAATCTCTTTTAACCTATCGATTATTTTGTTTATACTATCTATCTCAATTTCTTTCTCTCTATCATCAATATGGCTCATTTGCTTGGTGCGCTCAATATCGTCATGTAGCATGGCAAGATAGTCAAGATATTCCTGTTTCTTTTCTGGACTCATATAGTATTAAAAATTAAATTTTATTAAAGAACCGCGCTGTAGTATTGTTCTCATCTTGCCCATGATCTACGAGCAATACTTCAATTCCAGCCATAGTCAGTAAGGTGCAAGTCTCTACATGATCATCAATATGTAGTGAACTATTTAACTTTTTAATAAATTCTGTTTTTGTCTTTCCTTCTGTGCATACCACGCTTTTAATTTTAATCCCATGGCCTTTACAAAAATTGAGAACTTCTTGTTTGTTTGAATGATTACGGAATGTTACGATATGAACTTCATAACCTTCATCAATTTTAGATTTGACAAAGTTAATAACACGAAGAATAGGACTCAATGAAGTTCCGTCCCAAGCAGTAAAAACTGTTGCGGCAAGCGTATCATCAAAATCAACTGTTAATACTTTATTCATCCCACAAGAATACTACATTTTCATACTTACTCAAGTTATATTCAAGGCCACTTTTAATTACAAGCTCCCATATCTTGTAACGATTAGCCAACCCACCACCAAGCTGTGAAACGTAGAATGTTTTATTTTTATCCTTTTTAATATCATTCTCAAGATACATGAGTTCGCGCTTGAAGACATCTCGGTATTCGTGAACGCCATAAAAAGAATCACTATCATTGCTTGGATATTTTTTAGTAATAAATCCATAGGCTTGAGGGTGGTCACGCAAAATGGCCGCGCCTCCATAACCCTTATGAACAAGATTGTCACCAAAAACAAAGACGGCACTCTCATTCTCATTGAGAAACTCTCTTGTCATTATAAAATTATCGTATTTTGCCATAGTTTATCCCATTCCGTAATTAATTGTTCCCTTAAATTGTTCGGGCTTGTCTTCCAATTCAACCCAAGAATTGGTATCGTGATCGGCTACAAACCAAGTTTCAGCCCCGAAACTCATCGCATAAATGCCAGATTCAAATTTCTCTATGACTAAATATTTAAATAGCCCACCTTCATCTAATCCATTGATACCATACTTATTTATTTGATTTAATGCGTCTTGATATGAATAGAAATAGCCTACACAGCGACAATGGCCGCGCTCTGGAACTGCTGTTACTGTGTAGATCAAACCGCTCATTCTTTATATTTTTTCTTTACCAACTCCTTGAGCTTTGATAGCATTTTTAAAATTTCTTCATTTGTTTTGCGATTATCATAGAACCTGTCGAGGCACTCATCGGTCAACTGGTCAATCTTTTCAATCACATCTTTCATCCAAACAGAATAAGGAATGTAATCTTTTACTTTTTTATTTTTTTGTTTTTCGGCGGTCATATTAATCTTTATAATTTCTATTAATGATTTTAAAACTCAATGGGCGACCATTGCCAGCACTATGATATTCCAATGGGCGCACAACGATACCTTCGGCTGGCTCACCACTTGGTAAAATCTGTTTGTCAGCCAAATCTTGAAGATAATCAGCAGTAATTTTAGTTTCGGTAGTATCAAAATTCTCAACGTGTCGCACATATTTACAGCCAAAAGTATTACGGCATTCAAAAACCATTTCAATATAAGGGTAAAAAGCATTTTCATAGCTTATTTGAAACACATAAAGTTCTGGTTCGATCAGCTTGAGTTGATTGCCTTGAATTCCTGGCCCCATCAACTCGCCTTGAATAACATAGCGGCCACGAACACACTTGCTCAAATCAAGTTTACGAGCGGCTTTCCAAAAACTATTTTCTTCGGTTTCTTTTAAAGCCAGACGGCGACTGCAAACATATTTGATTTCACGATCTTGTATAATGATAGTGCAGGAACTACCATCAAGCTTTTCGGTAACAGTAATCCATTTGCTTTTGAGAACCTCATCCATTAATTCTGGATTTGAAAGTCCATTATCTTCATCAGTTTGGGCGCAAAGATAGGTTGGAAATCCACCCAATACTTCACCGGATAATTGAGCGGGGATTTCTTTTTCGTACTTTTTAATACCAAGTGCGCCACTAACATCAGCGCCTTCATGCCAGCCTTGAACATTTTCTGGCAGAACAGAAAGCGGAAGAACAAGACCTTGAGAATAAAAAGCACGAAGTTTTGCAGTTTTTAAACGAATAGGGGATTCTGGATTTTTTTTATCAGCAAGAAATTCACTCCAAGGAGCTTTGGGTAGTATAGTGTCAATTACAACAAAGACAACTTTATCACCTTTCTTAAACTCGTCACGTTTTGTAATGACTTGCCAGCCAAGAACTTTGACAATATCCAACTTGTCCGCATTGGGATGATGAATACGATCAGTTATAGTCTCTATTGAAGCCAGCTTCATAATTGATCTACTAGCTTATCAAAATTTTCACCACTTCGCAAGTTTTTTAAATACAATTCTTTTATTTCTCGTAGATTTAATCGGCGCAATTTTTCATAGCGATCATGTCCAATTTTGTATTCATCGCGCTCTTGTTCTAATTTTTTATTCATCCTATCCAAATCTTCATTTGCAACAATGAGAACATGATTGTGAAGTTCAAGAGCACTAATTTTATCAAACAATTCTTGAATTTCTTTGCAAATCTTCTTAAAAGTTTCTGATTCTGTGGGCGGTTCTTCCTTTAGAGCCGTATCCAAAGGAACAGTTTTACCTTCTTCAATATCTTTTACGGCTTTATCAAAAGATTCTGGTATATTTTTATTCATAATTAAATCTCCCAAGTTGTCCAGCTTACAGTATCTCCACACTGATCGCAAGGTTCTTTATCATATTTGTGATCGTCGCACTCAAACATTTCAACAATATCTTGTAGGCCAATATCTTCTTTTTCAAAAGCTAACCAAATTTTTTCCATTAGATCATCCAATATTTCATATTGTTTGTCCTTGGAAAGATCGTCAATTGGCTCGCCGTCAACAGTGAAACCATATGCCGTGCAACCTTCTGTTTTGACAAATTTATGTTTCATGAATTATAGTTTTAACTTTATCATTATGTTGCAATCTTGCTAAATGTTTGGATGCTTCTTCCAATGTGCTAAAATCGGCAGGAAAATAATGACAACCAGCATCAACCCAAAATAGTCCAAACATTTTCCATTGAACTTGGAATCTTGGCCCATCGTAATATTGATACTCTTTAATTCTGTATTTCATTTCATTTCCTCCCCCGATTTTGAGCCGTGCTTGAACCCGTATCTGACGGCATCAGCAATTTTATGCAGCGCATGGAGCATATTGCCCCGCTGGCGCGATAGCTCCCAATAGTTCTCGTTGGAACTGGCCTTGAGCTTGGCGATCTCTCGGCGCGCCTCTTCAAGCTGCCGCCTGATCTCGGTGTTGGTCGCGCAGGTTTGTTGGAGTGCTGCTAAAGCATCGTTGAGCTTTCTTTCAACCTTCCGCGCATCCTCAATGGGCACGAATCCAGTTGGTCCATCGTAGTAAAGCTCTGCAGCGTCAATTTCGGGGGTGTCGCTCATTTGGAGTCTCCGATCTGTTTTTTCAATTCGTTCAAAGCTGTCATCGCGTTGAGATCGCCGCAGTAGTTTGGTCTATATCGCCAAATTCCCTTCCATTGGATGGCTTCTGCAATTGCATCGTTGATTTGTTCGTTGGTCATTTGCTTTCCTCCTTCAGCTGCTCCCAGTTGGCTAGTGCGGCTTTCCACATCCCATTGTAAAAAAGAACCGTGGCCTGCAGCCGCAAGGTGTACACCTTTGTCTGCACCGGATGCCTCAGGCTCACCAGGATGTAGTAATACACCACGAATTTCGCGAGAAGATCCCGGAGTTCCTTTGGCCCTTCGGCCACCTCTTGCTCGATGGCTTTTCGCATTCTCGCCGCCGCCTCGCTCTCATCCGAATGCACCCTCGGCATCGGGTATGACGACATGGCCTGCACCGCCAGCATGAGCCCATAAACCTCGTTATGGCACACCTGCCCGCCGCGAATCTCCTCGCCTAGAAGCAGCTTGTTGTACCGCGTGATGATCCTAGATACCTCGAGCTTAGCCACTGCCAGTTGCCTGTCGCGCTTAGCAGCGTAGACAGTCCACAGGCAAGGAACACACACGAGGAGCACCCCCGCCAGATACATCGCCGATGAAATTTCTACGTGCATAGTTCACAAACTTCTTTGTGTTTAATTCTGGCGTTTTCACACGCCTCTTTCCATTTGCTGTTTCCCTTGTATTTCCGAGCCGATATAGGCTTAAGAAAGTCAATGACAGTAGTTATGGTTTTTTTCAACATGCGGACATTTTTGGCATCTACATCGTTATCATACTTTTCTGTAAAGTATTGACGGGCATCTTTAATGTCTTCAAATCCAACTGTCTTGGTTCTAGCACAACTCTTGGAGTAATAGCGAACCAAATATATGTTTTCAGTTGTGTTTTGTTTGTCACTTTTGGTAGTTTTCATAAATTTGCTTGGATAGTTTGATTGCAAATGATTTATCTTACATTTCCAGAGGGTTTTCCTCTATGGTTTTCTCTTTTTGAAGCTCCTTGATTTCAAGGTAGTAGTCTTCGTTGCAAAAGACGCCATCTCCACAGTAATCATCTTGGTCAAAGTCTGCGGTTGAGCTATTGTTTGGGGTAAGGGTCACGATACTCCCAGCCTTCCACCAATCAGAGGAGCCTTGGTAGCGTTTCTTGATAGGAAGATCTACCGTTCGTTTATTGACATAGAGCGGACCTTTGGTCCAAGGCTCCCAAATGACGGAGTTGGGACCTGCCCTACCTACACGGTATTCTACGATGATGTTATTTTCTATTTCTTCAAGTTTCATTTATTTGATTTCTTTTGTAGGTTATTAATTCTCTTTAGCTATCAGCCTATAGGCTCTTGATGGTTTGCCAGATCATCCCTACTAGGGCGAAGGCATAGCCAAGCCAGACCATGGCCAGACTAAATTTTCCTTTTACAACCATCTCAATTCCAACGATGATGTAGATGATGCAAACTATAGCTAACAGGTAAGGACTCATTTTATACCATATCCCTCTCTGGCTTCATCAACCCATTGTCCAATTTTCTTGAGGGTTTTCTCATATTTAGATTGAGAAACAGCCTCGCAGTAAGACTCCATGAGCTCATCGAAAAGCTCAAAGATGTTGACATCTTTAAGGTCGATTTGATTCATGCCGATTTTAGTAACGAGGACTACTTGGTTTTTCTTTTTCATAGTGTTTATAGATTAAATGTTTTTGTTGGAAAGGTCAAGAAGTTTTTTCTCTTTCTTGAATAGCTTTTTGCCAAAGATCCCGAACCTTTTTAAAGGTTTTTTCTACTTCATCATCGGAAAAGGTTTTAGAATACAGCGGATATTCTTCGCTAGTAACGTAAGAATCAAGTGCATCGCAAATGATATCACAATCTCTTTCTGTGAGTTTATTTTTCATTGTTCTAAGTATATGGGAACTTTAAGGACAAAGCAAGAACTATTTTACCCTCTTCCATCTAAACCCAAAGAACAGGGTCATCATCCATCTATAGAAGATGTTAGGTGCTTTGGGTAAATTTATAGTAAGATAACTGTCATTACAAAAAGGATAAAGTTCCCAAGAGATAGGGGGATATTCTGTTAGTTTTATAAAAGATTCTCCTTGCCAGCGAGTAGGTACTTTCACATCTTGACAAATATCACACACTTGATTGCGACCTATAACATCAGCACAATCACATTTTGGCTTTTTAGATTTCATTTTCAAATATATTACCTATAATTTCAACGCTTTCAATAAAATCTGACAAATAAACATAATCATTCCCATTTGTATCTTTGAGTATATATGATGCTTCTTCATTAGACCATTCACACACCAAAGGAACTTTATAGGGAATTTTACTAAAAGATCTTTGTATTATGTCACCCTCATAAATCTCTTTGCCATTTTTGTCAAGCATTCCTGTGAATTGTTGAATAACATAATGTTCTGAACAATTTATAATTCCTGTATGTTTAAAATCTCCAATTAATTGACCATCTAATTGTAAATAGATTTTTTCTTCATAATCTCCATTTTTAGTTGGACTTGATGGGTACAACATTTCTTGATATGTTGGATTCCAAACTCTGAATTTAAGTTCTTTAGATTTCTTTTTCATCTTGTAATGTCCATTTTAGATCTTGTCTGAGATTTAGTTCTTCATCTGTATAATGCATGTCGATGAAGTGACATGCGTGTTCTGCTCTCATGTCAATATACTTGAGTAATAGTTCTAGTTGTTCTTTAGTCATAATTTAGGTACTCCTTGAGATAGAAGGAAATCATCTCCAAACTCTTCCCAATACTTTTTTGCTTTAGTCATAATACTATCAAGCACTTCTTTTTTATTTTGCTCTTTCATAGCCTCAATATCGTTTTTGAGTTTTCGATAAACTTCACCAATAGCAAATTTATTATCCTGAAGCATAAAGAGATCATCTTCAGTCATTCTATGACAAGCCCAAAGGTCTGTTTGCTTTGATGGGCAATAGTCTCTAACTCTTATTTCAACCAATGGACTCATTGTATTCATCCCTTTCAAATAGTTCTCTCCATCTCCATGGACCATAAGCTGACATTGACAGAAAGATACCTAATACCACCCACCACCCAGACCATCCCTGCCAACCATAAAGGTAAATAGAGCCTCCCAGAACTAAAGACTCCCAGAAGATAATATAGATCAAATATGTTAAGGCTCTCATTTTAAATATCCTTTCTTTTTTGCTATAGCAATCAATCTATTAGCATTTCTCTCATACCAATAAAAGTTAAACTCTGAAGGTTTTTTAGCAAAGAATTTTTGATCAAGCCTAGAACTCAGACCAAGCCATCTTTGAGGGAAGGCAAAGCTTTTTTCTAGTCTTGTTTTAAAAGATTTGATTCTGTTAAATATTTTCATGATAAAAAGTATAGCACACTAAAGTAAATTGCCCAAGTTAAAATCATTCCTAAGAATGATATAAAACTTAAAATTAAAAGAACAAAAGATTCATAAGTGCCTTTATTCGATTCCCGTAGCAAATAAGCCGAGACCACCAAGAACACTATGGATATTGGAATAACAATAGCAATTGAAGGTATTGTGATCATTGTATTAATGTTAACTCCCTTTTAACCATTTTACAAGTAAATAAATCCAAGAAATTAAAATAGCACCCCAAACAAAGAACATTTCAGGGTTTCTTTTATGAAATTCCCATTCAACTTTAAATAGATTTTTGTATTCTTTAAAGGTCATTTTCTTTTAATTTTTCAAAGTTTTCTAGGGCAGTCCTTTCTTTAGAGTATGACCCATCACTCTGAATCCTAAAGTCTGTATTGAGTTCTTTTAAAGCTTCTGCTAATTCTTCAGCACATTTGCGCCAGCTATCTAATTTTGTTCTAATTGTAAATACCTGCAAGTTAGTACAATTGTGACCTTCTGGACCATGACTTTCTAATTGCTCTTTTAGCTGATCTCTTTCTTCTTGAAGTTTATATACTTTATTCACCAAAGCAATATTAGACTTTGACAAGCTATTTACATCTGCTTGAAGTTTGGAAAAGTCTTTTACAATGTCAATATTTGATTTCATTTTGTCTTAAATTGAAATTTAGCATCACCATTTGCATCTGCTACCCATTCAGCGACTCCAGCCTTTACAGCTTGCGATTGCCATTGTGATCCATTTAGTGCGCCTCCAGCCACAAATCCAAAAAGAAAAATAAGGCCAGCCATTACAATTATTATTGGAAAATTTTCATTCATATTATTATACTTTTGCTGTTTTATCAGACCATCTACCCAATTTAAATTCGTAGCAGATGATATCCCAAATAACCATAGGAAGTCTCCAAAGTTTTCCATCTTTTAAATCTCTTCCTTCGGCTTCTGCACCACAATAATGAGGTTTAATAGTTAGATAATAGTTGCTGTTTTTTAGTTTGAATTTAGTTTTCATAAATATATATTATTCTTTATACCATTTCTTTTCAATTAATTTTTTAAATTCTTCGTTGCGCGCTTTCATTTTCTGATATTCTTCAAAATACCAGTCGCGCTGATCGGCAATATCATGCAGATCATTCATATTTAATTCAATTAATTTTTCAAGCATTTTATTCTGCCTACGACATTCGTTGAGCAAATCAATATGTGTTTGTAAGAGTGTTTTATTCATTAAACAAGAGTAGGATATATTAATTTAATTTTTTTGTCAAGGGAAAAAAGTGTATTCCATGTGTAAGTATATGCATGATCCTAGAACACGCAAAAACAGATGGTAGCAAAGAGTTATATATAAATAAAAAATTTAATAAATTAACAGTTTTAAAGTATACTTCTCCCCCAAAAGATACTAAAGATAAATTGGCTAAATATCATAAATGGGTATTATGCAAGTGCGATTGTGGCAATACCGTGGTTCATAGACTTTCTGGTTTAAAATCGGGCAAAACAAAATCTTGCGGTTGTTTAAAGTACTTAAAAGGAGAAAAATCTCCGTTCTTTACTGGATGCGGTGAAATATCTGGAAAATTTTTCTCACATATTAAAAGAACTGCTAATGGCGGAACAAACAAAAGAAAAAGAATTTGTAAAGATTTTGACATAAATGTAGAATTTTTATGGGATTTGTTTTTAAAACAAAATAAAAAATGTGCGATTACAAATGTTCCAATATGTTTTAGCAGTATTTTTGGAAAATTTTCTGATGGAACTGCATCTTTAGATAGAATTGATTCTAATAAAGGCTATACTGAAGATAATGTTCAATGGGTTCATAAGACAATTAATATGATGAAAAATAAATTGTCAATGAAAGAATTTATCCAATGGTGTGAATTGGTCTCAAAAAATAATTAAAAAGGATTCTTTGTTTCACTGTTATGATGGTCAAAAGCAATTGGATCAAGTTTATCAAATTTTGATTTGATTTCTCCGAAAGAAATTGGGAAAGGGCAACATTCTACCCCAACATCCATAATTTTGGCTTTGTATAGAACATTACCAAGTTCAGTCCCGTAAAGATTACCATGAGAGTGACTATGGATCATGTAGCTGCCTTTACCTTGACCGTTCCACGCCGCGAGCGCATAATGACTAGCGACAATCGGCTGTCCATTAACATAAGCCTCTAGATAATTTGGTACAAAAATAACTTCTTTTTTATACCCATTCAGATAAAGGGTATTATCTTTAACGCTTTCAAATGTTTGTTTCCAACCGCTCTGATGGTTCCCACTCATAACAAACACGCGCCAAAAATTAAGACGATTCATTAGCTTAACGAATTCTTCTTCGCCGCCATAACCGAACATAATATCACCAAGAAGAAAGCCAACAGTTTTTTCTGTTGCTTTACTATTCCAGTTACGAACAATACCTTCGTCGTGTTCGGCGGAAGATTCGTAGCCGCGCCGCTTCCAGATGGGAACTTCCCACTTTGGATTGTGCCTATAATGCAGACAGCCCCAAAAAAGAATCTCATGATTCTTGGCTTCAACACGAACTGGCTGATAGAATAGACCTTTCATTTTAAATATACATTCTTAATTTTCTGTATTGATCTTTTAATGGGTGTTCTCGATGTAATTTTCTTTTAGTAGAACGATGCCAACAAAAGCAAATTTTGCATTTATATGGCGAAATATTCTTTTGCCGCGCTTCTCTAGCGGTAAAATATCTACGCTTACTTGCGCAAACCAGTATATCTCTTTGTGTGAAGCTCATATGTTTTTGCTGCTTCTTTATAAATTTGACTATACTCTTTTCTTACGTCAATGTCAACACCTTTCCCAAACTGTGCCTCTTGGTACCCATATTGCAAATATGCTTGGATTTCATCATCAACGACTTTTTGGGCATAACCCATCTTCAAAACATTATCTTTAAAAGTGTTATAATATTTTTTCGGTAATCCATGAGTATATGTGTCCATTTGTTTTTTATAGTTTTTATTGGTATGATAGAGTGCATGGCATACCTCATGTTTAAATGTATCACCACTGGTATCTTTTGCACCAATAACATAAGCATCTTTACTTTCGTGCTTTAGCTTTGCCAAGATTTGGTCCATTACCTTATCGTAAGGACTTTCTGGTTTTGTTAGTTTATTGTAACAATCACGAATAGTTTTAAGTGGGATATTGAATCCAGACCAATCAGCGCCATAACTAAAGCCCCAATCGTTCTGTTCGTGATACCACTTCATGTAGTTCCAAATTGAAAAGTTTTTGCCACGAAATTTTTGGCTTGGACTCTCATAATATTCTTGCGCTCGGCAGAAAAGCATGGCACGATCATACTTATCTTTGACGATAACCGCAAAGATATTAGGAAGAACTTCTTTAATTTTATAGTTAATTTTCATTGATATTTCCAACTACCTCAATACTTTCTTCCATTATTTTATCAAGTATTTGGTGACCATCTTTACCAAAGTAGAACCCAGCAAGACGCTCATCGTAATAAACTTCACAATTTTTATATTCGATTATGTCCCTATCACTAAGATCTACAGTATAATCACAAGAAAAATTAATAAGGTCGCCTTCGTAAACCTCTACGCCATTCTTGTCAATGAGTCCTGTGAATTGTTGAGGAACGAGAGTATCATAATCACTTCCATCAAAAAGCTCATCTACAAGACCATCATAGCGATAATCATGAACAAAAGCTTTTCCAGCAGGACACCAGAAACGAAATTTAATCGTTCTCTTTTTCATTCTCTTTTTCATTCTCTTTATATCCAGCACCACAAATTTGTCCAGCAGAAATAGTTCCACCGTACTTTTCCATAATTTGGCGCATTTCATTTTGAATATCGAACATACACCAATTTTCAGTTAGGGTCAGGTCATATTCATATTTTGCCCATCCATCATCAAGAGTCATCTTGAAAACATGTGGCTCGCCAGATTTCAAATGCTTTTCTTTTTCAAATTCTTTCATAACGTAATCGCTTATTTCTTTTTTTCTTTTACGTAATTCTTTTATTTCCTCTTCGGTTAAATCGTATGGTAATTTTTTACTCATTATGATACCACCAAGAGCGAACTTCTGATTTTACAAAATCATTGTACTCAAGGCCAGCTTCAGCCAAAAATTCGTCAAATGAAATGGTATTATCGTCGCAATTAAAGATATAGTCAAGTAACCAATCTGCACCAGCCTCATCAAGACGAAGGTCTTTTACAAGCTTATTAAATTTATTATCAACAATATTATTAATCTCACGGATAAACTCGCGCTCCTTGTAAATAACATCTTCGGGATGGCGACCATCTTTGGTATAATGACTTTTGTTCATGTAGGAATATTAATAGGTTTTTATTTATCTGTCAAGCCCATTTCAAATTCATTTTGCTTGTTGAGACAGGAAACTAAGTATTCTGCATTTTCAAAAGTATTTCCAATGACTTCCATCTCTCCAAGCTTATCAAAGACAGTATGAAACCAAATAAATTTTAGCGTTGAAATATTCTCAAGTTTCCATAACATATAGCTACCATAACGAAAACGAACAAGATAATTTTCCCCATTATAATGGAGAATATCTCCAACATAAACGTCTTTTAAATTTTTATCAGTTACGCCAGTATGCTCTTGCGGGGCCGTAGCATTGATTCCTTTAAGCGGATACCCCTCATACATATCCCATGTATAAAGCGTTTTATCGTCACGATTAAAAGCACGAAAACGAATTAAATATCTTGTTTTATTCTGTTGCATTACTGCCTACCAGTTGAGGAAAAAAGAATTCCAAAAAGCATATACAGAAAAGCAGCATCAATCCAACCAATTTGTGGAAGTCCAAAAATTTGCGGAATGACAGCATTCCATAGCATAAAAACTGGAACAGCAACGATAAACGAAAAAATAATAATGATTGATACGCTAGTCAAAAAAGCCAGTGCCATTTGTTTTATATACTCAAGCATATGTCTCCTCTCCGCTAAAATAGTCTCTGGCCGCTTCAAGATAGCCTTCGCTGTCTAGGTATTGGCGCAGGGCTTGGAAATCATCGCCACTGAGCGCCCCTTTAACTCTGACTTCGATATCGTAACCATCGCTACCAACAGGACGAATACCCACATCAAAATGGCGACCTTTGAAAGTTAGTTTAGTATAGTATGTATTATTTTTTTTCATTTTAAATCCATTTATTCAGTCCAATAATTGTGCTGTGCAACCAATCGTTGCAAACTTTTTGAGCTTCTTTTAGGCTTGTCAAGTATGTTCCGTATGGAAGGATTGGTTGGTCGTCTCCAGTTCCATAATAAATGAATGCTTGGTATTTCGCTTTATCTACTTCTTCAATAGAAAACTGCCAACCAACCGATTTTATTTCGGCCATCCAAAAAGCAAAATCATCGTATTTTTTCTTTTTCCAAGTTAGTTTTTTCATAGTTGGTCGCTATAATGTCTGGCATTGAATCCACCAGTTTTTCTATATTCCTCATCTTCCTCTCCAATTTCAAACCAGTAATCGCAAAATTTATGAGCAGAATTAGAATATTCTTCCAATTCGGCTTCACTACCTAATACCGACAATGCTTCAATAGTTTCATCAGAGAGCCCATCAATATCATCAAGATCGAAAACTTTAATGTAGTTGAGAAAATCTTCTTCCGAGTTTCCTTCATATGGATAATTTTCGTGATTTCGAAAATCTTCTGGATCAAGATGTGTAACTGGACCAGCTAGGTAAGCTGTATATTTTTCACAACGTCTGACTTGGTATTTCATATAAATGTTTTTAAATTGGTAGCGAAGGTGGGACTCGAACCCACACGGTCTTTCGACCAACGGATTTTAAGTCCGTTGTGGCTGCCATTACACCACTTCGCCATATTGGGAAAGAGAAAAAATAGGGGGTCTTACGACCCCCATTGTGAATTAGGAAATACGGTAAACCTTGCTAGGCTTGCCTTTTCCAAGACCCTTGCGGGTTCCAACCTCACGAATACGCGAGTTGATATACTTCTTGATGTAGTTAGTCACATCATACTTCTCACAACCATTGAGCGTAGCGACATCAGTAACAGTCCACTCGCCTTCAGGCAGTTTGAGATCTAGGGACTTCTTAGGGCGCCCCCTTTGCCCTTTTACCTTTACGGTTTCTTCTTGTGTGTTCATAATTTCTACCATTTGACCATCTTGGATTTTAAAATTGCTACGACCAGTATAAACTACATTTGTAGTTGGCGCAAGAGAATAGCGGAAAGGTGACCACGAATCATTAGGTGTTTCACGCTTTTCGCCACGAACAAGCACCGAGCATTGACTATTACGAAGAACAACGAGATTCTTCATAGTATCTTTGATTGATGGGATCTCAAAACGATCTCCCTCGTTTAGGTTTTGCAGTTGTACTGTTTTCATTATGTTTATATATTAAAGACTTTTTTCACTAAATGCAAGCATTATTTTTCTAAATCTTGCATTTTCTTCAAGTATTCATTACCTTTTGTAGTAAGGCGACGACCCTTGGCCGCAATCTCGATAAGTCCAAGTCTCAAAAGGTATGTTTCATACTCATTCTGAATGGCAGACTTTTCAAGACCAGTAGCGGCTGAGAGTGCGGTCAGTGAGCGACCCTCGTAACCATCAAGCGCCCTCATGATTTGGAGTTCACCCTCTCCAACGCCGAGCGGGTTGATGCCAAGCAATTCACTCATCTTGCCCCAAGCATCCATATCAAAATCGCTGATTTTAGCGGCAGCACAATACTGCATGATATTTTCTTGAGCCATGCGAACACTGGCGCGAGGATTACCACGACAAGTTTTAGCAGCTTCGCTGAGAGCTTCGTCTTGAATATCAATATCACTAAGATTAATCTTAATAATATCTGCAAGATCATCTTGACTATAAGGCTCAAGCTGAATTGAGCGCAAACGATCTTTTAGCGGATTATTCATCGCTTGAGGATCGGTAGTTGCAAAGATAAAAGAAATCTTCTTGAAAGGAAATTCCAGAACGTAATCTTTATAATTGATATAGCCAATCATGTTCTTGTCAGGATTCAATGCGGTAAGCAAGGCTTCCTGAGCAATGGGATCGAGAGCGTGAGCCTCATCAAAGAAAAGGGTGCAATGGTCCTGCACATAAGGAATAAAAACATTTTCAATGAGATTATCCAGCTTGCGAACAGTGGCGCAGTTGACCTTGATCATGGGCTTGATTTTTCCACCAAGCTCTTTGACGCGCAAGTTTTTGGCAACCAGAGTTGCAAGCGCAGTTTTGCCAGAACCCTTACCGCCAATCACAAGCATATGGGGCAGGATTTGAGTTGATTGAAACGAGTTGATGTAAAAAGCCAACTGGCGCTTCACTTTATTCTGTCCCACGATGTCGGGGAAGAAACTATCTACGTATTCTTGGTTGATCATGTCCCTAGTATGGGATTTTTTTTGCTAAATGTCAAAGCAAATTTTAGAATTTCTCAATCTCTATAATTGGCTTGAGGCCAGAATCTTCTGAAGAATCTTTCTTCTTTTGGACATATTTTTCGTCAAAACTTTCGACTTTGACATCAGCGGTTACATGATTGGCAACAGCTTTGATCGTTGCGGTATCAGCTGAAATTTTTGATCCATCTAGACCGATCATTTCTGCATATCGCAGGGAAACAACCACATTCGCAGAAGGTTTCAAGATCCTGTTTAGCTCGGCAAGAGATACCTTACAGAAACTAACAGCGCCAACTTTTCTACCACGTTTTTTCATATATTTTTATTAGATTAAAATTTCAAGGAAGCTTTTTCCCGTTTCTTCGTCATTATTGATACCAGCCCCAAATGGAAACATAGTGTCTTCATCTACGTTAATACGAACTTGGGCATCATCGGGAAGCAAGTCGATGATATTTTTGATTTCTTTGATTGTCAGTACTTTCATTTTTATTATTCTGCTATATATTTATAAAATTGTCAAGAGGATTTTTTTATTGAAAATCAATGCCCATTTCTTGATTGAAGGAAACGATTCCAGAAAGTTCTTTTTTAAAATTTCTGTATACATATTTGGCGCACTCTTGTTCGCTTTTTCCAAGCCCCTTTTGAAACTGAATTCCGGAAAATATTGCGCCATCAAGTTCATCTATAGATATTGAGCTTGCCCAAATCGCACACCGCTCTAAATCTTTACTACTTATTTTCACGGTATTATTAATTACACTTTCAGGCATTTTCGTCGTATTCTTCTTCAGAAACTTCATCTATTGAGCATTCATCAAATCCATAAGCATCTATCAAGCCTTCTTCTACAGCCTGCTCGAACACTTCTTCATCGGATAGGTCATTTTTGCTATTAATATAAAATTCTTCTCCGCTTTCCGTAATTAATTTATAGTACTTCATTTATTAATTATGTCTTCAATAATTTGGTTTAAATCTCTTTTATCATTCTTTGTTATACAATAAAGTATAAAAATGCTAAAAACTATTACACCAACTATCATTAGTAATGAAATAAATTTATTCTAATTCTGAAGCATCTGTTTGGCCATCGCTATAGCCATCCATGTAATCAGCATCTTCTGATTTTGGATTATAAATATTATTTATACCATGATTATAACCATCATTATAACCATTCTGGTATGTTTTTGTCAATTCTGTTTCAAACATATTTTCGATTGTTGTGTTCATAAATTCATTCCCCTTTGTGGATTCTAATATGCCAGTCAATTCCTCCAATTTTATGGAAAAAAGACACTCCGCCAAATTGCTCTGGTATCTTTTCGTCTTTAAACTTTAATCTAACGTAGGATTTTTCTCCAATTTCGTTTTGGCAAATTTCCTCATATCCCCTTTTCCATACGCTAATTCCGTCAACAAAGTCCATTTCGGAAAAGCATTTGTCTTGCTCTATTAATCTATCTAAATTTAACTTCTCTTCGTTAGTCAATGGTAAATCCCCAACTTCACTATTGATCAGATTAAATGCGTTTATTGTAGTCATTTTTATATATTCTAAGTTGAATTGAAAATTTAGTCAATATTTTTTAAAAATCTTTAAGGCACTTCTTTACTTCATGCTCTATGATTTCACATAACTTTTCTTTTGATGGAATTTCGTTTAAACTATAATGGATCTTTACAGCCTTTAAAAATTCATCAGTTAATTCAATATTGAATTTTACAGATCCATCAGATGCAATATATGGATTGCAAAAAATTTTAAAATATTCTGGAAACCTATTCGAATATTTTTCTGGCAAAATCTCTGCAAAATCGCTTTGTTTATTTTCCGAATTGTTTGGAAAATTTTCTGGATTTTCTCCAATATAAAAATCTTCCATTAAAGGGATATCTTGATGCTTCATTTTAATGGTTTTTTTCTTTTAACAGTATCTTTTTTTAATTTGCGCTTTTTATTTGGTAGAGTTTTTTTAATTTTAAAATCTGGAACCGTATTGTAAATTTCATTTTTATTCATAGCAACCATTTTCCAGTATTCTTTTTGTAGAAGATCAAAATTTATAATAGATGCCTGTTTAATATAAAGATCTTGTAGGCTAATAATTGATTTGGCAACAAATTTTGCAAAATCTTTAAAGTTGTATGTTTTATTATAAAAATTTTCGTTGGAATTTTCTTTTTTGTTTTCTGGGGAAGTTAGCAATCGTTTATGGTCAGACCATTCCTCTATAAATTGCATTAGGTCTTCTCTAATGTTATTTTTATTTTTTCTCCATTTCTGGAAAATCTCGCCAGGAACAATTTTAGATCCTTCTACGGTATACATTTGATATTGGAATAGGTATCTGTATTTTGGCTCAAAATCTGTAAATTCCTGCGCTGAACACCAATAAAAATATGGGGATATTGATTTTAAAGTAACCAAGTCTATATCATCACCTTTCTGTGCTTTGTTAAAAACAATAGTTTCTGGCATAAAAAAGAAAATCATTTTATATTCCACAGACTCAATATCTTCAGGTATGTCATTCATATTTAATATGGCTTTGATAGCTTCTTCTTTAAAACATTTTCTGCCACATCCATTGCAAGCTCTGCATCTTCCATTAAAATATCATTAAAATCTTTTTCGGCACACAATAGTTCCCATTCACTTTCAGAGAATTGTTTGGCCCATTTTTTTAAAGACTTCATATCTTTTTTTAGCATTAGATCTTTTTCTTTTTAGCTCTCTTAGTTGTATTTTGAATTGGGGCAGATGAGTATGCAGATGTATCTGCTACAGAAATTGTATTTAAATTATTAAAAAATCCATTTAGATTATTTGTATTTGTGCCCCAGCTAGGATTACTTGTAGTTAAATAATTACCATTATCAATAGTGTTGCCAAAATCATCAAGATTAATGCCGCGCATTTTTTTAAGTATATGCTGTATTTTTCGCAATAGTGAGTCGTCACATAACTTGTTATGCTCTGCCATTTCAAGCAATGGTTTGTAATGAATCGCATCTCCAAAAACAATATCTTGAAACTTTTTATTACCAAAAAATAAAGATAATTGCCTTTCCTCATCAAGAAATGGAACAAAAAAGTTTGACCAATCTTTGTTTTGCACCAGAAGGTGGGCGCAAGATTGATAATAGTTTTCATTAACTAAAAATTCAAGAGCAGCTTTTTTATCCTTGGCTTTGAATATATCAGTGATAACTTTTTCAATTCCACCAAAATTAATAGATGCCAAAAGCTTTGATGGGTTGCTCTCTATTGGTAAGACATCATTGATATCGCCACCAATTTGATAAACTTCTAACGCATAGTCTATTCTACGGGGGCTAACTAGCTTTTTAATTTTTTCTGGCAAATTATTCCACCACTCAGTTGCGCCCTCTGCCCACTTTTGGCCAAATTTGTTATTAAAATATTCATTGTCAAGAGCATAAGGAATATTTATCTGAACTTGAAAGCGATCTTTTTGTGCTGGATCAATCGGCTCAACATCATAAATTTCGTTATCTTCGTCATCTGGATTGTATGGATTTACTCCACCCCATACAACTTTTAAATTTGGAAATTTTTTACCATTGAGGGATTTAAATTGAATAAGCTCCATGATGGCATTGCGAACTTTTTTAACGCTACGGTTATATTCATCAATAAAGATAGCCTCAACTTCTTCATTCATATATTCTGGTCTAATAAACTCAAGAGTCGATCCAGTTTTTGTAACTTTCTCTTTTGGTACTCCAATAAAATCGACAAATGGATCGAGTGTGGAGCCTGAGAAATAAAGCCATTTTGTGGTTTTTCGATTAAAGACCTCTGTAATGATCGAGGTTTTTCCAACTCCTTTGTGTCCGGAAAGTAAGACATTTTTTCCATGATCAAAATAAAACTCTAATTTTTTAATTAAATCTTGCGATTTAAATGCTTTCATATATTTTATTATCTTATTATTTTATATTTTTGTCAAATTTATTCAAAGTCTTCAAGCTTAAATATTTTTGACTTGTTTGGTACGCACTCTTTATAATCTGTAGTTAAAAGAAAAACCCAGCGATTTGGATGTTGTGGGTAAAAAATACTGGCATAGCCATCAGTAATAACAAATATATTTCTAGGATATTGAATGCCTTCTCTTTTTATGATTTCCTGCACTTTGTTTTCAATGCATTTAAATGATGTTCCGCCGCCGCCAATCACCCTGTCACTTTGCTTATCCAACTCATAAGCCATATCATCAAAGCTAAAAAGCCTAACCCTAATTGTTTTAGGGATAGATTTAAATGCTTTATAAAAACGCTCTTTGTAGCCCCAGCATGATCCACTAACATCAAGAAAGCAAAAAATGCTTTGCTTTTCTTTGTCATTTTTCTGATCATCAATATCAACATCGGCTGGCAACATCAAGGAACTATCAAGAAGATTATGTCTGCGATTTTTAATAATCCAATGATTGGTTTCAAATTCTTTTTCTACAATTTTTTTTGCATATTTGCGAATAATTGTTTCCCATTTTGGCTTCTTTTTGACAAGTTTCTTTTCTATCTTGGCAATAATTCCAGCAGTTCCAGTTCCAGCCTGTTGACCTCTTTTTTCTTCTTTCTTATTTGGCTCGCCTTCGTTCATTTTTTGGCGATCTAGAATATTTTTTAATGACTCCGCCTCATGCTGGTCAAGAGATTCAACAAGGCTATTTATAAATTCATTCTCAGATTTTTTATTTGGTAAGCTGCTATGATCATTGCATTTAATAGGCATTTTAACCGTCTTGATTCGCCCTTGCTTATTAAGTAATGAATAATAGTATTCAAATGATCGCCCATATTCTGCTTCGCCTTTTTTAAACCACTTATCCACCCAACAATAATCATCGTCTGGATCTATTTCTGATCTATTAAAACCGAAATATTTTACAAGACCCTCGTTGATTGGAATATCCAAGCAAACATTTTTGGCATCATCAAATTCACCATTTGCTCGCGCGCCATGCTGATTGATCAAATGATAGGCTTCGTGCGCGATAACAAAACGTTTTTGATTGTCGGAGCATTTATCCCAAAAATCTTTATTTATGCTAAAATTTAAATTATTATTTTTCTTGTCAATACCAACGCAAGCAGTTGGAACTCTATCAGAAAATTCTGGCCGAACAAGCTCCCAGAATTTATAAAAAACTCCGTGATGAGAAGTTAAAAGATGTGATATTTCTTTTTTTTCTTCGTATGTTATCGGACGGTTCACTCTATAGATTAAAGTATATTTTGTTAATTAATCCAAGATTTTTATCATATATAGAGGAAATAACCCCTCTAGTATTATTAACATAGCCTTTACGCTTATGCCATGCATCAGTAGCAGATAAGGATGGAAGTATTTCAACCTTGACACCGCAATATTCACGCAACATTTCTTGATGGAAATGTCCTAATTTAATATATCTGCTTGGGCATTCTGACCATTCTTTTGGCATTTCTGCCGCCATAATAAGCGGCAAATCAGAGTTTTTTTCTTGATCACCATGTGTATACATGATCAAATTTTTGCCATAAACATAATATTTACGATCTGTTGATCCGTTATCGACATTAACGTGCTTATCATTTTGATATTTTATATGCAATAATTCGCCAAGCATAAATTCGCTAACCCTTCCATGGTTGCCAGGAACAACAACAACATCTACTGGAGCAAGCTGTTTTAACTTTTCTATTGTTTCAATTACAACTCTTCTTCCCTCTTTAAAAATCTTTTTAAATCTCGAATCAGTATCTTGTTGTGTTCCAGCAGTTGTTGTTCCCTGCTCGTTATCTATTTGGAAAAAATCCTGCCCAAATGGAAAAACAATTTTTGTAATTGGAAATTTTGAAGCAGTATTTAGCGTAAAATCTATAGACTTTATTAAAGCCTCTTCTGCTAAATCCATATCATAATTTTGCCCAGATTCTTCATCCCACGCGAGTTTGCCCCAATGAAGATCAAACAAGCCAAACTCCATTAGGAGATTTTCCTCTTTGTGCTTGTGCTGAACTTTAACTGGACTTTTTGCATATTCAGCGAGTTCTTTTTTAAGCTCTTCAATATTCCATAGTAAGGGCGATTTTCTCTTAAATGTAATTTTATAGTTATAGCCCTTTGTATTTTCCTCTACAGCGTAACGCTCTACTTCCCAAGTATCAAGATCAGCTTTGCACCCCCTAAGCGCATCCTCAAGAGATTTAGAGTTTACTTCTACTTCTTTTTCCATTCTTTCTTCGTTTGCCATAATTATATTTGTCTCCATTCTACATTTTGAAATGCTTGTAGATCACTTCCACCAGCATAACTAATTGCTGATGATAGGTCTTGCTGAATTTCTTCAAGTTTTTGTTTGTATGTCATTCCATTCATCGACATCGAAATAGTTTTACCTTCAATATTTTTTTTGTTCCCATTTAATGAAGACGCCGAGCCAAAATACAATTTTTTAGTTGGGTCCGTTGGATCGACAAGGGCTGGAGAATCAATACATCTGGCGAACATGCTTCCACACATCACCATATCTGCCCCAGCTACCATAGCCTTTGCTATATCGCCATTAGAGGAAATTCCACCATCACCAATAATCATTGGGGCACGAACTCCACGTTCATTAATTAAATCAATTTTGGCTTGTTTTACTTCCTGAATACTGGAGAACATTGGGGAAGCAAATCCTGTTTTGTTATAAGTAATGCATGAAGCGCCACATGCAATACCAACTTTTACCGCATCTACAAGACCAGCCATGCGAATATAAGCGTCAGCAGTAGCAATATTTCCACCAATAATAAACAAATTCGGATTATCATTCGTCCTATAAATATTCAAGAAGCGCAACATTTCTAATGCAGCTTCATGATCGCCATGGGCAACATCAACTGTTACATAATCTAATTTAAGATTTAATTCTTTAATTTTATGAATAAATTCTATATCACGCTTTTTAATTCCAAGAGAAATTGAGATATATGGAACTGTAGTATATTTGAACTTTGCTGATTCGCTAATCCAATTTATAATTTCTTCATATTCATAAAAACGATGAAGAATATAAAAGTATTTATTTTGAGCTAGCCATTCAGCCTTCTCAAAAGAAATGCATGAGGCCATATTTGCTGGAACTACCGGCAATTCAAATTCGTTATTTGCAACCCTAACTTTCGTATTTGCATCTTTGCGAGAATGAAGCGTTGAATAATTAGGTACAAGATGGATATCTTTGTAATTTAAACTTTTAATAGGCATAATATGTTATTTTTTTAGATATATCTGACAAGTAGCCAATAAACTTTATCAAGAAGTTTTCTTAGCAATTCAATTGGCTTGATGATAATTTTCCACTTAATGAATCTATAAAATTTAGTATTAAAAAAATATTTATTATACCATAGCTTTGCTTTGCGAGCAGATTCGGCCATATTCTTTTGTAAGTTATCTAGTCTTTCAGTTGCATCGCTTATTTCGTAAGACAAAATCTCTATATTTTCAAGTTTACCATTAGTAAATTTGGCCAGATAATCTATTGAGATATCAGTTGCCTTATTACCATCTTTATTGCGAACGGTTTCGTAGCAATAAAAATTCACTACACCATGGTAATTGTATGGAACAATTTCTTCTTTGACGACTTCCATATACCCCTTCAAGAAGGCACTATCATCATCTTTCCATTCATACTCGCGCTTTCTACAAAGAAGGTCGCCATTTTCATTAAGAATATAGAGATCTAATACATTGTCAAAATCTTTGGTTTGAAATTCACTATCGCATGCATCTGGCATAATATCAATAACCTCTAATGGTAGGGGTAATGGATAATCACACCGTATTGAATCGTACATTCCCATAATGTTTGTATATTATTGTTTTTGTGCGTAATTGTCAATTAATTAATTTAAACGCTTCAAGAGTATATTTGAATGGATTGCCTTCGATTTTGGACACTTGATTTAACATTTGTTTAGCAATGTTTTTAATTTCAAGCTGCGCATCTGGTTTGTTTCGCAGATTTAAAAAGTGGGCAAAACTGCGAAAGTTAAACATTACATCGGCAACTATCTGAGTATTGTATGGTCGAAAAAATCGAGCAGATTCTTTTGCCCTTTTCCTATCAATTCCATACCTTGAAGTTAAACTATCAATGCATTTATGATATAATTCAAGCCCATTCTTTGTATATTTATGAAGCTCATCAACCCACTCATATGGCCAATCACTTGGAGTATAATACTCGTCTTCTTTTAATTCTTTATATCGCGCGCTTTCAGCGTTAATTGAAACGCCAATTCGGTGCTTTAATAGGTGGATATGACTAGCAATATCTGTTTTAACAAGAAAATGAATGGATGATTTTTCAAATGGAGTATGATGCCCATTAGAGGCAAGCATTTCCAATAAGGCTGGAATTCTTTTCTTTTTATCTTCAGTAATTTCTCTACTTGTAGATGTCCATGCTGAACATGCATGGGTTTCATCTGAGCCATAATAACCAATTAACTCAACGGTATTAGTATTTTTCATATTTTAATCTTTATTTTTTTCAAACTGATAAAAGTAGAATTCATCTTCACCAGCAAACCAGCGGCTTCCAGACTGTTCGCAAGAAAATTCTTTGTTAAAAACAATCCACTTATCATGACCTTTTAATTCGCTGCCAATCCATGCCCCGCCATCTCGCCAAACAACTCGATTACCAGGCTGCAAAAAGTATTGACCACCTTCACCAACGATTAGATGTCCTTGCTTATGACCCCCTGGGTTTTCACTTTGACCTGTTTGAAATTCTGGCCCATAAGACCAATCAATAGTCATTAAATATTTTCCGTTGTGCCATTTTTTATCTTTTAAAAGAATTTTACAAGCACTATTTTTTAAATATTCGTACCTATGAACTGAAAAATATGGAGAATAACTATCCCAAAGTTCTAGCCAGTCGAGAGGATAATCGCTTAATCCATTTTCTGGCAGCTTGTCATTCAAATAATGAATTGGAACCCTAGTATGAATACTTCCCATTTCAGTCATTACTGAGAATAGGCCACAACGACGATTTAAAGAAGTAAATCCAAAAACCTCTACAGGAATAAATTCTCCAGTTCCTCTAGCCTCTTTGTTGTAAAGAAAACTAGTATCCAGCCATGAAGTAAAAAGTGGTATATCAGAATTAATATAAGCCATTTCTATAGTGATTAATTATTCCAATCTGGAAGTGGCGGCTCTAGATATTCTTTTATAAATTTAATATCTTTTTTAATATGAATTAACCTTACTTCGCTAGAGAGTAAAACAAAAAATATTCCCAACAATAATCCTAAAATTGCAAAATCGAAATAGTGCCTATTCATTTTCTACAAAGTCAAGATGAGTGTTTTCTGGAAGTGTAAATCCAATAGCTTGCAAAAATCTTTCAAAAGCATACAGGTGATCACTCAATCCAGATTGCTGATCAATTTGCATATGAACAGTTGGAAAAACCTGATCTTTAGATGGGCCGAGAGTATCAACCACAGTATAAGTATGATTTTCAGCTTGTTTAACTTTTAAATTTGTCATAATTTTTAAGAGATTCTTCTAAAAGATTTGAAATTACATCATTTACAGAGATGTCTTTTTCGCAAGATTCTTGGATAATAAACAAAAGCAATTCTTGTGGCCAACTATCCATGTCCAACTCCATCTTTACAAATGGTTTAATGGTGATAGCCCCAGTTTCTTCATCGACTTTCATTGAAAGTTTTTGATTTTTTTCCCAACCAAGTTCCTCCATTTCTTCTTCGGAGAATTGGATAAAAAGATCTTTTTTTTCTTGGACTTTTTTATGTTTTTCCATTCGCGTATTATCTAACTATTTTCTTTCCATGTCAATAAATTTTTGTCACTAATTTGTATTTTATAATTTTTATAGTAAAAAATTGTTTCTTCTGTTTCAAGTTTGGAGTGTAGGCTCTGCCAAAGTAAGTCAAGTAAAAGCGCAGCAGTATCTTCAAAAAGAAAATAGCCATCTAGAGATATCAATTGTTTTATCTGATCGTTTTGTTGGACGATATGATTTATATAATCCTCTATATTTTTTCTGGCCGCTTTCCATCTAGGATCCAAAGATTCTATTGTGCGCGATTTTAATAATTCATTACGGAAATTATGATCAATCATGTTGGATAAATTACCAACAGTTTGATTATATGTATCTACGATTTCCTTTTTCATATCTAAGCCAACCAACTTCAAAAATAAAGTTTCCTAAGTATATGCTGTATTTTCTATAAAACCTAGATCGTATGATAAAAACTTTAAATGAGAAATCTTTTTTGCGCCAGATTAGAAAATGATATTTTCCAAAATGAATGTTTTTAATATTTTTCGTTGTAGTCATCTGCAAAAATACTTTCTTTGCCATTTTTCATTTGATCGAAACGTTCTTGGGAAAGGTTCATTTTAATAAAGTCAAGAATATGACTAGCCTCTTCATCTGTTAAGTGAAATTCTAAATTTTCACCATCAAATTTTGACCCGTAATTAAATTCAAAATTAATTACAACATGCGGATCCAAATCCAAAAAAGATTTATCACTAAAATCAGAACGATATTCAACTTCTTCTGGTTCAAGTGGTTTTATTACTATTTTCATTTTACAAAATACTTTAAGTATCTGCTGTTTTTATCAAGATATTGATCAATAGTCAAGAAAATTATGGGCATTTTTTTCCAGATACGCGGGTTTTCGTATGGTGTTGGATACCATTTTCTATAAATAAGTGCATATAAGTAAGCAAATAGATAAGAATTTGCTTTCTGTATATATTCTTCCCTGCAGATATCTAGCTTATATTTTTTAATTTTTGCTATGGTTCTTTTTTCACAATCAAGTTCTAATGCAATTGTATTTTTAAAACCTTTGTCTCTGCGCTGTTCGCTAATATTCTTTTTATTTATCCAAGCCTCTACAACGCATAGGCTTTCACTGTCTGAAACCCATAGTTTTGATTTTTCTAAAAACTGATCAAGATGGCAAGATTCATGAACAAGAACATCTAGCCACTCTCTAACGTTGTTTTTATTAGTTGCTACTACTAAATTTTTTTCATCAAAATAGCCACTGCATGGAAGGTTTTCTTGATCTACTTTATTAACATAATCTAAATGAAAAAACATTTTATTTTGAATGCATTTAAATGCTACGTCGCCAATAAGCTTTTTAATATTTTTATTCATTTAATTTTGTATGTGGAAAATCTGCCATCTCTAATTTTCGCGTAGTCTTTTAGATTAGTGTCCATATTCCAGCTTTCATATTCTGTATTTATTGCCGTTGCTGTTGGTTCTGGAACATAGCTGTGTCCAAAAACCTGCCTTCCAATATCTTTGGATGCATGAAATTCATTATGGTAATCAAGCCACAAAAGACCGCCAGTATTGTCTTGTCCACCACGAGCAATACCAACAGCAGAAATAAGTGAATTTTGACGATAGGTAGTGTTTCTAAAATTGAGCCATACATCTGGCAATACATCGTCAATAACTTGCTCAACGGTCATTCTGTATGGGATTTGACGATTTATCACCCCAGCATGAGAAAAAATCCAGCCTTGAGAACGATGTGCTATTTTGAAATTTTCAATGAACCAATCATCCTTCAAGCCCTTATCATAAAAAACTTGCCTGAAGGTAGCAATTTTGCTTTTTGTAACGCCAGAACACCAATATGTAACGCTTGGCGCAACGCTTGAATAGCCTGTCTTTTTATTATTATAAATATAGGCAAGATCATGGTTTCCAACAAGGAATACCATTTTTTTATGTTTATTGTTTTCCCAAACAAGATCCCGAACAAAAAGACAAGTATCTTTGAAGCTTGCTACTTTTGGTGGCTCATGAAAAGAATCAAACCAGTCTCCTAAAAAAACTATTTCATCAAATGAATTAATATCTTCAACGGCAAAAATCTTTTTGACCGCATTGATGTCTTGATGAACGTCTGGAATGACAAGCGTGATCATATATGGATTATACGCTTTTTTTGAAGTTTATGTCCAGATTCTTTTCAAGAGACGCTTTTTAAATGGAATCCACCAAAAAATAAATTTCATCTTCCATGTAAATTTGTAATTTAATGGATCTGCTGGAATTATAATTTTCTTGCGCTTTACTTCCAAAGTGCCAAAGAAGACAATTTAGAGTGTAGCCACAATGAAAAGTTTTGCCATACGGATTGCTTGGCAGCAACTGGCTTAACAGTCTTTTTTGTGCTATTCTTTTTAGCTACTGTCTTTTTTGGTTTTACTGATGTTTTCTTTTTCATATTAATTAAATCCTATTTTTGGTTTTTCTAAATTTTTAATATTTCCAATTAATTCCTCGTCTGATTTTGCATAAAATATATCTGCAAGAGTCATATTATCTTGTGCTTCTATATTTAAATCAAGTTTTTTTATTAATCTATCTGCATTTTCTTTATCTAATCCCATAAAAGAGTATTCAGCTTTTAGCCGCCCTTTTCTCAAAAGCGCTTCGTCAATATCCTGACGATCACAGTTGTAAGTAACAATTACATTTAATTTTAGCACATCACCCAAAATTCCATCAGTCATATTGAGCAGTGTTGACACAAGAGATGGCTGATCTGATAGGCTACGTTTAGTAAGTGCTTTTTCAGCATCTTCAAGAATCAAAATACAATCTTGCTTTTTGCGAAGCAAGTTTAAAATTGCGGGATTGGTAATTTCATCTATGAATGATGTTGGGAAGAAAATAACATCTTTTTTAAGAACAGATGCAAGGTATCTAATATAAGTTGTTTTTCCTGTTCCTGGCAATCCATGAAACATGTAAAGGCCAGAATGGTTTTCATGCAATGATTTAATGATTTTTTTGTTTATATTGGCGAATTCATCACCATAATTAAAATCAATATCAAAAGTTTCTGGTAAGTTAATTTCAAATTTAGAAAATGAAAAATTTCCATACTCTTGATTTACCATGAATACTTTCGGCTTATTGTCCAGTATTAGAAAATCTTCAAATTCTTTGTTTGTACAAGCATGGCTTGATGGGTAATAAAATGCTAATTTGCACTTATCACGTTCGCTTTTTGCATCTCCGATGGTAACTTGTATAAAATTATCTTTATAAAAATAAAAGCTGCCCTCTTCATAATCTAGGTTTGGAAGTATCATTTCTCCACCAATCATAAAGGGCTCATCTTCACTTTCATCACGCAAGGCTTTTTCTATTTTAACCTCTTCGCCAGATTGGATTAGTTTTGCTTTATTCTTTTTTAAATAACTTAATACTTTATCAAGATCAAAAAAATCTCTGTATCTTTTATAACTTGGCGCAGCGCCATCATAAATATGGCAAATAAGCGGCATTGGGTTAAGAAACTCAGAGTGAAAAAGATGATACGGATCTAGCGTGGATAGATGCTCTTTTGGGATTTTGTATGTTTTATCCATAAATTTAAATGGAGGTGACAGGGCTCGAACCTGCTACCTTGACCTTGCAAAGGTCCTGCTCTACCAGATGAGCTACACCCCCTAAAATGGTGGACAGTGAGGGGATCGAACCCCCGACCAACTCGGTGTAAACGAGCCGCTCTACCGCTGAGCTAACTGTCCATGTGGGAGTGGATGGATTCGAACCAACTAAGCCAAAAGGCGACAGATTTACAGTCTGTTGTAACTCTCCAACTTTACCGCGCTCCCAATTCATACTATTAGTATACAATTTTTGTATTAAAATGTCAAATAAAATGGCGTTCCCAGCAGGGATCGAACCTGCAACCTACAGCTTAGAAGGCTGTTGCTCTCTCCAGTTGAGCTATGGGAACGTAATTATTAAATTTTAGGCAAAATCAGCACTAGTCCCTCATGAACTTCTCTATGGCAGTTGGCGCACAATAGAATACATGGGGTGTTATTAATTTCATCTTTATATTTTTGCTGATTATTGTCCCTACCTATTCGTGAAAATTCCAGCGTTTTACCTGCGGGATCAACGTGATGCACCTCTAGACCGGATAGGCACTTGTTATAGCCACAAATTTGACATTCACCACCCATGTATTCCATTAAAAAATATTTATTGTCTTTTCTTATATCACTTTTTCGCATATTTTTGCATGGTTTGCATTTGTAATATTTTTTATCACCAACAACTTTATTAAGTTCATGCAATACATCTCCATGTACTTTGCAATTTTTGATTATTGATTTAGCATTCATTAATTTGGCTGTCGAGGTAGGATTCGAACCTACAACCAATGAGTTAACAGCTCATCGCTCTACCATTGAGCTACTCGACATTATTACTTATAATACAACTGTATGCGCTCAGGGTCAATTTTTTCTTCTTATATAAAGCACAGCTTGCTCTTCATAAAAGCACCTAATAAGCGTTTTATCTCCCGAATATCCTTTTAAATAGTAATTTCTCCAAATTGGGAATAAGTTGAATCTCCATTGTGGCACATAGTATCTTTGCTCATTCTCAATGATTTTTTTAACTCTATAGCTGTATAAAAAATTCATACATACTATTACACCATAATTTGTAAAATTAAAAAAAATAGCAGACTATACTATGATAGCCTGCTATTTTAATACTTTTAAATACGGGTTTTTATTTAACAGCAGCGACTGTAGTTTTGCCGCATGGCTGACAAGGCTTTTTGGAAGCACAGGCTGCCAATGCAACAACTACAACGATTGATAGAATAATATTTTTCATAAGGCCTTATTATATAATGTTTATTAAATAAGTCAAATATTTTGTTGGTTAAAAATAATAAAATGGTAATGAAGTGTTTTACTCTAGAAATTGTCACTTCTTCAACGAGTTCTGGCATGGAGCCAGATGCATCGTCATAGCTTGTATTTTAATAATGATACTTTCGTAGCTTCCCATGACTTTTTGCTCAGTATCGGACCATTCTTATCAATCACCAACAAGCAACTTCAGTTTGGCTGATCAAGAATATGCGTCATGAACTTGATCGTATAAATTATACTACGTTTTTTTAAATGGAAAGTCAATCTTTTTTCTTTTTTCTTTCTCTGACCCATTTATTTTTAAATCTCATAGTCCAATCTATCAATGCATAGGCAAATCCAACATCGCGCCCAGCCTTTTCACTCTCGTACCACTTATGCTTCATTATCTCCTCTTTTTGCGCCAAGAATTCTCGATATAATGATGTTTCTGCGATATTCATCATACTCTATATTACACTAATATAATAGGATCGCAACAATACTTGCAATTATTAGTATTGCTGCAAATGTAAAACAACATAAATCCATAACTTGTATGAATTTATCTTTAAATGTAGGATCCGCTCTCACTCTATAGTTTAGTACGAACGCAACAATATTTAATTAATTAAATTTCCTCCTTTCTTGTTTTGGTTAAGCTGGCTCGCTACGATTTGAACGTAGAAAAGTTCCTCCAAAGGGAACCGTGATACCGTTTCACCACGAGCCAATATTGTTGTAACTATATATTACATTAAAATAGCTTAATCTTCTTAAAAATCAAAGAATTCTTGCCGCTCTCGATCTTGATGACACATCTCCTCTTTGATCATTTTTTCTAGCTTGTGTTCTAAAAAATCTAGAGCTTTATCGTATGTCTCGAAATCTTCATCAATTTCGTCTGCTACGTAACCATGATGTTGAACGCAGTATGTTTGATTTTGGCCATAACTCCAAACTGTATTGATGTAAAAATGGCAATCACGATCTTTATGGTGATCCTTACCAATTAACTTATACCATTCATCTGTTAATTGTGTTATTTTTTTAAGCTTGTCTTTCATAATTATCCCAAAGTACAAAGATCAAAATCAATCAATACGGGTTTATTTCTAATCTTGCCAACATTATCAGAGAAAAGATCATATGTACTCCATCCCATTGATGAAACATTTTTTCTTAACGCGGACATTTCTTCATTATTAAGCCCACCCTGCATTGCGTGTTCAGTAACATAATAAAAATAGCGTCCTTTGGTTCCCATAAATAATGGTTTGGGGCCAAAGCCCATTTTGTGGGCAGCATCTTGTCGAAAAAAGCATCCCTTACATTTTAGTTGACTGGTATAGAATTTTACACCATATCGCCCACTAATTTGAATGTAGTACCGAACAGTTGCGGAATCTGTTTGTTCATAAAACCGCAAATTGATTTTGTTGATGATTTTTTTAAGTTTAGCAATCATGGCTCACAAACAAGAAGTGCAAGACTATTTCCGCTAAAAAACTCTTCTACTGTTTTTTTTGCTGTTTTGAAATCATATTTTCCATCGACCCATTTGCAACCACGATCATAAGCAGTGGCTTCTTCAATTGAAGAATACTCCTCATAAACAAAATCTTCGCCACAGCACTTGCAAGTTACATTATCTGGATCGCGCTTAAATAGTTCTTTAAAAGTCCTAACGGCTTCTCCAAGCGGCTCATCAATATATATGTGAGCATAAGGCGTCTTCAAATGACCACCACTATGCATATCCATGAAACGTGTAACAGTTTTCTTCATACCACCATTATGGGATTTTTTACAAATTTTGTCAATAGAAAACTTGGTGTTTTTGTCGCACTTTGGACCAGATCAGAGTTGCGCCCCTGCTGGCATCAGTTAACAATTTTTCTTGATTATAGAGTTAACCTCAGAACACCTAACCATTTATACAAGAGTTTTGGCCCATATAGCCTTGGTTTACCCAGAACCTACGCTCTTTTTTTTAATTACATATGTGCGCGCACACTATGTGATCTTATTTACTGTGAAACCTATATCATAACGATTATAGGGGGTAGAGTTGCATACCTTATAAGGCGATCCCATTTTTTGGCTGGTCATCGCCACACCACCATTTGCAAAATTTTAAAGAACTATTAATATTTATACACACTCTTTATAAAAAGATCAATTATTTTTTAAAAATTTTTATTTCAAGAATGCGAAATTTTGTTCCCAAACCATGGCTTTTAAAATTTTCTACTTCTTGCGTTGCTTTTTTAACATTTTTATAATTGATAAAATCGTGCCTAATCCAAGATTTAAACAAGTGGCTCCAGCATTCAATTTGGTAGTATTTATTCATTTTAAAAAAGTATTTCAAGTCCAGTTTCACCATAGTCAGGCATCCCAACATCCATAGAGTGATTGCTGATATATGGTTGCGCCATTTTTCCTTTGATATTTAATCGCTCATTAATCGGATAAATTGCAGTAATAACGTGCTTGCCTTTGGTGAATTGCTGATTGCTATATTTAGTGCCTGTGACTTCACCCTTGACTTGAATTTTATCCAGATGTTCGCATGCTGTCAGCAGAAGGCATAGTAGTATTATTGCTTTCATCGTTTTCGTTTTTTTTAGACCAGTCTATCAAATCATAATTATCTTTGAATTTTTTGGAAAAGCAATTTCTTGGCTTATCGCCTTTTCCCGCCCCTTTATTTGATGCTTTTTCGCTCATAAATTTGTTAAATAGAGGCAGTAGGACTTGAACCTACAACCCTCACCTTATCAAAGTGATGCTCTGCCATTGAGCTATGCCTCTGCGTATTCATAGTTTAGATTATCTAAATTTTATTTAAATGTCAAAAAGAAATGGGCATGAAGGGAGTCGAACCCCTACTCCTTACGGAACCAGATCCTAAGTCTGGCGCGGCTGCCAGTTACGCCACATGCCCTTTTATTTGTTATACTTACACCAAGCATAGACAAGAATCAAGCACATAATTAAACCTACACAGTAGTTTAAAAACCACCACAGGCCAAATGTGCCCAAAAACATATAAATCATTCCTGAAATATACCCAACGATTGACATTAAAATTAGCATTAATGAAACATCTTTGGATGAATGATTTTTAAAAATTTTAACTATTTGTGGGATATAGCAAAACATAAAAGCAAATGTCATTACTATCCCAGCAATCTCTCGCATTATCTCTTTCATAGTGAATATGCCATTTCGTTATTCCATTCTGCAAACTCTTCAATTTCGTCGATAAGCTGCTTCTCCATAAATTCAATAAATGCAATATCATTACTCAATTCACGCTTGGCTATCAGCATAGTATCGGACAATTCTTCTTGTGGAATTGTAAGAAGCCAAAGAATAATTTTACCATATTGATTGACTTTGGTTTCTTTATTCATATTGCCCTCCAAACAATAAATCTATATCTTCATCTGATGCTTTTAAAATCCATTTGTTCATTTCGGGAATTCTATCTAAGTAGTTTAATATGTCTAGGTTATACTTTTCTGTGAGAAAAGGCAATATTATAAAATAAAAGATGGATGGATCTTCGAGGTCGCCGTCACGAAACCAGCTTGGCATATTCCAATCAAATATATATTTTGAGTCATAGCCGTGATCGTCCATGAAGTTATGGAACGTATTTACAAGATGATTTTTTGGTAGCTTATTGACAATTTTGCAGAAGCTGCAATTACAATCTTTTGTTTTGTGAGATTTCCCTTTCATTTTATTTTATCTAAAAATATTGCCCAATCAGGATTAAGAGCTTTAATAAGTAAATGCGCGGTCATAGGTCTTGGATTTTTTAGTTTGTATTTTGGACTGTACCCATGTTTGGACACAAATTCATCAATTGTCATGTCATTTTTTAAACGATTAATTTTTGATGATGTGATGGCAAGATTATCCCAAGAATTTTTGCCGCCTTTTGATTTTGGATGCAAATGATCAATTGTTGCTTCGTTATAGGTGAGCTTTTCCCCCGTCCAAAAATCAACGCCATCATAACGTTCGTAAAGATTCTTTTTTGTAGGTCTAAAAGTTTTAATTGGAAGTTTATTATAATTGCTTCCTACAATAGCCACTGTTGGAACGCGAATTTCAAGATTGATTGTGTGGATTGAAAACTCATCGTGCTCTCTTGGTGACAATGTGACCCACTCATCCCAGCCAAGTGGGATAATTTCGCTTGGGCTAGCATAATCTGGCTCCCCATTATCATCTTCTAAATACTCTATCTTAATGGCTTTTTTGGGGTAATTAGCAGAATTCATATCTTCCAATACTTTCTTAACTGGAAGCGTACAGATGGGCAACCAAGAAGCATTAAGCATTAAAACTTTATGATTTAGAATATTAATCATTTAAAAATAAAGATTAGAATTTTTTGGGTTAAAAGTAAAGATTATTTAATAATAAAAATGTAATGAATGGTGAAGTTTATGGACAAACAAGATTTGCCATTATTGGCGACAACAGAACACAAAGATGATATGGGTCGCCGCTCATATGATGAGAATGGTAATGGTAACGGCTGGTCACGATATCAAATAATGGTATTGCAGCAATTAACTGACCACACAAAGCTTCTTCAAGCATTAATGTCAGAAATTAATACAATAAAGCAGCAAATTGCAATCACGGATATTGTATCAAAAAATTGGAGAGATCAAGCTGATAGGTCAATACAGGAATTAAAAGATGATGTTGAATTTATTCTTGAGGACGAAGGTGGTATTAACCAAAGATTAAAGAGTATTGAAGATAATACAAAAATAGAAGAAAAGTCAAGCTTAAAAATAAAAGCATTTTGGGGTCTTTTGGGTGGGGCAGTTGTGGTAATTGTAGATTTGGCAATAAGAGTTGTAAGCTTGATTAGTAGTAAACTGCAAATTATAATGCAAAATCCGCCGCAGTAAAGTTGCGCTAACTAGTGTAACTTTAATTATGGTAGTAAAAACATTTTTTATTTGCCTTAGTGCGGTTTTAGTTCTCGGACTATTGCCTCATTATTCTACAAAGCCGCCAGAGGAAGATTTTGTACTCAATAATGGCTGTTTAATCTATTCTATTCAATATCAGCACGCACTAAAGGCTAAAAAAATACTTGGCGAATCAGAAGTTTGGGCTAAAGTTATAATGTACAAAGTATTGGGGGCAAAAGCGGGACATGCTGTTACTCTGTATATTTATAAAAACTCTACATATGTGTATGATCCGGCATTTGCAAGCTATCAATTGGCGCAATTTCCTGTATACAATCCATACAAGGTTGCAAAAATGATGCATCCAATGAATGATATTGTATGGGCTGAATATGCAGAGAATGTGATGCTATATAACCCTTAATTTTTTATCTAGTTTCGCGCCACTGAAGACTGGTTAATACATTTGTAGTATTTCCTGGCCCAGTAGCAGCATTTTTTAATAAAACGGCAAATATATTGCTGTCCGTGCTGTCTATGTTTTGACTAATATAATTTCTTTTAGCGCTAGAAACATTTGCTAAACTTGAAGATACTCCAGCAGTATTGCCAACCCCAACTGCGTTTACCGTAATAAATCCAGCATCAAATAAATTTCCGCCATTTAAATTAAATCCAGTCGCTGTAATATTATATTCTACAACACTTGAATCGTCTACGCTTTGCCAAGATCCTCCAATTAAAGAAGCACCACTTGGTAGGCGCCAAAATTCATAAGAGCAAAGTTGGTCGGCACTATAAAGTTGGGAAGATCCCAATCTAACAACACTTCTATTTGGTGCCCCATAATATCCAGTTTTTAATCTTATTGCAATAACTGGCATTGTAGATCCAGCTGTTATATTTCTATATCCAGTAGTTCTTGCTGCAAAATCTACACCAGCTTCACTATAACCACCTTCGCTCACTACTGTTGCACAAATTTGATCCATAGAAGATATTCCAGTCGTTCCATTACTATAGTTTCTAATTTCACAACGAATCGGCAAATTAGGATTGCTCCAATATACAGTGTTTTTATTATTACTATTATAAAATTCGTGAGCAATAATCGTATTGCCATCATGTACAAATCCCGCACGTACGCGACCAACTCCAAGCCATTGATAATCAGCTGTAAATAATTGGGTTTTAGTAATATCTAAATTAAAAGCTGATGGGCCAGTTCCATCACAGCGATCTTTATTCCAAGCGGATTGTGGAATTACCGTATTTTGAACACTTCCAGATACGTCACTTCTTAATACGATAGCTAAGCTACCATCGCCGCTATGTTGGAAAAATATCCCATTATAATCATCATACAAGCCAATCCTTTTATTAGTTCCAGATCTGGGAGGGTGAGAATTAAAGCTTTGTAGTGTTAATTGGCTTTTACCAGCCATATAGTGATGGTACATGCGGCTTTGATGAATTACATAATCATTTGCGCCAGTGCCAACTGTTAGAATAGCTTTTGCTTGCTTTACATTGAATGCAATATTAGATTGCGTGCCGCTAGTTTTAGTTAAAAGCTCTGTTTCTTCTCCGTAAACATGAGTATAGTCAGCCAACGTGTATTGCTCTGATACTCTTTGGCGACCAAAAGCATCTATTGTTCCATCTTTGTACAAATTTTGTACATTCAGAACGCCGTCAGTAACTGAAACTTTTATTGGTGCGTCTTGATATTCTTTTTCTATTCTATAGATGTGCATAATTATATATATTAATTACACACAATAAAATTAAAAAAAATTAAAAATATCCCCCACGCGCGAACGCATGAGGGATTATATATTTTATTTATTATTTATTAAAATAAAGCCATTATGGTTTTTTTGGCCCAACGAAATAATCCGAAAAAAATCTTACCGATTTCCTTCAAATCTTCCCGCTGTATTGTTCCTGCATAGCCAATTGATCCATAAGGACCAAAAATGATCCCTAACTGGTGAGTTTGATAACGTTCCATTAAGATTAGCACCTCCTTTCATATACTGTATATTACAGCAATTTAGGTGCCAATCAAGTTACAATTTTGTTATAAATAGGCTGCTTGGAAGTGCATCCAGTCATAATTACGCCTTCTACCCAAGCTTGTCCAGCCCTCAGCTTCTACAATTTTCCAGAATGGTTCATATTCTTTCTTGCTAAATGTAGCTTTGGGACTGCTCCATTTTAATTGATTATTGTCGGGATCAAGGTCAATTGCAGCGCCCCAACTGTGTATTGACCAAGCTGATCCGCCGCGCATTTTACGAACATTCAAGCATCCGCCAAACATATTTAATCTTAATTTCTCAATATCTTTTTCGCCATATGTTTTTAATGTATTATCAAAAATAATACCAAGCGATTGTGCAACTTTTTGATTGCATGTAATTCTTGATAGTGTGGTTGATGGCGCCCATGCTAGTTTTATTTTATATGGCAACTCTAGCTTGATTTGATTTTCGCCAACCGAACCATAAAAATCAACCATACTATTGTAGTCTTGTTTTGGCCAGCGTTGTGATAGTGGTGTATTTTTTGAAACGTTTGTTACAAATTTCCAAGTCTTGGGACCAACAACACCATCTGCCTTTAATCCGTTTTTAAGCTGAAATTTTAAAGTTTCACGCTCTGTTGCTGGGCCAAAAGCACCATCAACATATGGAATTTTATAACCAGTGCTTTGTAGAAACAATTGCCATTGTTTTACTTCTTCTCCAAAACTACCTTTTTTCAAAGCTTCCATTACTGTTTGCCCTCCTGATCAAATACCCATTCTATGGGAGCATAGGATGGATCGTCTTTGTATTTTTCTGCATAAACAATTGTTTGCTCTTCTATAATTTTTTCTTCCCTTTGTTCGGATGTTAATAGGGAATCTAAATTAACACTTGATGAGCTGCCATACTTGAGATCAATCGCGGCTTGTACCCCAATGTAAGAAGCTACAATGATTGCTACAATTTCAATGGTCTTTGTAAAAATAGTAACATAACCAGCAATAAGTTCATTTCTGCTTGGTAATAAAAATAATATACCAACAGATGTCAGATAAAAAAACAATAAACCAACAAAAGAAGAAAATGCTAAGAAAAATTTTTTAGACTTGAAGTGATTTTCTTTTCGTAGTGAGCTTTGTAACTCGATTGGGGTTCCTGGCGGAACGCGATTCGATGTTAAAAAAGAAGCTGCACTGCTTGCGATATTTTTTAAGTTACCCCACATATTATAAAAATACCCAAACAAGTGTTGCGAATAATCCAGCACCGCCAATTGGAACTAGTAAGCTGTATGGTGGAGGAACAAAGCTCATAATTTGCAAGCCCAAAAGTACGCCGACTGCGCCAGCTATAATTGCAGCAATCCATTTAAGACGGTGATAGCGCTTGATTGCATTAGTGTATTTTTCAAGCCATTTTTGCGCTTCGGCTTGCTGAACAACGCCCCACTCTTTTAATGCGTCAATATCTTTTTTAAGTTTATCAATTTGTAAAAAGCTGTCTTTTAAATTACCGTTTGCTTTACTTAAGTTATCTTTAAGTTTTGCATTTTCCGACTTGGCAACTCTTAATTCCGATTGCAATTCTTTAACAATTTGTTTTGCATCTTGAACTGGAGTTTTAGACTTTTGCACAACTGCGACTGGTGTTGGCTGTGCTTTTGGCTTTGGCTTGAACCAATTGAATTGGCTGTAGCCAGTGCTTGTTAGGATTAATAATAAAACTATTGGTACTAATTTTTTCATTTGATTGGTTCCTTTACTATTTTGGAGCTGGACTGTTCCTCGATTTGCTCAAGAAGCTTTTCAAGCCGCTCGGCCAATGTTAGTGCTGTTTCTACCTTGTCGCCAACAATTGTGTTGGATTCTCCAGCTTTGGCAAGATCTTCTTGTGTTTTTTCCAAGGATTGTATAACTTCGCCTGTATTGGCAATTGGCGGAGCTGCCTTTTTGTGATCTGGATTCAAGCATACGCATCCAGTTAAAAATGGAATAATAATTAATAAAAAATACCTCATACTATTCTTTACACCAAATATTATTGGGTTAGAATTAAATAATTAATTGGCAGAAAGTGTTTGCGCTGCTTCTCCGCTAGTTTCAGCATAAGTAAATGGTGCGGATGGAAAGCTACTAGATGATTGTGCAAACATCATAGCCTCTAACCATTGTTTGGACGCTTCCATTTTTGGACCAAGTGTTTTTCCTTGAGATAGGATAGCCTGTTCAAGGCGCATTAGTGCTATGACTTCGAGATTTGTGAAGTATTTGCCGACCCACTCCTCTGCCGTGTAGGTTGGAAGGGTTAGGTTTTCAACCAGCCACCCGCCATTGCCCCAAACTAAAAATTGCGTTTCTGGATTATACTCTGGCTCTGGCGGTGTTAGTTGCCAATTATTGGCTTTTGGATTGCCATTATTAATCCAACCATCCATAGTTTCGTCACTAATGTCGCGCCTTTCAAAGGTTAATGTGTTGTAATAATTTTTCATAATTTTATGCGTAAACTCTTGGATGTGCGGTAACTGTTGGACCATTATTCGCTGTGAGGATTAGGCCACCTTTAGTGTCTATCAAATCTCTAACTAAAGGCGCATAAAATACTAAATTTTGAGGTCTAATTTTATTACAAGTAACGCCCTTAGCTAATGAGATAATTTCTGACTGGGTAAGCGCTACGTTCCACGCGCCAACCTCTGCAATAATACCCTCTAACCATCCAGCTGTTGCAGTGTTTGTAAAATTGGCTCCAATATTTATATTAGTAATATTTAGAGCTCCGGCAACCGTTGTATTCGTTGATGTTGTTGTTCCATTTAAATAAATTGAACGAGAGGATGTGGAATTAAATACAGCTGCTCCATGATAAAAATTATTAGCTATTACAGAGCCAGGAGGAGTATCTGCGGTACCGAGCCCAGCAGTGCTGTTATGTAATGCGCGTAAAAAGGTACTGTTAGCTGGCACAACCATTCGGTATGAGTTGGAGGTAGAGCCGAAACTAAAGTTATTTAGTTGAACAATTACTTGTAAGGCAGATCTTGGAACTGTTGTTAATCTAAACCAAGCAGCTAGAGTTAAGGGAAGATTTGTTACTGGAGCAATGGCTGATATGCTTTGAGTAGTTCCGTTAAAATTATAAGCCATATTATACCGCCCTCACTTCAATAAAATTTATCTCAGCATCTCCAAGCATCGTATCATTCACAGTGTCCGCACTATTTCTAAAAACAAGCATTCGGTAAAAACTGCCAGTGGTCAGCCCGTTAATACCAGTGCATGTTATTTGGGTTACTGTTGGAACGCCATTTGTGGCATTTGCCACACCGCTACCAAAACCAGCAACGTCAAAACTATCAATGTCTAAATCTGTATTTAGATTCATAAATCGTGCGCCCCAAACACAACTTCCGCTAGTTCCTGATACTGCAGACCAATTAATCCTAACATTTAATCCATTTGAAATATTTGCCGTATCTGGTATTGATCCAACAAAAGTTCCGGACTCTGTGAGCGTATCATCAAAATCTAAAACTAAAATTGAATTGCGCGTATCGAATTGTGCGAAACCTGTAGATGGCGGTTGATTTTGAGATGGTGTAAATTTATCAATTATTTTTGATATATCTTGTTTGTATGCAACGTTGCCAGTTTGATTAAAAGTTATCTTGCCATTGCCAATAGCAGCGCCATTTAAAAACTCTAAAGAGTATACATTTCCAGCATCACCTCTTAAAATAAAAGCTGCGTCATCAAGCTCTGGGGATTCAGATGCTTCTTGTGGTGGAATTGCAAACCTAATTTTGTTTATGCCATTATTAATAGTTAAAAATGGATTATCGTACGTGTTGGTCGTGCCAGTATTATAAATACTTATATTTCCATTAAGTATTGATAATGGTCCATTATAACTTGGCTGGCCACCACCATACTGAAAACTGCCGTCATTCATTTTTGCTGCTATAACCTCATCATTATCAGTAATAAGGCCAAGCTCGCCACTGATACTGTCATCTGATATTGAAACAGTACCGTTAAGACCCATACCAAAATGGGATAATTGGCTATAAAAAGTTTTAATTCCACTAATTGTTTGATCACCAGTTGTAAAAACAACATTCTCTACAGATCCGCCAGCAGCCTCGCCCTGTAATAGAACGCCAGTACCATTAACCGTTGGTCGATTTTGTACTTCTAAATATCCAATCTGTAAACGCTCATTAATCATATTTTATTATTTAATATACCAACAAGGACTGGCCTTTGTGGCAGTCCACATGAAATCATTTTTGCATGAAATCACGTAGGCATAGCTATGAACTAGCCCTTGTTGATATACTATTTTACCAATGTTTAAATTCTGATCCATTTGGTCCCTTATCTATTAATATTACACGTTCTTTTTGTACAAAATTATAATTTGCCCCACTTAATGTAAATATTGGAGTATTGTTATTTATATCCAGACCGCTAATTACGCATGGGTTGTTATCGGCTTCAAAATCAAAACGTAAATTCATACAAGTTCCTTGGACAAATGGAAAGCTATTTGGCCTACTAAATAATATATATCTTATTCCTCCGCCATTTGGCACACTAATATCATAAAATGTTTCTAATCTGCGCGTTTTGGGCCTGATAATTGGACAATTTGTTGTATCGTATCCTGCTGATAAAACAAATCTTTCATAGCCATTTCCAACTGTAGAATTATAACGTACTTTTCTTATTGCCTTTCCTGAATAATTGCTATCATCTGGAAATTTTATAAGATTGCGATTTGATGGACCGCCATTGTAATCAACAATAACCCCAGGGTTTACTTTTAATGTTTTAGAATAGGGGTTAACATTGCCTATTCCTTCTGATAGGGGTTCTTCAAAATATAAATTAACAAGATCACCATTCTCCATTCCTGATTTATGAATTTGACTTGTTAAAATATTTTCTTGTTGAAGATATTGATCTGTCTTATTAGTTTGTATATAATATTTATGCAAACCATTATTTATAATAAACCCGCTAGGGTTATCTTTCGTATAAAAGTTAGAAGTGTTTATTCCTGTTATAAAGCCGCTTGGATTGTTTCTTGGATATAGATTCGATAAATCAACTCCTGTAATAAATCCGCTAGAATTAATGTTGTTAATTTGTTGTTGTAAATTAGATCCAGTAGATGCTAGATTTAAAATTGTAGCATATTTATTATTTACAAATCCGCTATAATTTATTATGTCTTGAACGGCGGCAATGTCATTTAATACAGAGAGATCATCACTTCTTCTAGCTATGCCAAATTTAAATTTATTACTATGATCAAAGCCAATGATTGGCCCATAATCATTTGCGCCAGTTAAGCCACTTCCAGTAACGAAGAATATGCCGCCATCTGTAGAGCCGCCTGTTAAATTTAATAAAATATAAGAGCTTTCTATAAAATTATTTTGTACATTGGCAATAAACTCTGTTCCAGTAACATACAAATCATGAATATAAACACTATTTCTAAATGTTTTTGTTCCATCAATAGTTTGATTGCCATAAACTAGTACAGAAACTCCACTTAAATTATTAATTTTAGAATCTAAATTTAGCCCAGTTAAGGCAAGATTAGAAATGCTGGCATAGTTACCTGTTAATGTTCCGCTAAGATTATTGATTTGTGCGGTTAGAGTAGATCCTGTCGCTGCTAGATTAGCGGTTGTGGCATATGAGCTTAAATTAACTCCTGTTATAAATCCACTTGGGTTGCTGCGCGGATATAGATGTGATAAATCTACGCCTGTAATAAAGCCACTACCATATAAATTATTAATTTGTTGCTGTAGATTAGACCCTGTTTGTGATAACTGAAGATCGCTGGCATAATTTAAATCAAGATTGTTTATTTGATTCTGTAAATTTTGCCCAGTACTTTGCAAATTTGCAACTGTTGCGTATGGAGATAAATTTACCCCTGTTATAAATCCACTTGGATTTGTATTCGGATAAAAATTGGAATTGCTATATCCACTTAAATTATTAATTTGATTCTGTAGATTTAAGCCAGTGGATTGAAGATTGGTAATGGTGGAAAATGTACTATTGCTATATCCGCTTAAACTATTTATTGCAGAATTTAAATTACTACCAGTTTGCGCCAGTAATCCGCTGAGTATATTTATTTCTGTTTGAGACGCATATCCAGTACCTAATTGATCTATTTGGTATTGTAAATGACCGCTGGCTCCCAATATGCTTAAATTTTCGACATTAGAAAGGCCAACATCTGATTTGTCTAATGTTACAAAGCCTATTCTTCCATTAACGGCCTGAACTGGCGCATAATCTTGCTGCACCTCAATATATACCGCTTCTCCGGTAATGGGCTGAACTGTAACTAAAACTTCTTTTGCCATGACTTTATTATTACATTACACCTCTAGTGCAATATATTTTTTAATTAATTAATCGATTAAAATAATTAATTAAATATACCATTTTTTCCACTCGCAAAGCAATCTTCTATGGTATCAAGCCCACTGCCCGCGCTATTAAAGCCTGTTATAAAAATAAATATATTATCAATTGGATCTGAATTATTAATTTCATTAATTCCAGAAATAAAAATATCTGTGCTATCTGCAAGTATGCACATTTGATTATTCTTGTATTTTTTTTATAATTTCTTCTACATCTTCTATTTCTTTGATACAAGATTCATATAATGCTATATCGCCATTTGTAAATGCAGCATTTTTTTTATCATTTAAATTGCGCAATTTATTCTGTAAAAGGGTTTTTAATTCTTGAATATTCATCTTAAGTATAAATTAATGTTCTCATTGATTGACTTGTGCTTGGAAGCATAAAATATAAAAATATCAAATCATCACTTATTTTATACATTGGAAATGTCTTTATTCTTGAGAAATTGTTATTGTTTGATGTGTATGGAAAAAACGCGCATGTTTCTACTTTAAAATTATTTAAATCTATATAACCACATTGCTGACTGTTTCCTCCATATGTAAAATATAAACGATCTTTAAAATCATATGTTGTTTGTGCTCCCAAAGAAAATGGATTGTTTTGGCCTTGATTTTCTATATTTGGTAGAAATGCCTCCCACTGTTCTGTAGTTACATTATATCTTAAAAATGTAAATTTAAAAGCAGCCGTACCGACAGCTCCAGCATTATAATATACGTATTTGCCGCGATTTTGCGTGCTATTTTCTACGCAGTTAAGCATTATATTGCTACCACCCAAGGCTTGACGACTATTGCCAAGAATCGCGTAAACGCTAGTAGTATCCAATGAAGTGGTTGTGGCTGCGGTAGTTAATGCTGTAGCAGTGTTAGACGTAATTGTAGTCTCAGTAAAAGAAGAGGTACCAGCTAAAATTGCTACTCTTTTACCAGCATGAATATTTGTAGTCCAGTTTTTTGTAGAGTCTGTTATAACGCCAGCTGCACTTGAAGCCGTACAAGTTCCATATCCATCTTTATCTGCTGTTGTGCCATCTGTTACATCCACACCAGCTGGTCTTAAATTAACTATATAGTATCTAGCTCCAGCACTAGGGGCGCTGGCCATAGCATTGACTGTTAAGCTATTAGATGTGTTTGATGTTATTTTTCTTACAATGCTGGTAGGAGTCGCTGTATTTTGTACAGCAGATTGAACTAGTAGTAATCCATATCCAGACCATTGATTCGTTGCCCAATTTTTAGAAAGATCAAATACTTGTGTGGCTGAAAATACATTTGATGCAGCTGCGGCTACTGTTCCAGTAAGCGCGGCAGTTAAAGTAGTTACAGATGCTGCACCAGTAAATGTGAATGATTGATTAAAAGAACTATCCGTGCATCCCGTTATAGCTCCAATATCACCAGTTGAAAGCAAATGATCACGAACAGTTGTAAATGTTCCTACGCCACCAGCTCTCGTAATTGTAGAAATTGGTATTGGTTCAAATCCAGAAACATTTGCTCCTGTTGGAGTTAAAAGAATATTGTTTAAATATCCTTTATCGTACCAGTAATTATTCGGCATCCAAACATCTTCATCTTCATTATAAATGAACCATTTTTGAGATGTGCTGGTTTGTGTATAAAGTTTTGTATTGTCTTGACCAATATGGTATTGGCTAGAAGAATCTGGCTCGGTATCAAATGGTCTGTGCAGTGTGATTTTAGTATCTGTATTTTCAGAAATTACTCTATATTGCCCAGCGCCAACGCCACTAGTAATAGAAAGTAACATATTTCTATAGTCACCAGTAGTCCAATTCGCGCCAGTATCATTAATTTCTGTTGTTGTTGCGCTGGTTACAGTCCCACTTGTGAATCCGGACGCCATATTGGAAAAAGAATCAATCGTCAAATCGCTTGGACTTGATGGCGTCATATTGTTAACTGTTTTATTATACCAAACATTTGAACCTAAATCATATTTTACCAAATTCCATGGCGCATTTTGAACTGATGCATAAAAAATACATTCTGTGTCTAAAATTTCAAAAAAAGATGTTTTGTCTGGTACTATATCCCAAGGCGAATCTATAGTAGCTTCAGAATATTGAATTCCTATTATTGATTGAGAACCAGCTGTTGTACTTATAGCGACTGGAAGATATTGCCCCCAATCTTGGCGAACACCAACTAAGTTAACTTGGGTCAATGCTATAGCGCTTGGACCATTTGATAAAATTTTTCTAATACTGTTTGTACCAGCGCCAATTAAGATTTTCATTTCGTATCCCATCCATCTATTTGTAGGCCAAGATTTTGTAGAATCTGTAATAGATTGTGCTACTGCCCAAGTTGTACCAACAGTTGACGAAGTTGGTACTAATTTTTCTTCTGTAACTGGCGCTGAAATACTAGTTATTGTTCTAATTTGATTTTTACCTTTGCCTTTATAAATTCTGATTTTTTTACCAACAAATTCAGGCTTAGAATCAACAAAAGCTGCGCTTACTTTATTTGATGAAGCAGTAATTACTTGACCTTTATACCCATCATTTGAATAAACTAAATTTACTGCAGTATTAGTGGTAGTGTAAGGCGGAAGTCCAATTTGTGTAGTCAAAACAGAATCTGAAATTAAATCATTTCTATATATTCCGTTTCCAGCACCATTGTTATAATAATAATATCTATCTTTTAAATCTTTTCTGAAACAAATAGATCCATTAGCAGCATTTGCGCCAATTATATAAGAACTTTTTAAAAATTCATATGTTGGCTGATCTAAAACAGGAACTAATTTATTTTGAATACCCATATTTTATGTATTTATTATATTTGCACGAGTGCCATTTGCAAATGTTCTTCTTGTTTCGTTTATTAATTGTTCGTTTACTCCAAAAGTACCAATAGTATTAATATTCACATTTTGGTTTCCTGGTAAATTTCCAGCAATACTGTCTATAACTACGCGCTGCCTGCTCGCTGTGTCAATTATGCCTAAACTTTGAGACATTAATAGTAATTTTCTAAGGATAGCCGAATTATCGTTTATAGAATTTAATAAATCTTGAAGGGTTTGGTCTTTTGCAGAAATATACCCATCCTCTATAAAAATTTGCAAACTATCACTGTTAGACATGCCGCTTGTGTCAAAGCCCAGATTCAATACATTTCCAGATACTGTCCCGCCTCTTGTTGAATCGGCAAAATTATAAATAATAATATTATTAGTAACATTTGTTACTAAAAGTATCGATTCAAGATTTACAGAGGCATAGTCTGTAAGAGTAATTTCTCCAGAAGCTGCATTAAATGTATAATTTTCTACAAGAATTTTCATATTTACCCCAAAGCTATTGCAAATGCAATACTATTGTTTACACCTAAATTATTTATCTGGTTTTGTAAATTTACATTTACCTGATTTAATTGTCCAGTGGTTGCATAATTAGACAAATCAATTCCAGTAATAAAGCCACTTGGATTATTATTCGTATAAAACGCTCCAGTTTGGTTGGATGTAATAAAATTACCAGTTTCAGAAGGGCGTACAACACTGCCCGTAGTATAATTTGATAAATCAACTCCTGTTATAAAACCACTTGGATTATCTTTTGTATAATAATTAGATAAATCTATATTAATTCCTGTTAATACAGGGTTTCCGGAAACGGTTAAAAGGTTGTTAACATTAACGGAATTTTGACGAACAACTAAATTATCGGCGGCACCAAGAGCACCATTGCCGCTTTTATAAATAATAAATTCTCTAGACTTAATGGGATCTGGATTAATATAAATATTTCCATGAGCAATAATTGGTCCGCCTCTGTTATCTGAAGTTCTTGCTCCACCATATAAATTAATGCTGCCAATAGTTTCTGGAAGTGGAGCAAATGTGGGTAAATTTCCACCACTACCACCTATTATAGTTATATTACCTGGCGTTACTGGGGGAAATCCACCTGATAGGGCATTGCCGCCTATTAAAGTAATATTTCCGCCATTTGCAAATGAAAATGCACTTCCATCTCCAACTCCAGATCCGCCGCGTATTATAACTGATTCTCCGAATGCATCTGTAATTCCTACAACATCTTTTCCTGCAAGATTTATAGTACCACCAGTAATGATTATACCGCTTGAGAAAGTTTTTAGGCCGCCAATAGTTTGATTTCCAGTTGTATTTACATATGTTGTTGGGTCAATAGTTATTCCGCTAATTTTTAGTGATAGGCCATTTTGTATATTAAGATCAGAATCATTAACGCTAATAACTGGCGTACCAACATCTCCACTTTTATAAAATAGAACGCTTAAGTCTTTATTTGTGCCGCGATTTATAGAAATGCTGGATTGCAATTGAATATTTCCATTTGCGTTTGCGCCTGTCCCCCCCTGAATAACTACAGGACCACCAAATCCACCACCATCTCCTCCAAATAAATTTAATTGGTTACCAAAAAAACCGTCTGGCCTACCTTTTATCTGATTAGCATAAACCGTGCTTAAAAATGTTTTTATACCACTAACTGCTTGATCACCAATCGTATATACCAAATTTTCAATTCCGGTTATAAAACCAGAGTTATTTAAATTATTGATCTGATTTTGCAAATTAGATCCTGTAGATTCTAAGTTTAGAATTGTAGAATATTTATTATCAACGAAACCACTATAATTTGTTACGTCTTGAATAGCAGCAATGTCATTTAGAGTTGAAAGATCATCACTTCTTCTTGCAATACCAAATTTAAAATTCTTGCTATGGTCAAAACCAATGATTGGCCCATAATCATTGATGCCAGAAAAACCGCTACCAGTTACGAAAAATATTCCCCCATCAACCGCACCGCCAGTTAAATTTAAAATTAAGTATGGGCTTTGAACATTAAAATTTGTAGTACTAACTATAGTTTCTGTTCCTGTAACAAACAAGTTTTTTATATAAATATTATCAACAAAATTTTTAATACCAGAAATCGTTTGATCGCCAGTTGTAAATACAACATTTGTTGTTGTTATATATCCGCTAGGATTCGACGCCGCGTAAAACGCTCCAGTTTGGCCTGTCGTTATATACGGCGAAAGATCTACGCCTGTAATAAAACCGCTAGGGTTATCTCTGGTGTAGTAGTTTGAAAGGTCTACGTTTACCGCCTCGCCAGATAATAAAATATTATACTTTCCAAATCGGCTTTGATCTGAAAGTATTTTTTTATTGAATATATCTACTGATAGTGGCATGTAGTGTTAATTATTTGTATTTGTAATTGAATTCGTTACTGGAAAATTGGTTGAAAAATTTGTTGCAACATTGGTTGGGAAAACTTGCGGCGGAGCTGGTGTTATCGCTGGAATCGGGGCAACAATTGGGTTTATTGGTTCATCTATTGGCGTGACTATCGGTGGGTTAATAACGTCACCACCCACGGCAATATTTGTAAAAATTCTTGTATTAAACGCGTAATTTGGAAAAGTTTTCGGCCCGTAGCTTGCTGGCCAAACTAATATAAAACTTAAAAATAGCCCAATTATGGCAAAAATAATGGTGTCTGTGGGTAGTCTGAGAATAGAAATCATAGTATGCTTTACACTTATAACTCATTAAACATAGGCACATCAATCAAAATACTTTTATTTTTCTATAAAATCAACCAATTGACCTGAAGAGTTTAGTTGTTTTTTAATTGGCGTGATAAATTCGTTGCATAATTCTAAATTAAATTTGTTTTTAATTTTATTAACAGTGCCTTCCTGACTTGCCTGTAAATCTTCAAAATTTATCATAATAGATATGTCGGGATTTTGTTCACAAAAGTCTGTGTAAATTTTTTGCCTTTGGGTATAAAAATCCAAATCATCTTTATAAACTTCTAAGCCCATAGGAGTATTATAAAACCAAATATCTTTATTTGCTAGCCTTGGTAAAAATTCAAAGGTATTTTGATGCTTTAATTTAACACTCTCTGACCAACAATCATAATTTCGGTTTGTGAAAATAAAATAAGGCTGTTCATTTGTGTATTTTTTAATGTATTCTAAAATAATCTCAGACGGAGGAACCCCATGTTTCCATCCAAGATAGTGCGTGTGATGCTCTCCCAAGTCGCAAACATATGCTTTAAAATTTATAGTAAGTAGACATTGCAGCAGATTTGTTCCTGTTCGTGGCATGCCGTAAACTTTTAAAATCTCTTTCATTGGGCGTTATTAAAGATTTAATCTTTGAACTAAATTTTCTATTTTTTCCGAAATTCCGTACTGATTTTTTGCACCCATCAAGTGAGTGTATTTTTTAGCCATTGCCTCTTCATTACTTGGCCACCCATTTGGAAAAACAAAATCTATTTTTTTATCATAGAACTTCGCTATTGCAGAAAGATAATATTGTTCGGCTATTACGGCTTTTGTCCATTGATTATGTTTAAACCCGTGGTAATGAGTCCAAAAATCTTGATTGCTAGGATCTTCTACAAATTGAATTGCTGATTTGCTGTATTTTCTTATAAAATCTGTATCATGCCCGCCAATAACACCAACATTTACTGCATATTCTGGTTTAGAATTATTAATTATATGCAAATTTGGACAATGTCTTTCTAGTTTTTCAATTTCATAAAAATAATTAACAGCATTTTCTGGAGATTGGGCAAAAATTGCAGAGTTTGAAATATTTCCAATTCCCTCATATAGAAAAACATCGTAATCCACATGAATAAATGGTTGTTTTTTTTCTGCAATTTGCCCGTAAGCATAGAGCTTACTAATGCTCCAAGTCTGTGAATATTTTGAATCTACCTCGTTAAGCCCTTCTGAAATAGATGTCCATTTTATGTCTTTAAAAATTTCTGCACCTTTTGTATCAGTAATAAAATGCACCTCGCCAAAATTTTTTAATAAAAAATATGATGATAATTTATGTAAATTTATTATAAATGGAGAAGGATTAGCGGCGTAACCATTTGTCCAATATGACATGTATGGTACTAGTTTCATAAAATTTCGAGAAGTTCGTCAATTAAATTAATGCCAATACCAACAACACCTTGGTTATTGTAATTATAAAAATAATTTGATGGTGGCGTTACGCTAACAGATGAAAAATTAATTACATTATCACCAATATTTTGCAATAAAATTCTTGTAGTATACCCCTCAAATGAATATATGATATTTTCATCGCCGAGTTCTGCAAAAACTGTATTTGATGGAAAGGTGTGAGCAACGTGCCCTTGATGATCGGCAATTAAATATACATTTATGTTTTTTCCAATTGCAAAATTGGCATAAAAAACTGTTAATGAATCAGCTGCTTTTATTAAAAATGTATCATAATTTTTAATATCTAAAGTTACATTATTTTGATTTTCTATATATTGTATTGTGCTAATTGTTGGATCTGCCCATGTTCCGTCGCCGCGTAAAAAGTTTTTATTATCACCAGTAGTGGCTTGTGGAACAAAACCGGGGCGACCAGCATAACTACCAGAAACACCGTCATATGTTTTTGCTACATAATATTTATTGAGATCTATCATGATTAAAAATTAAATATTGGCATAGGTTTCGATTTGTGTAATTTCTTCTGAAGATAGCTCCCTGTTATAAATTAGTATTTCTACTATTTGACCTGGTAATATTTCATCAGGAGTGCCCCTTCCCCCTATAACGATATTAGTCAACTGTGGCAAGTTATTCATCGTGCCGTATGATATATTATATGATGTTACGCCATTAATGCGAATAAAATTAGAATTGGGTATGCCGTTATGCACAACAGTTTGAACATGATAATTCGCAAGGCTGCTTGAAGAAGCGGCTGTTGGCCCAGCAATTTGTCTGGCTTCGGTGTAGTAGTAGCCCCTATCTTCGTTAGCGTTTTTAAAGACGTAACACAAATCTCCTGATGTTGAGTTTAAGTAACCTTTTTGACCTGTGGTAGCAGGGTTATTATATCTACCAATAACTACAAAGGTGCGAGGTGCGCCATTGCTTATAGGGGTAGGAAATGTAAACGTAAAATATGTATTAGAGCCATTAAATGAAACAGCTTTGCGGCCATTAAACTCATTTGTTAGCAAGGTCGGATTATTAAATGCGGTGGCTACTACTCCATTCTGCTGATCGGTCCAAGAGGTAATGTTGCCACCAGACTCACTAATACCACTATCGGCATTGAATCTAACAAGCAATCCATTTCTAGGAATCTCAGAAACAGGATTTGCAAATGGTGCAGTCTGAGGTACAAAGTTTGCAGTATATCGGGCAACACCTTTGGTAATTCTTAGTTCGTCGATGTAGCCGTTAAAAGAACCATCCCCACCTCTACCGATATAGATATTTGATGGTAAAGAATGAGATTGTAGAATAGGAATATTTAAATTTGTAAGACCTGAATCTGCTACCCCGTTTACGTAAACTGTGGTATTTGCACCATTACGTACCCAGGCTATATGTGTCCATTGATTTTGAGGAATAGTTGCATTGCCCACTATTGGGGCACCCCCAAACGGTTGATACCAAGAGCTAGAACCATTTTGTATTAATAGGCCTATTTTGTTTGAAGAGGTTATTTGCAATTCCCAGGGAGAATATATTCCAGCAAGTCTTGTTGTAATTAATGCCCCGCCAGATTGAGATGCTGCGCTAAAAACCCACATTTCAACGGTGTAATTAGTATTATAAAAATTAAAAGTACTATTACCCGCAATTTCTAAATAATCCCCATTACCATCAAAAAGAGCCGCTCCACTTCCAAACTTTTTAATAGCCGTATCTATCTGAGCATTTCCATAAGCTGTCAAAGCGAAATTATTCGCAGAAGAGTCGGTAAAAGGTGCAGGATTAAAGTTTAATAATAATGAAACATTATTAAAGTTTGGGTCATCATTGATATTTGATGGTAATTGGGTGGCAGGAGGAGTAAAGGTTGTTGTATATCTAGCAACTCCCTTGGTTACTCTTAAATCATCGATATAGCCATTAATAGTATACGATCCAATAGTTTCTGTAATCGTGCTAATTAAAACACCACCTCTTGAAAAATTTACAGAGTTAGTTAAAGATATAACACTGATACCGTTTAAAAATACCTTTAAAGAAGAGCCAGAGCGGGAAACTGCTATATGGTTCCATGTATTAATTATTGGATGAGATGAGGCATTAGTTGGAGTTCCATTATGGAAAAAATACAGTTGCCCAGATGAATCTACCGCAATTGCAAATCCATCTGATCTTGTAGAGTTTTGATTTGGCAACGTAGCATCATATAAGCATTGGTTGGTAGACAATGATAGAGGATAATACCACATTTCTACAGTAAAATCTCCAGGAAACTGAAATGCTTCATTGAATGAAGAAGCTAGATAATCCCCACTACCATCAAAACTAACAGAACCTCCTCCATACTTGTACGTAGAAGTACTAATTTTCGTATTTCCATACTTTGTTAGTTTAAAATTATTTTTAGATTTATCCGCATAAGAATCTCCATCCATGTGTAGTAATAAAGAAACATTATCGCCGTGTGGATCTGAAGGATCGGGTAATTGTTGCGCTGGCGGGGTAAAGTTCGAAGTATATCGGGCAATGCCAGATGTAATTCGAAAATCATCTAAATATCCTTGAAAATAGAAACCGTAATTAGGTGCTCCACCTATTGTAAAAATATTGTTAGTTACTGGGTATGTTTGATTGCCTGACCCAACAGCGGTTCCATTTATATAAAGAGTATTAACATTATTGTTTCGTACAATAGCAAAATGTACCCACTGGTTAAGCGTAGCGGTGCCGCCTTGAAAATCGGGTGTGAAACCATCATTTAAAACAAATGTACCGTCACCATCTATATAAAAATGCACCCCACCTTGACCAGGTTGAATATCTCCAGCTTCAAAAATTGTGCCAAGACTACCGCTGCCAGTACGATATACCCAACCCTCAATAGTAAAATTGGAACTATAATCAAAAAGTTGATTTCCTCTTATGTAATCTCCATTACCATCAAAATAGGCTGAGCCTCCTCCGTATTTCGTAATTGAAGTATCTAATTTAGCATTTCCATTTGGTGTTAATTGTAAACTGTTTGTTGATGAATCTTCTAAGAATAATATTCCTTCTGGCTCTAAGCCGTTTCCGTTATTGTATAATGCTTGAACTTCTTGCAATGTTAAAGGCCTATCCCAAATTCCTACAGCATCAAACATTCCATCTGTAACATTGTCGTTGTATGTATAAGCAATTGAGATTTTTCCTGCAGATGTAAATGTGTGTGTATTAGATCCTATTAAAACCCCATTTAAATAAAACGATACAACTCCATTGCTGCTAACGCCACATAAATGATACCATGTATTTGTAGTAATACCTCCAGAAGAAGAAGATACAATTGCATTATTACCAGAGTTGTTTCCAATATAAACAGTACCATTGGTTAGTGAACCAAATGTAAACGCATTAACAGTTCCATCTGCACCAAATTTACCACCATTCGTTAAGGTATTTAATTTTAACCAGCAAGATACAGAAAAGTTTCCACTAGCATATGGAACAGGTGGGCTAAAAAGGGCTTCAAGACTACGCCCTAATTGAAATACAGCTCCTTGGCCTATTTTTCCCGATGCAAAAGTAACGCCATTAACGTTTGTTAAAGTGTATCTATTACCTCGACTATCTATTAGATCGTCAAGTTTCCAAAATGCTAGTAAATTTTCTTTAGGAAACATATTATATTTTAATTAAAGTGAAGTAGTAAAGTAACATAGTCCGAATATGGATCGGCTCCTGTTGTAATCGGTGGAACTTCAAGAATTGAGAATGTTCCACTAGCCAAGCCACTACCGCCACTGTTAACGGCTGTAAGGTAGAATGTATAATTTCCAGTTTCATTGAATGTATAAGTTATTACACTCTGATCAAACTCTGGGGCGGAATCTCCGCTAACGTTCCAGTACCAGTGATCAACTGGCGAAAATTCAGCTGGAGTTTGTAGATTTATCCCTGTAAATGAGAGAGTCAATGGGGCAAATCCAGAGATGCTTGAAGTGGAAATTGCTGGTATTGGTGGAAGTGGGTTAAATACATTGATAAATCTATTCTCAACATCAAATCCAGCTGCGTTCGACCCAGAAAGTGTTACATTATAAATTCCAGTTTGTAAGTATGTATAATTAATAGTTTGACCAGTTACTACATATCCATTTCCAGTGTTTAGATTCCAGTACCATTCATCAACTGGCGCTTGTGCTGGATCAAGCAAGTTAACCCCCGTGAGAGCGATAGAGAATGGAACGATTCCACTCAATGATGCGCCCGTAATGGCAATCGATGGCGGTAAGAATAGTGGTACATTATGTATTGGCATTGGATAAATTCTCCAACCAATATTATTTTGTGTTGTATAAATTAACTTAATTAGCCCATGACGGACATTGCATTCTAACTTGTCTTTTTTCTGCTCAATATAATTTCCATTATTATCAATAACTAATGGATTAATATGCCAAGTGCCAGCACTGTCATAAAGCTCAATCTCGTCGCCCTTTTGAGGATTGGCTGGTAAAATTCCAGTTACAAGCCCTGAAAATGTATCAAATGAATAACGATTATTAGAAAGTAAATTAACAACCCCACTGGCTGGAAAATATCTAAAGTTGGCACTTCCAGCAGCTTCGCCGCTTAGTAGAACGCCAGTTCCATTAACCGTTGGTCTATTAGTAAAATTTGCAATGCCACTCAATATGGATAATGGTGCAAAGCCAGGTGCTCCGCCACCATATTGAAAACTACCACTAGCCTCACCCCCCATCATTTTTATAGCTAGCACTTCCTCTTCGTTTATGAGTAGCCCCAATTCGCCGCCATATAGGTCATCCCCTATTGTTACTATTGAGCCAAAATTGACTCCAAAATTTGTTGCGGAATTTTTAAATGCTTTTCTACCGCTAATATCTTGATTGCCAGTGGTATAAACTATTGTGCTTGGTAGACTAGCCGCTTCCCCACTTAATAGTACGCCAGTTCCATTAACGGTTGGGCGATTTAAAAATTGTCCGCTTGTTTTTGTGACATAATTTGATAGATTAACCCCTGTAATATAACCACTAGGATTGTCTCTGGTATAATAATTAGATAAATCAACTAAAAAATTACCTTCTCCGCTTAATAATACTCCTGTCCCATTAACTGTTGGGCGAGTAATGAAATTTTTTATACCAAATATATTTTGATCTCCAGTTGTTAAAACAGCATTTTGCGCACTATCAATTACTACGTGCCCAACCTGTCCATTTACAGATAAGACAGATTGACTCCCAACAACAATATCAACCGTTATATCTTCACTGTATGGATCTGGCGTTACTACAATAACTTCCTGATCTGAATTTTCTAAAATCATTATTCTGTAACATCAGTAATATCTTGATAAACGGATACGTCTCCGCGAACATATGTTCTTACCACATTGCCAGACATTAATTGCAAATCATAACCATATGTACTTGCATTTATTTCCATTTGCTCCCCAGGCTTTGGCAGCATTGTTACTGCGTTGCCAGATATTGACATTGTATTATCAATGGTGTCCCATGCAGCAACAACTTCATTTGTTCTTTTATTTCTAAATTGAACTGATGCTCGCACACCACTTAGCGGTATTCCGCTTCCACTAACATCAGTAAATTTAAAAATTATTGGACCGTAACTATCGCCACGATATGCGTCTGGTAAATTGTAAATTGCTGGTATCATAAGAGTAAAAATGTATTAAGATATAATTTCTTAATTAATTACACCGTTTTTTACTCTAAATACGCCACTTAAAATAAATATTTTAATACGGTGAGAGAGAGATTCGAACTCTCGGTAGACTTTTGGCCTACGGGACTTTAGCAAAGTCCTGCCTTAAACCGCTCGGCCATCTCACCTAATAGCTAATAGCTAATAGCTAATATTTTTTTATAAAAAATGGTGGAGGTGAGGGGAGTTGAACCCCTGTCCAATTAATTTACATTAAAAATTCTACATGTTTATGTGTTTTTGGCGTTTGATTGGCTAAAGGCCACCTTGGCAACACAAGCCTAACTTTTAAAGCCTGCCTATGCAGAGAACGTTCTGCATAACGCCCAACAATTATTTTTACAATTAAGTTGGCTTGGTAAACCTATTGCGTTTCCAATGCTTTTAATAGGATCCAGACATTGGTTCTTAGGCTGCTAAGAGCATTTCGTCCTCAACGCCAGCGAGAAACTCGTCAGCGTTGTTGAAGATATACTCGGCTTCAGCCAAGATATCAGAAGTATTATCTTCTGCGTTTAGTTTTTAATCGATTTTTAACGAGGCCGTCGATCAACCTCGACATGCATTTTTAATTTCAACTAGCTGTCGAAACCAATACACCCCCCCAAAAAGTGGAGCCTGAGGTCGGACTCGAACCGACGACCACGCGATTACAAATCGAGCGCTCTACCAACTGAGCTACACAGGCATAAAAATTGGAGCGGAATGAGAGAATCGAACTCTCGTTACCTGCTTGGAAGGCAGAAGTTTTACCATTAAACTAATCCCGCAAAATCGGGCAGAGAGGACTCGAACCTCCGGTACCCTGCTCCCAAAGCAGGTGCCATAGCCACTAGGCGACTGCCCGTTAAATGGTGGTTGATGTGGGAATCGAACCCACGCTCGGCCCTCATCTAGGGCACACAGTTTATAAAACTGTCGATGCTTCCAATTACATTAATCAACCATAAAATTGGTAGCGGGGGTGGGATTTGAACCCACGAGGCCAAAGGGCGGTACGTTATGAGCGTACTGAGCTACCAGACTGCTCGCACCCCGCAATTAAAAAATATTAGCTATTATACACAGATTGTGTTGCCCATTTAGCTCAGGGTCGTGGCTTGATTGTTTTTAGGCTCAAGTCTTAGAAGGCCAATGTCTAGTATGTTCTTACAATTATTGTATTAAAAATCTTCTCTATTGTCTAATTTCTTGTTTGGTAACAATTCGTACAGTTACCATACCATCATCATGATAAGTAATATCACGGTTAATAATTTGCGCTGTGCCTTTGTATTTTTTGGCATCAGCGAATGCAGTATCAAATGCTTTGCCAGTTCCGTAATGCACTTGATTGATAACAATATTTTTATCATTACCAATGCAATTAAGTGCTGGGATTAGCAGCAAACAGCTTGCAAAAATAAATGCTTTCATCGTTTAAGGATGATAGGCTTTATTTATTTAAAAGTCAAACAGAAAATTAATCTTCTTGATCATCAATGCCGTTTTTGGATGACTGATAGTTATCTACGCCATCAAAATCATCTTCATCAGTAGCATAAAGATCAATAGAATTAAATTTGTTTAAATTATCGTCATCTTCATTAAGCCAAGATGGATTTAACATATTTTATCTATTAAGATATTGGCAAAATTTAATAATTAACTACCAAATAATTCTTCCTGTGTTGGTAGGTTTTGCCAATTTACAACTTCCTGTTCGCCTTTTTCCTCCACAATTTCCTTTGATAACAAACTTGTTACACTGGGTTTAGACCAAAACTTACAACTCCAATAGCGAGCTTTCCATTTAGGACCAGGATTGTCACAGCCATGTCTAGCTCTAAAATTGCGCCGTCTTTCTGGATCGTCGCGTTTTATTGACATATTCGGATCACCAAAATTTACTTTGACAATATTTCCCTTGTCATTCTTTACATAAACAGAAAATTTCTTTGGGCCACCTGGGGTTCTAAATGGCTTATTTAGTTTCTTTTTTGCTTCTTTGGCTTTTACTTCAGAAACTTCTTCTTCTGATCCGCAATCAAGATCAGCCTCGCATATAGAATAATTAACAACTATTTTTTCTTCTTTGCCTTTTATGCTTTTTTTGATAGAGGTGCGTGATGGTTTTTTGTCAGTATATGATACTTTTCCACCGCGCCTTTTGTACTCATTTAAAATCCAAAGATTTTTAACATAACTGTTGCCGCTGAATTTTTTGTCAGCAGCTTGCCTCACTCTCTCATAAAGAGCATTGTCTTTGTATTTTACTGATGCAAGAATGTCATCCATACTTACATTTTTTTGTTTTTTTCGCCCCCGCAACCAGCGTCATCAATCTCATTCATTTCGACCTCTTCAGTCTCAGATTTATAATTTGATGAACCGCAATTTGGACACTTTTCAGCTTTTTCGCCTTCGTATCCGCAATCTTCACATTCATATTCGTCTTCTTCTTCGTCTTCCGAAGATTTAATTTTTTTTGCCAAAACTTCTTTTGCTTCGGCTTTATTTTCTTCAACAAACATGATATAATTATGAATAGCCAACATATAATCTTCTGTAATGGCTATTTTGCCTTGTAGCCAAGGCTCTGTTAAATTTTCTTTAACCATTGGGCTGTCAATGGCCGCAATAATATTTTCTGCATGCTTTTTGATAGAATTTAAAGAGCCTAATGACATATGGAAGAAATCCATCTTGTACTCTTCCAAAGAGTCTTCCGAAGCAGTCAAGTTATGTTCTTTTTTTGTGCTTTCTGGAATAGCATTTACAAATTCTTGACCTTTACTTTTTGCCTTGCGATAAAGTTTTTTAACAAAAGCATCGTAACTCATATTGCCGCCCATTCTGCCAAAATTGCTAATAGCATCACGTACATCTTGAGGGCTTACGATTGGAAAACTGCGTGTTTCTGGAAATAAAAAGTCACTATCTTTTAGTTCACTGCGTTTTTTACCACCATAAGTTTTTTGTGCAGCTTCGTTAATGATTAAAATTTCATTTCCTTCTGATCCTAAAACAACATCGGCGCTAGCTTTAGCTTTTTCCCACAGAGAATAGCATACAGCAGCGCGCTGCTTTTGATTTTCAAAATCTTTGCCCATTGTATTGTCACCCATACATCTGGATACAAAGTCACTTTGCTTTTCTTTTCCTTTTGGGCTTGGTAATGGCATAATTATTAATATTAATTACACCCTAATTTTCCAAAGTTTCCTTTGAATCTTTTAAATCCTTTAATTTGCAATAAATCTTGTTGGACTGTATGCCTAAATCATTTATATAAATTGCGTCTGGCCCCTTTACGGCTCCAGAAATGACTACGATGTCGTTCTCTTCTGGAAGCTTGCCACCATTCTTGTCCATCATTTCTTGAATTTTATTGCGGTTACTGTCAAAAACCATAGCTGCGACTTCACTAGTTTCGTCAGAAATCATAACTTTAACATATTTATTGCCGCGCTGCGATGTTCGTTTGGTAACTTCTTGAACAACGCCAACAACCATTACTTTATCACCCTCTTTTTTGCTTTTAATATCAATAATAGAATTAAAAGATGGATTCTTTTCTCGATAAATTTTATTTAAAGATTGCGAGTATGGATTTCCAAGAAGAGTATATTCATACCAAAAATTTGCCAGATCTTCATTTCTACTATTTAATAAATAGATTTTTTTGTAAGGCTCATATTTTTTCTTAATAGTTTCAAACCTAGATGGCTTGATAATAAAATCACCATCGGTTGCATCTGAAAGCTTTTTAATATTATCAAGAATATCTGTTTCTCCATTGGCAAACATTTGACGGATCATGTTTTTTTCACGATCTGTAAGAATATTGTATGTTTGAGCTTCTAATGCTAGTTTAGATCTTGACTTGCCAAAGCCATCAAGCGCACCAGCTTGAATCATTGCCGAAAGAGCGCCAATATTAATTTTAGCTTCTTTAGCAGCATCAAAGCATTCAATTTTATTTGTAAAATTAGAACGAAATGCAATAACATTTTTAAGAGTTTTTTCTGAAATACCCTTAATGGCTGAAAGTCCGTAGCGAATGTTATCACCTTCAATTTTAAAATCAACATCTGATTTAGCCAAATGCGGCGGCAGCAGTTCAATGCCAAAAGCTTTCATTTCATGACAAATCAATCTTGATTGCTCAAGGAAATCTGATTCGTTAACAGCCATTCGTAGAAGTGCCAAGAAAAATTCTTTGGGATAATTAAACTTTAAATATGTGGTAATTGCAGAAAGAGATGCGTATGGATAGGCATGCCCTGCACAGAATGAATAGTTCGCGCTGTCTTCGAGAATTTTCCAATAGAAATCAGCAATCTCTTCGCCAAGTTTTAGTTCTTTTGCTTTGGTATAAATAATCTCTTTCCATTTAGGCATCTCTTCGCGCTTTTTCTTACCAACAATCTTTCTTAAGGTTTCAGCTTCGCTCAGTGTGAGCCCAAAAACTTTATGCCCAATCGCCATCATTTGCTCTTGGTACAGTGCAGCGCCACCAGTTCTTTTTAATACCTCATCAACCTTTGGGTGAAATTCTGGAAATTCTCCATAGTTTGCATATCGGGCATATTGCTCTGCGAAAGCTAAAGCCCCTGGTCTTGCAATTGCTACTACGGCAGCAAGCTGATCTAGATTTTTTGGCTTTACTTGCTTACAAACATTATAATTTGTAAACGCCTCAATTTGAAAAATTCCATGCGGGTATTTTAAATCTTGTAAATGTGCATAAACAGTCTCGTAATCTTCAACATCAATATCAAAATAGTTTATGCCCACTTGCGTACAAACATCTTGCACTACAGAAAGGCTTTTTAGACCCAAGATATCAAGTTTGAGATTTATTTTTCCTGCCCATTCCATGTTGTATGAAGAAACTCTCTCCTTGTCAGATGTCAGCTCCGTTGGGCAAAAATTATTAATATTTTCATAAGAAACAAGATTTCCAGAGGCGTGAACGCTTTTGTTCCTCATCAAGTCTTTTAATTGAATAGCTACATCGTAAATATCTTTATTTTCGTCACACCATTTTTTAAAATCTTCGTTATCTTTATATTCATCGTCAATTTCGTTAATCTTGCCAAACTTTGACTGGATCATAGAAGTAACAGCGTTCATCTCATCTTCTGTTTTATCTCCAACTGTCTTTCCGCAATCTTTGATTAAAGCTCTTCCAGATAGGGTGCTTGTATTTAAAATTTTTGCCGTCCTATTGGGGTAACGCTTTTCTAAGTACTTAATAACTTCTTGGCGACGATAATAGCAAAAATCCATGTCAATATCTGGCAAGAAGCTTCCATCAAAATAAACAATACCATCCACAATAGTTTTTTTGGCTCTTGTAGCTGAAATGAATCTTTCAAAATAAAGATCATACTTGATAGGGTCTACCTTTGTAACTCCAATCAGATAAAGTATTAGGCTTGATGCTGCAGATCCGCGACCAGGCCCAGTTGGAATGTTTTCTTTTTCGCAAAAGTTGATCACATCCCAAATCATTAAAATATAGTCAACAAATCCAAGATCTTGCAGCACTTTGAATTCTTTAACAGTACGCTCTTTGTATAAGTCAATATTTGCCCCATCTTCTTTTAATTTGGGAATAATTTTTTTAAAACCAGACTGGCAAAGAGCCTGTAAAAAGTCATCATTTGATGCATCTTTTGATAGCCCAATTTTCTTTTTTTGAGTTGCTGTAAACTCAATAGTGGGACATCTTACGCCATGCAGAGGCAAGTCTAATTTATCAAAAGATTCTAGAAAGTTCATTTCTTTCTTAGCCTATTCTTTTTTGAATAATTTAGCAACATTGTTTGTTCTGTTTTTTGCATTTCGACTTTTAATCTTGGGACACCAATATGATCAGCAATTCCTAGTTGATATGTCGCTTTTGCATCCAAATAAAGATCAGCGTTATTATTTTTAATAAGCATTTTTTCAAAAGTGCCAGATTTCTTTTTGCAATTTTTATCCAGCATTAGAAGTAAATTACTATTTAGTTCAGAACAATGCTCTGCGCTAACAGCAATATCTGAGAATTTTCCATAATACTCATGAGATACCTGATGGACAAGAACATAGCCATATTTTGAAATAAATCTCATTCCATGATCACCAGCAGATAACAAAACTGCGCCACAGCTAAACGCTTTTCCATCACAAATTGTAGCAACTTTTTTGGTAGAGCTTTCAATAATAGAAAGCATTGCATGGAGAGCATAAACATCGCCACCATAAGAATCTACGATTATGGGAATAATTTCTTGATCAGAAGATTCGAGTCTGAAAAAATCTTCCCGAAATTCGTTAACTGCACCTTCGCAAATTTCATTAACAATAATAAAGTTATTGTTTTTTCTTTTATTTAAACCTTGTAAATCTTGAATATCGATTTCAAACGGCAAATCATCTTGATTAATTTTAATTTCTTTCATTGGTTTAATAAGTAAAGTTGTTTTTTTAGAATTTGATATGTTAGTTCAACATCGTACAAGCCATTGTGAGCAAGACTTTTATCGTATGGGATGCTGTATTTCTTACAAAGGTATTCTACTGAAGTTTTAAGGCCTTTTCTATTAAAAGATTTAAGTTTAAAATTCCAAGCTGCTTGTGATTGGCCTTCAGGTTTTTGATATCCAATCTCTATAGCTTTTTCAATATTTTGAACATCGTATATTCGTTCAACATACGAGTAATCACTTTTCTTACCTAAAGATCTTCGAAAAGTGTTATGTATAAAAATATCAAAACCAATCAGGTTAGCTCCAGAGATTAAAATGTCTCTATCGAATAAGTATTTCTCAAAATGTTCGAGAACTTCGCTTGGATCTTCGCTTTTTTGCTTGTATTCGCTATGAATAAAGCCAGTTATTCTTGCAGCATCTGTAGACATTTTTAAATCTGGCCAGAATGGAAAGCGATCATATTCTTCAATTTTTTCATTCCCTTGATAAAGGCAGTAAGAAAGTTGCCAAGGTCTGGATGAAAATAAATTTAAATCCTCAGTTTCAAAATCGAAAATGAGCCACTTTTTATTATTATCAAATCTTAATAAATTATTAATTTTACGAGCCATGAACTTCACCCTTCCATCGTTCAAAATTAAATGTATCAGAACTCATATAGTTTAATTCTGGTTTCGATAATTTAGATTTGTTTAAAATACAGCGAAAAGATTGATATGCTTTGAAATTTTCTGGCTTTTCATAGAAAATTGACTGTGCTGGAGTTAAAGTGCAACCATGATCCGCAGAGCAATATAGCTCTAGAGCATCTTTTATAATTCCGTCAAACGGAAGACCATTATCTTCAACAAAGAAAGTATGCGGCATTCTAGACAGTGATGGTATGATTTCAGAGAATGTCATTGTATTTTTAGCTACAAAAGAATCGTAAAATGGAAATGCTATGGTTAAATTCTTAGTGATGAGATCATTAAAGTTTTTCCAATCAATTCTCGGCAAATAATAAAACCCATACTCACTAGCCCAAGCCCAAATCTTGATTAGGTCTTTATATCCTTTAGAATTTTTAATGAATAAAATAATTTTAGATTCATTTTTAAGACTTTCTTCTTTTGTTGAAGCATCGTCTGTGATGATCAATTTTAATCCAAAACGCAAATTTAAATCAAGATCTTTGCAGTTCGAATATGCCTCAAGAAAACCAGTCATAACGCTTTCAACCAAATAAACATCTTGAATATTGTTATTTTTGCAAATATCAAGAATGGATTTAGGCCCAATCTCTGGACTTTCTTTATCTAAGGTTAAGATAGATCGCCCAGAATAATGGGATGTCCATAAAGGAACTTTAAGCATTTTTTTATATTAGAGCTTGTTGGGGCAAAAATCAATTAAAATCTGCACTGCCATAATGTGCGGGACAACCAGCGTATTCTAGCTTTTCCCATGACTGATTATCGCCTACCTTTTCGTACTGAAATTTTTCTAGATAATCTTTTTCAAGAACTGTTTTAATAATATTTTTATTCTCATCGAATAGTCTGTAGTAAGAAAATGGATCGCGGAATGAGCATTTCCATCCAGACTTTGCGCCACACTTCCATCTTCTTGAATTATCATATAGAGCATAATCATTTTTTGCGTCTTGTTCGTCAAAATTAGAAATGATAGTATTCACATAAGATAAATAGTGCCGGAATCCTTCAATTTGCTCTTCAGTAAATTCAAGCTCTTGGAATGGATTTTTGGCAAATCGTAAAAAAATAAATCGACCAATTACCTTTTTAAAGTTTGGAATTTTACCAGCCTTCTTTAAGAAATGTGCTGCAAGAGTATACATCATAGCTTGCAAATTACTCTCAAGCTCTTCACCTCTAAACTGCTGCTTGCTTGACTTATAATCAGAAATAAAAATTGATTCTGTTTTTTTATTAAAAAGTATTTTATCTATATAGCCAACAATTCTAAATTCAAGCTCTTCGTCAATAATATCAAAAGCATATTCCGAATCAAGAATTTCTTCGTGATCTTCTGGAAAAAATCCAGCTTCAAGACCTACCTTAATCATTTCATAAATTAAACCTATGTTTGTTTTTTTTGATTTTTTATCCTCTTCAAACATTTCTAGCCCGTACTTATGACACTTGGCTCTTAAAAATCTTTTTATTAATGGGAACTTTTCAATATCGCAATCTGCTTCGTGCATTTCTTTTGCAAAACGTATCCATTTCGGCTTTGTTAAGAGTTCAAAAAGGTCATGGCATACTGATCCTCTTAAAGCTCCAGAGTTTGTCGTGTCTGGAAGTTTAAGATGATATTTGCTCCAATATAGCCATGAGCACTCTCCAAGGGTTTTAACCCTAGAAGCTGAAAGCTTTGTTAGTTCTTTATCCATTTAAAATATTATTTATTTCTTCTTTTGAAGATTCACCCCAATCCTTACATTTAGGAAGGCGTATTTGAATCTGATCTTTGTTAAAAAATTCAAAAAGAGATTGCTGCATCTTTTCGGCAGCATTGTTTCCAGCAAAATTATTATCTGAATCATTATTTGTTGATATGATAATTCTATCAGGATCTGCTGCAATTAGCGATTTTAATATTGCCCTACCCAGCTTAAGCCCGAATAAAACTAAAAAGTTTTTGACACCAGCTTCCCAAAGTGCAAGACCATCGCCAATAGATTCAACAAGGATAATTTCTTTTTTATTTAAAATATCATCTTTATTCAAAAATGCAGGATATACCCAAGAATCAACAGATCCGAGATGTTTCCATTTCGGAGTATTTTTAGATATTTTTTTGCCAATCCATCGCCCAGATATGCCGATAAATTCATTACGGTTATTTTTGATTGGAAAGACGTAGCGATTATACATTGCGCTTTTGGTTGTTTTTGGTATAACTCCACCAAGAAAGAGTTCTAATGTGGCGTCACTAATACCCCTTTCATTCCAATAAGAGTGATTTTTTTGCAAGCTTTCTAATTCACTTTTATCAAAAACTTCACCAGATGAAACTATAGTTTCTTTTTTAACTGGTATTTCTAAATTACCATCAAATTTTCCACCACTTATTTCTACAAGCTTTTTAAAATCCCCACCTGTACCCCTTGCAAAATCAATCCATTTGCCAGAATCTTTTAGAATTCTTAATGAAGAATCGTTATCTGAATCACGATAAATTGGCTTTGTGCGCCACTCCTTCCCGCGATCAAGAAGTGTATATCCCAACCCCTCTAGGACAGTTTTGAAATCTACACTTGTCATTACAACAATCCATCTTCTTGATTTTCATTTTCAAATACGTTAACATCAACATTTCTTGCGTTAACGACATCTTCAAGCGTTCCACATTCGCTAACTTGAAAATTTTCAACCTTATAATTAATAAAGTTAGGTTTGTAAGTGACTCTGCCTCGGTCATCGACAACGCGAACAAGATTTGAGTGACCCCTTGCATTTTTACCCTGATAGCGCGTAGCAAGCTCAATATACTTATGAGTGCCAAACTGGACACCATCTTCAGCCTGCTCTTCGATTGTTTTTCTTCTAAAGATACCAACTTGAGAAGCAAACCACTGTAAACGATCTGACTGTGCAATGGCGCTAGAGTCATCTGTGCCACCCTCTGCCGATCTGTTTAATTGACATGCAGTAAGTAGTGGAATGTTTAAGCGCAAATGACATTCTTTTAGCTTATCAACCTTTTCTCCAATAAGCTGATATTCTTGCTTATTTCCATCAGATTCTCCTGTAAGCTTAATATAGTCATAAACCACAATTGCAGGATTTCCACGACCAACATCACCATAATACCAGCGCTGAATCAAAGAAGTAATTTCTTCTGTCTTTTTTCTTGCAACTGTCATGTGCTGAACATGGCCAAGAGCTTGTTTTAATTCTTGCTTTTTGGATTCAAATTTTGCATACAACTCTCTATTCTTTTTATAATTTCCCGTTTCAAGCCACCACATTGGAACGCCAGTGATTGCACTTGCAATTCTAAATTTCATATCTTTAGTTTGCATTTCGGTATCCAGAATTAAAGCCTTGCAATTTGGATTAAGCAATGCTGTTTTAAATGCAATATCATTCAAGATTGTGCTTTTGCCGTGCTTTGGTCGAGACACCCAAGCATATACCTCTCCATTACGAAGACCGCCGTACATTTCATTAAAATTTTTATATGGAGTAACGAGACCAGTATCGTTGATAGGATTATCTCCTCGCTCCTCAATCATTTCAACAATGTCATCAAAAAGATCTTCAGGCTTTTCATTAAGATTATATGCTGAGATTTTTTCTCCATACATTTTATCAGCCAATGCAACAATTTCATCAGCTTCCATTTCCCCAGCAGAAATCATAGACTGGGCCATGCTTGAGGCCATTGTGTGTATGTCACGCCTAATAGAAAGTGTTTTTAATCTACGGCATGCATCTTCCAAAGCCTTATCGCTAATCTTAATGTATGAAAGGCTCTGTAGATAATTTAAAATATCTAAATTTCCTTTATAGGTAATGCCAAGGCTCTGCAGTCTTTCTGAAACGAGAACTGGATCGCTTGACTTATTATGCAAAGCGCAGTCTTTTAGTATTGCAAATATAGCACCGTGAGGCTTATGAATAAAGTCTTCTTCAGAAATTAAATGAATTAACTCAAGTAGCTTCTTGGGATTCTTTAAGAACCCTGCTATACAGTGTTTTTCAATTGTTTGATTTGCGATCTTGTCTTGATTCATTGCGGCTTGATTTGGCTATAAATAGGCTTAACAACATTATAGTGATAACTATCAAAATTGTCAATTTCAATATTACTCATTGTGTGCCAAGTTACAGCAAAATCAGCATATTCTTTGATCATCGGCGAATTTGCTTTTTCTTCGAAATTGGCTGGGTCAATCAGTTTGTTGTGTTCAATTCTTTCAAGGTGAATTAATTTTCCACCTTGAGATTTAATCCAGTTATGTTCGTCTTGTTCGTATTCGGCATATCTAATATCTGGAATAATTGCAATAAATGGTTTATCGCTAGATACAGAATGGGCATCTGCTACAATTTGTTTTTGCAAGATGCTAGTCCAATATGTTCCATTGGTTCTTATTCTTTGAATTTTTCCATAGCTAACTAATAGTTCACGAAATTTTGATTTTTCATTCGTGTCTTCTGTCCAAACATTCATTGAGCATTTTTCAGCCAGAAATTGCTGCATATCTTTTTTAAGCTCATTTGCTAATGAGTATTTTTTAGCAATAAATCCATCGCGTTTAAATAGCTCTATAAGACAATTTGCGAACGTATCCTTGCCGACTCTAGCTGCGGCACCAACTCCAATAAGTTTAATTTTATTCATGTGCTAAAATTTTCCAATACTTGGGGTCTGCATAAATTTCTCCAGAATTAATTTTCATTAAATATTCAACGATTTCACCCCAGGATTCAAATACAAGATCCATATTAATAAGCCCAGCCAACCAAAGTGGAAATTTTTTCTTATCATCAGTATAAATAAGAATTGGCTTATTCTGCAAAGACGCAATTACAATCTCGTGTATTGTTCCGAAAGTCGGGACTTCTGGATCAATTTTTCCAATAATAAAAGTAGAAAGATCAACCATGCGAAGGTCACGGCTAATAACACCTTTCATATATTTAGAAATAGATTTCCAATCACCACATTCTCTTTGAGTTTTTAACTTATCTCTATCTTCTTGCGTTTCTGTAAGCTGGTTTGCAAAATGGTCATTATTTGGATCGAAACATTTTATGCCAATTTGTTTAACCGCTTCTGTTATTGTAATACGCCAATCAAAACAATTATCTGAATATTCAATTGGGCCAACCAAATAGCAATAAGAATTTTTTAAAAGTTCAAGATTCATGAATCATTATTAAAGCAATATTTGCTCTGTATATCAATATTAAAAGTATTTTGTACCCATTCTAGGCTTAAATTTTTGATATCATTTTCGTTTATTCTAATGATAAAAAAGCCATTGTTTTGTAGCCACTCATCTTTTTTTTGGTCGCGCTTCAAGCTATTTAAAAAACCAATTCTATTTTTGTGATGAAATTTTGAAAATGTATTGTGGAAATTACCATCTGCCTCCACAGCAAACATTTTATCAAAATTAATTAAATCACAATTTAATTTTGTTCCTAGTACGGGAAACTCTTCAACGCAATTATCGTACTTCCAGTATTGTTTAAAAAACTGTTTTATATTAAACTGGAATTTACTTTTAGAGCCTTTATCCCAATTAATCCTGTATTTTTTTAACGATACACTTTTTGCCCTACCAAAAACATCTATAAGCCTCACATTGTTAGATCTTTGAATCTGTCAAAAAGATATTTTTGAATTGGTTCACTATCTTCAATGAATTGACGAAGGCCATTAACTCCCTGAATTTTTTCTGGCACTTCAATATTTAAAGATGCAGCCATTTCAGTTCTGAAATTTGGTTCTAGTTCAAACCATGCCCCTTTGCCATTTGGTTTGTAGGCAATTTCCCAAAGCTGAAGTAGATCTGCTAGCTCATAGCTTGTCCAAACGCTTTTGCCGCCTTTTTGGCCATAACGAATTGGGTATTTAACTTCAACCATATTCTTTTCGTTATTGCTCTTTACAATCTTGGCTTTGGCAAAATGGCCAACTACTTTACTGCCCTTTTCTCCTTCATGGATCAAGTCTCCACCAAATCGTGGAAGAAATTCAATAACAACGTCTGCTTGGTGTTCAAGCGCTCTTGGACCACTTGCCTTGCCCTGCTTTGGAATTGCAATTTCGTATGGATTAATTTTAATCTGATCACGAATTTGTGAAATATAAATATCTACGTGACCACGCTTTGCCATTGCCAAGCCAACCTTTTTAAGAAAGACAGATGTAATCAAGCTTCCGCCGCCAACAGTAATAGATTCATCTTCAGCTTTTTTAGCATCATCTCTTTTGATCAGAGAATCAACCGAGTCAGTAATAAAAAAGTATTCTGTGTTTGTTGGATTATTTGTAATAAGGTCTCGTTTTAATTTAAAAACAGCCTCGTAAATATTACTTTCAAATACGAAACATGAGCCGTCTATCCACTCTGCTGTATTATAAACAAATTTAATACCTGATCTATCTCTTATTTCTTCAGAAAGGCGCCCCTCACTTTTGATAAAGATTCCTCTGCGTTTTCTTGAACGGTCATTCAAGAAATGGTGCATAAAATCAAGGGATGCGCTGGTTTTGCCACCAGAAGCAAGACCAACGAACCTGTGAGCGCCAGGCCCTAGGCCGCCACTCAGCATAGAGGTAAGAAGAAGGCTGGAGCATCCAACTTTGTAGTCGTGTGCCTCTTCATAGTTATAGTGATCTTCTTTTGTTGATTTTAAGATAGATTCCAGCTGATCTTCTGGAGCCATTACTTTTTCTGTTTCTGTTGAAATTTTACCTTTAGCCATAGTTATTTTTTCCAAATTTTTAAGAAATCATTAAGTGATTTTAACTTTTCTTTTTTTGGTTCTTCAGTTAGTATAGCAGGTTTTATTTCTTTTTCAATATCTTCTTCTATTTCAAAATGCTTTATTTTTTCTGGATTGAATTTGTATTTAGCCCACTCCTCTTTAAGGAATTTATCACCATTTGGAGTAATAAACCAAGCAAGGCTGGGAATTTTAAACTTTAATTCAAGGCCCATCCAGAAAGCTTCATCCTCATGTTTAGAGGAAAGCTGATTCATTATTTTCATTTCTCTTGGCCAATTGGTATGTTTGCCAAGATGTTTGGATATAAATGATTTTTTAAATGAACTGCTATTTTTTTGCACTTATCATTTTTACAATAAGTTTTAAAATAAGTCAATTAATTTTAAATTTGATTAAAGCACACAATCTTTCGTAGTCTCGTGTATAAAATCCCATTTTTTAGTATAAGTTTTGCCAGGCACACTTATAGATTGGGTAATGGTATCGATACCAAAACTTCCGCCGCAAGCGCCTCCACCGGAGGCTCCGCCACCAGCGGTTTGGGTGAAATAGGAGTTTTTAAATGTCACATTAAATGTTTTTGACTCATCAGTTCCAGAATCCCACTGTGGCTGAGCTGGCTCAATTCGACTATCATAATTTGTTCTTTCGTTTCCACATACACATGGTGGAAGTGGCCCATCCGGAGAACATGTTTCTGTGCCACCAACAGGATCTTCAACCGTTTCTCCAATTTCGGGATCAAATTCAATATCAAAAGGCTCATCCGTGTATCTTTTAAAGCAGCCAGACGAGTCAGGTTGGCCATCTGCTGGTCTCGACACGCTTGGCGTCCCATTTGGGACCCATTTCTTTTGAATGTATGGTGTTGTGCATATTTTTGCTCCACCGCCGCCACCGCCAGAACATGGGCAGGCGGATAAAAATTTTGAAACACCAAATTTTTTATCGTTTAATAATAAATTCATAATTTTATTGCACGTTAAGCCTTAAAAGGCAATATCCATTAGCCGTATTTTCGCTAACTTGGCTCAAAAATGTGCCTATGCGATTTACACCATTGGTGGCAACCCTGCCGTTTGTTCCAGCATATGCAGCTGCGCCAATCGTTGGGTATCCACCAATGCTTGCATCAATATCATTAATAAGAACAATCCCCTTTGTCAAAATTGGAACTGCTTGCTGTGGTAGAACAGCATCTCTTTCAGCAAGAAGCTGTGGTTCCCAGATTAATGGCGTTCCGTTTTCATCAGTTTCAATAACATTTTTCAAAAGAACACCAATGGCTAAATCAGTAGCCGATGTTGTTTTTGTTACTTTGCCAACTGGTACAAATGATGATGACATTGTGTTTCCAATGCTGGAAAGGTTTGAAAGAGAAAGACCCTCACCATACGCATCTTTCCAATTTGTATCGATTTTTACCAATGTTCCGGCTGTTGCTGTACCATCATAAGCAAAAAGATTGATAACATCGTGTTGGCTGAAATCTCTAAATGGTTTTAAGTTTGGCATATTTTTATTATTTAATAGTTATAGTTTAATTTTATGCTTGTCCGGTCGCATATGGGCGCAATCTTTTTCTGATTTGTTGACCGGGCTCGGCACTTTCTGGAATATTCACATAAGAAAATTCACCAGACTTTAGCCAAGTAAGTTTTTGCTTGAATTTTTGCAAACGTCTCCATTTTTTATTTTTATATGTAAGTCCGCCAGAGGCCGCATCATTGTTGTAATTATATTCACTTGGAAATATTTTATTTACAAGCTGTAATATTTTTGAATTAATTTGCTTAATTGCTGCTGTTTTGGCAATATTTCTTGCATCATTCTCGGTTGGGCCTGACTTATAGGCTGTATAAACTAGATTGTTATAATCATCAATTGCATGGCGATAAGGATTTCTTTTTTGATGCCATGGTACCTCTCCGGAGACGATATATTGTGCTGATGGATTTGGAAATATTGTGTGTGCTCCAGCTGGGCTAATTCCTGTTTGTAGAACTTTATCAATACTGTCTAGGGTTCCATAGCCAGAATAAATAACTGAAATATTTCTATCATTTACAATTCCAATTTCAGTGTCAAGCGTGCAAGAAACCAACTCTACGGAAAATCTAACTCCTGAGGGGATTATTCCATTCCATGTTCCTGTAGCGATAACTTTATTATTATTTTTATATAATTGATTGTAAAATTTATAAAAATATGTATCTTTTAATGGATCTGCTTGTTTGAAGTGTCCATTAGGATTTATTGCATATTTTGTTCCAGTTGCTGTTCTGGTTGGGATTTGTATTCCAGAATTCAGTATTGTTTGGTAAGTTATTGATCTGCCACTGATAATGTATCCGCTCCATGCATTGCCTGTTGGCGCTGGGAGTTGTGTTTCTGGAGACATTCCTGTTGTTGCTGCTCTCCAAGCGCTATAAATAGGAACTTGATATGTATAATTTGTTTTGTATATGCCTTCTGGTAGCACCCTGCCGTCATCAATATACCGTGAATCAGGAATTAATGATGGCATTTGGAGCAGCTTTGAAAGCATTTTTCTTTCTTTTCTGCAGGTTTTAAAAGCGGATACTACCGGAGATTTAACTGATGCGCGATTCAGGTTAATTCCTGATGCTGCTCTTGGGTGACCGCTAGCAGGTATCCAAACCCCATCAAGCTTTCTTGGATCTGTTTTTTTCCAATCAGTTAGACTGTTTGGTTGATATATATATACAACGCCTCTTTGCCCCGTGTTTGTTGAGAGATTTACGTTTCCGCTTAGGCAAATAGCCCATGCGCCACTACCATATGGTGTAGATATTGTACTATCAAAATATACTTGCCTTGCTGGTTTTTCAATGTTATAAAATCTTAACCTGCTAGTATCCTCTGATGGAATTGGTGACTCTTTATAATTTCCATTTAGCGTATCAAGATATCCATATTTTCCGCAACCAATAAATCCTGTTGTTCCAGAACCATACCATGAAGACTGATCGATGGTGGCCAATGAGTCTGCACCAGGAACAACAGTTTTAGTTAGTAACTGTGTTTCTGTGTATAGATCTTCAATAGTGTTTAAAAAACCAGTTTCTATAGTGTGAGGGCTCACATAGCAAATTGTTTTTTGTTCAGCATCACCAGTTGATATTAGTAATAGCCCGTTTATTGATTGTTCCGTTGGCGATTGGCCATTGTCTTGGTTAAATTTAGGAGCCAATTTGACTGGTACATTAAAAACTGGACTATCATAAACAGATACTGCGTTTGGATATGGGATATTGAACCCACTAAGATTCATATTATCATATGGTGATTGTTGCTGTCCAGATTGAAATTGAGTGGATTGCTTATGCCAGCGATAGTATGCCTTTCTTGATTCCTCTTTTGATAATTTTCCTACAAATTTTGGGGAAAGTTCTTGTTTGCCAGAGCGTGTTTGGATTTCAATATCTAATGTGTTTGATGCTTTTTCTGGAAAGCGAAATCTTGCATATGAGAATGAATTTTTATTAAATACGCGTTTTACAACTTTTTCTTCTGACCATGGCTTGAAAAAATTATTGTCTTTATAGCTATAATATTCTGAAGGAAAATGTATTTCCGATAATTGTCCTACTAGTGGGGTGTTAATGCGATATCTTACAAGAAAGTGCTCTGAAGCAATGGTCTGCCTCCATGTTTTTAAAACTTTTACTTGTGCGCTATTTCCAAGCGTGCCTTCTACTGGTTTTCTAATTACTAGATATGGATTGGTCTTTCTTAATGGGCCAACATTTTCTAAATCCAAGAAAGCAGATTTTAGATTAAAAACTGCTGTTTTTTGCTGGTCTGTGAAGCCAATGTCTTCACCAGCCTTTGTATAGGCGCCAAAGCCTAGCTTTTGCAGGTCTTCTTTGGAAATAGAAAAATTATCCATAAATTTTTAAAATTTTTTTTGATCTTTTAACGTCCGTTCTTAAACACTCCTATCTAGTCAAGTCATTTTATCCGTCCTGGCTTCTCAATCTGTTACCCTGGGGACAAGGCTGAGTTTACTTCTAGACGAATCCTCTCGGTGGACCTAACATTCTCAGAATGTGATCGATCAATTTGTTATCGTACAGTTGTTTATACCATACATCTATATATTTCTATATAGTTCAGACTATATCTTGGTACCAAAAGTTAATTTGGCACACAGGGCGCTCTTGGGCAGTTTTATTGTTGGGACTCAACCGCCTAGTCGTTACACCTTCTGTCCTATCTTTCCCAGACAGCTTGGCTCGGTATTGTCTTTTTGGCAAGTTATTCACCAACGAAGATATCCACCGAATTCACCCCGTAAACGCTATTTAAATTTTTTAAAGAACTTGAGTAGATTTTACTACTAGCAAATACAATTACACTAAAAAATGTAGCTTTTACCTTTTGTTATCATTTTTTTCAAAATCCCAGCAGTAATGACAAATTTCTGGAGTTACTTTAAATATATCCCTTTTTAAACATTTATAGCCAGAGTCTGTATAATCTCCGCCTTGACAGCTGCATCTACGGACAGTAACAGTTTCTTCTTTTTCAGATTTGTGCTTGCAGTTTTCGAATTTATATTCGCCCGTCATATTTTCTTCGCTCATAGGTTTTCAATTATTGAATAATTTGCGTCTTGAAATCCACCATTTAAAAATAGTTTAGATGTATCTGATACATTACATGCAGACCCATTCAGTTTGCAAAAAACATCAGAAAAATATTCAGCACTGCAAGATGTTAAATATGAAGACATGCTTAGCCTATTAATAAAACTATCTTCACTTTCCTCCATTGCCTTTGTATAGCTTTTTGGCATATTATCATCTAAATTTAAAATTCTATCTGAAAAATTAATTAAAATTGGCATAATTTGATCGTATTTGTCGTAAACCAGCTCTGCTGTTTTTGCATAATCTTGGCCATTTACTTTAAGATCTAATTTTGGGTACTCATTGTATCCCCATTCAAACACATATGAGATATCATTTGTATAAAATTCGCCAGAAAAATTATCTCTTACGATAAACTTATCAAAAGATTTTATATTTAAAAACACTGCCGTATTAAAAATTAAATTAAATGCTTGATTAATATAAAATTTCTTTGCTAATTCTGGCTGATCTTTGAATTTTGGCCCAGAGCATTTAATTGAGAAAAATTTTGCTTTTTTTAAAATTCCTCCTGACATCAATCGCGCAAAATCTTGATCTAAAAAATATGGAAAATTACAATAAAATATTTTTTGGCTATTTGATTTTTTTAATAAAAGATCGTATATCTCTTTTCTCTCTGATATAGAATTACAAACAGGTGATTCGCATATAATATGTTTATTAAGCTCTATACCGCTTTTGAGATATTCAAATTGAGATTCTCTTGGTGTGGCAACATACCACATGTCTGAATTATTTAAAATTTCTTTTTTATTAGATTCATCAGTAGATGTATTTATTGATCCAATAATTTCATATCTGCTGATAAGGCTGGCAACATTTTGGACTTGGGAGCCCCACTCGCCATTACCAATAATAGCAACTTTTATTTTAGACTTGGCTAATTGAGAATCCATATGTTTAATATTATATGTGTCTTTTGTAACAAATCAAAATATATAACCACTCCACCATTTTTGATCATAATTTCTCAAATCTATCATAAATTGGTCCATTTGATCATTTAGCATTCTTAATCTATCAAATTTACTTGGCTCTTTGTACCAACCAATATTTGGATCACTCCAGTCTATTATTGGTACATTATTTATGCCAGAAACTGAAAGTGTTGGAAATTCCTCTATGGGACCTGAAACATAAAAATCATTGTTATTTTGACTTGTAATTGCAAAACTTCCACTTTCTGGATTCCCTAATATTTTTTTTGCCAATTCTAGCATTTTTTTATAATCTTTTATATTTTTCCCATCGCTATCTTTTGCAAAATTTCCGCTAGTATCTTTTAAAAAATTTTCACCAGTCATTCCTAAAAATTGCATTGGCAAGTCAGTAGAAAAATAATTTTGATGATTGTTAAAATCATCCACCCAATAATCTCTTCCAATAACTCCTCCATGCAAATTTCCATCGTATGGTGATGTTTTTCTCTGCGCAGCGCAAGCATATGGGTTTGGAAAATAATATCTTCCAGGAGTTAAATCATTTAACATCTCACCAAGTAGGCATTCTTTAAATTCATTATCTCCAGATTTAAAATATAAATTATATGGAGTTTTTATAGATTTTTTTTCTATTCTATCAATCCATAAAAATGGATAATATTTTTCAGATTCAGCTATGCCATCAAATAGGTTAAAATATTGGTCTACGTTCAATCTTCTTGAGCCATTGCCATTTAAAACAATATCGCCACTTTTCAATATTGTTTTACAAAAAACATTTTTTCTCATAATGGTGAGAGGATTGGTATCTTCAAAGTATAACGCTGGCATGCCAAAACTATCAAATGATGTTATCGCTGGAGTTACCTCTGCTTTTAGAGGTTTTGGAATATCAACGTAAAGCCAATTATATTTAAATATATCTTTTCTTACGTTGTGATTGTAGTGTTTTACAGCGACATTTCTGATAAGATATCCAGCGTCATCCGCCCCACCATTAGTTCTAAATCCAAAAAATATAGAATCTTTTGCTTGACCACTAACTGTTCCGCTCGCTATTCCATCTTCTATATAAAATCCACTACTATTTGTTCGAGTGGCATATGCGAATTTTTCATCATTTTCAATATATATATAATCCTGACCTTCTATTTTGCCACCTAAATTTTTTGGATCTAGTTGTGATCCTAATAAATATCCAGATGGAGGGTTATTTAAACCTCCGCGATTAAAAATTTGAGCAGTATAATAATCCACCTCCCCATCAATAAAAAGCCTGTCTTGTGCAAAATGATCCCAAAGTATAGATTTTTTTTCTATATCGTCTTGACCCAATTGCTGCTTTATACTTTCAGTATATTCTATAAATTTACCAGGAAGCCTTTGTGGAATACCATCGGAAGAATTAAAATCAAAAATTGAAGAAACGACCGAATATCTCATAAACCATGGGTCTATGCATGCCACAAGAATACAAAATATAATACATCCACAATATGAGCATGTTGCAGTTTTGGATACTAGGTAGTTTTGCCAGCCTATCGTCGGCTCTGGACCTCGAACTATTGTCCCATTATAATCCGTCAAAAATTTTTCTGATGGAAATAATTCATTTTTTGCAGCTTTATCTGTAAGCCAATATTGGTCAAGGGCATAAATAACTAAATTAAGGGCATGCTCTCCGTTTCCAATACAGCTATGGCCTTTATAAGAACAAACATAGCATGGCTCTCCGCATCCGCCAATCCAAAAACTTATAGACAGTGGGGAGAGTATATACGGCCACCAACCATACTCTCTCCATTTTACAACTTCTCCAGTTAGTTCGTTAATATTTTCACTAAGTATGTCCTGATAATAATCTTTGACTAATTTTGTATTTCGTCCAAGCGCTGTTTGATCAGGCTTTGTAACAATACTGTCGTTTTTAACTAAATTGTATCTCGAATATGTGCTAAGGCATTTTTGATCGACGGATGTAGGGCGCTGCCCTTCGCGTGTAAAATCGCTATAAACCCAATTTTGAAAATTTGTTACAAATCCAAATAGTGGGGGGTTATTTGTAGAATATTTTTCTAAATCAACGTATTTTGGATTTTGCCAATGCCATGGCACGCCATATTCTTCTTTTATGCTACCAAATTTTGATGCAAGATAGCTTATAGAGCGTGTTGCTCCTATAAAGTATGTGCCAGATTGGCATGACAAGTCTTTATTTTCATTTTCTTCCGTGCCTTGGCCGGTGCGAATAATTCTTAAATTTGCTAAATTTGGATAATTGCACTGATTTAAATAATAATTTGACATAGTCTAGTATATAGACTTTATTACATATTTATATGTCAGATTCTATCATTTCTTTGATCAAGTCATCAAATGATATTTGCGGTACCCATCCAAGTTCAGATTTTGCCATATTGGAATCGCCAAGCAATAAGTCTACTTCAGCTGGTCTATAAAAAGCAGGACTAATTTTTACAAGCGTATTTGATTTTATGTTATTTTCTTGAGTAACAAAATTATCAATAACAAGCTTCTCATCTATGCCGTCACCCTCCCAATGATAGTATTTAATACCAGCATAGACAAATGCTTTTTCAATAAATTCTTTAACTGTATGTGTTTTTCCAGAAGATAGTATATATTCTTTTGGTTCATTTTGATTTAGCATTATCCAAATGCCTTTTATAAAATCTTTAGCATGGCTCCAATCTCTTTTTGCGTAAATGTTTCCAAGCTCGAGCGGCTCAAAGACTTCTCCAGAAGTTATAGCTTTTTTAATTTTACCGATATGTTTTGTTATTTTTCTAGTAACGAATTCTTCACCGCGCCTTGGGCTTTCATGATTATATAATAATCCTTGTATCGCAAAAAGGTTATAACTTTCACGGTATACTTTTACAATATGTCTAGCGGCTGCTTTTGCGGCGCCGTATGGGCTTCTTGGCTTTAGGGGGTGTTTTTCATCTTGTGGGCTGTAATCAACATTGCCTAATTCTTCTGAGGATCCGGCATTATAAAATCTACATTTTGGGGCATGCTTTCTAATCGCCTCTAAGCATCTTATTACGCCTATTGAATCGATATCAAATGTTTGTTCTGGAATTTGCCATGATGCGCCAACAAAGCTTTGAGCAGCTAAATTTATAAAATAATCTGGCACAATATCTCTGACAATATTATCTATTGATTGAGAATCTGCAAGGTCTCCAGTTATTAGTTTGAATTTGTTATTGTTTAATAAATGTTTTATATTTTTATAATTATTTGTTGACGCTCTACGAACCATGCCATAAATTTCATAATCGGTATTTTCCAGCAAATATTCTGCCATATAAGACCCATCTTGTCCAGTCACCCCAGTAATTAAAACTTTTTTCATTGTTTGTTTATATTGCTATTTAAGCGCATCAAATATAGATGAAAATGCGTGAAGATCCCAAAGATTTTGTAATTTCTCTACGACATCTGTATTATTGTTAATTTCGCGCCTAATATTTAAAATCATGTAATCAGTATCATGATGAATATTATAAATATCAAAATTATTTAATATAGATATTTTACTTAAAGAGACTAATGAGTATATGTATTTTGCTTTTTTGAATTGCTCAATGTTACTTAAAATAAAATGTGGCGTAAATATACCAACATGCAAATCAATGTTTTTTGAAAAAAGTTCTTGAATTGAAAAAATAGATTTTAAGCATACATTTGATAAATCTGGAATAATAACTGAATCGATTTTTCCAGAAGCTAATAGTTTGGAAACATTTTTTTTATTAAAAATATTCTCACCATATTCTTCAAATGCCGATGCTTGAATATCTGCCTTGATCAAGCTGTTGCTTGATACTAATGCACTGTTGTTATATTTTATTTTATTTGAATATAATTTTTTAAATAAATTAAAAATATCAGCTTGATTTAAAATATTATTGCCTGTATTGTCGCCAAAGTTAAAATAACAATACGCACAAATATTTTTATCTAAAATATTATTTTTAACGATATTTTGAGAATCGCAAAGATTACAAGCTTTACTCATATATATAATTTTAAGTATATTATATATATGTTATTTTGCGCAAATTTTCCAGTAAATATCTTCTGCCTCTGACATTGATTTATTTAAAATTTCTTGATAATCTTCAACATCTGCCACTTCTTTTTTTCCAGTAATTAAATTTAATAAATCTACATTACTGTCATTTAATACTTCATTAATTTGCTTTAGCTGGTTCTGCATTATTTCATTAACGCTTTCTTTCCATGCTTTTATAAAAGCTTTTTCAAATTTTTCTCTGTCCTGCTCTAAATAAGAATCTGACTCTATAATTTTGTTCCATAAAAAGGATACTATTGATAGTAGTAAATTTTCTTTCATTCCATTGAAAATTTTTTCTTTGTAATTGTCTTCAAATATATTTGATGTATTATTTTCCACTAGAACCAAACCCCCTTTCACCGCGATCAGACTCATCTAGTGAATCTACAAGTATCGGATCCCAGTTATAACATTTTTCAATAATTAATTGGGCAATTTTATCGCCAATATTGATTGTGTAATCATTTTCTCCAGAATTGTATAGAATAACTTTTATTTCGCCTCTATAGCCTGAATCAACAACCCCAGCGAAAACATCGAGTCCGTACTTATATGCCAGTCCAGATCTGGGGGCTACTCTGGCATAATGCCCATCTGGAATTGAAATGGAAATCCCACAGCTTACAGCTTTCCAACTACGACCTTTTATTACATCTGGCTCAGATGAGTATAAATCAAGCCCAGCGTCAGATGGCGTGTTTCTAGTTGGTAATTTAGAATTTTTTGTTAAAAGTTTGACTTGTATCATTAAACTATTATAGTTCAATATATTACAAAGACAATATTATATTTTTATAAGTTCTATGCCGAATTCTTTTGCTAGTTCTGTAGAAAAATCGTCACGCTCATAAGCTTCGTTATAATAAACTTCTTTTATTCCATACATTGATATATTCTTTATACATTCAGAGCAGGGGCGTAGTGTGACTGCCATTAATTTAGCTTCATGTGGCTTAATGTAGCGCAAAGCAGCGGTTTCTGCGTGAGATACTCGACGACGCCTTTCGTCTCTATCGCTCCAATTAATCTCAACGCCTGGAGGCGCTCCATTGTAACCTATTGCAGCTACAGTATTATCATAGCGCAGAATACAGGCACCGACCTTCCTATAAGGATCTTCAGATCTAAGTGCGGCAGCTTTTGCAAGCTCCATGGCATATTCTGGCCAAGTTAATCGTTTATGCATCATATTTGACAAGCACCACCAGCACAGGCTTGGGCTCCAAGAGTAGCGGCCTCTACGTAGGTTTGGTCTTTTTCTATTACACTAGACCAATCGACTTCTCGATGTTCTCTTTGTATGTCGCACCATGTTTTCCACAATGTAACATGTTTTAAACAATGCGCTGTCCTGCGATCATCGCCATTAAAATATCTTTGAGAAAACTGCTTCGCTCTCCTTAACCAGTCTTTTTTCGCAAACCAATTGTCATATTCTACTTTTTTTCCATAGTATGAAATAATTTTTTCATTATGCTCTTTAAGAGTATACCCATTCTTATGTGGAAATACTGGCTCAATCATGCTTTCTGGAACTTGCTCTCCAATGCCAAGAAATGCATCGCATGCTTTCCATAAATTACCATCAAAAGCAGCTAGTCCATCTACAGTTAATCCAGAAGCAAACACTGAAGCATTTCCATATTGCTCAACAATCTCTTCTGGGGTTAAAACAGTGCTGAATGGAGCCTGTGGGTAGTCAAGATCGCCAGAGGATGGCAGCAATGATATGCCAGAAAAATATTCTTGATTATTAAAAATAAACTTTTCGACATCCTTCCATTCATTTGGTTGAACAACTACTGTGCATGACACATTATGCCTAACATATGGTTTTACGCATAGTTCTTGATTTGTGCCATGTTCTACCCAGTTTCTTTGAGTAGACTTGATTTGATCTAAAAACTGAACTGCTGATGTGGCATTTTTTAAAATAGCGCCTCTTGGCACTTCGCACAAAAACGAAACAACCTCATCGGTTCCGTTGGCTGACCAAACGCTTGTTTCTACAGCAAGTGGGTTTTGTGACTTATAATGCTGTGCTGGAAATTCATTGCGATTGGCTTGAACTCTGCGAATATATCGTTTTGCATGGTGTGGGTGTATTCCAGAGGCGGTTCCAAGCACACAACTGGTTGATCCGGCTGGCTTTACGCATGTTGTTCTTGCAGATTGATTAATACCAATCATTGCGGAAATTTTTTTATTTGTTTTTTTAATTTCCTCCGCGCCTTTTCTTTGAATTTTTGAATCTAAAAGAATTTCAGGATTATCCATGAATCCAGTTATCGAACAGCCAAGAAGGGCCTCTCTTTCAACTATTTTTTTAGTAGTATCTGTTAAATAGTTAAAACGAGTATACCCTGCCTGCATTGTTCCCAAAATGGCAGATGCTCGGCATGCTTCATAAAACTCATCTTCGCTTGTGCAAAATTTTCCATTAATTTCCGTTAGATTACAGACTTGTATGCCGCTCTTGCCATTAAAGTTTGGAATCATTCCAATTTCAGCACATGGGTTATATACAACGTCTGTTCCATGTAGCCAAATAAATCCAGGCTCACCAAATTGACGCGTTGACTCCATGAGGCTATGAAACTCTTCTGAAGTTGTTTTGCCTTTAATAAGGACAGCAGAATTATTAGACCTTGCTCTTTGAGGATTTTCTATAAACCAATTGCCAGTTTTAGCAGCAGCCATTTCGCCATCATTTAGTGAAAATTGACAGATAGTAGCAGATCTGCGAACGCCCCCAGATAAAACTGCATCGCTGGCATGCATAATAATATCATATGCATCTATTGGGCGCAGCTTCCCAGCAAATTCATCTGTTTTGAATTCTGCACTATTAATTCGTTTTTCAATCAATGTCCTAATTTTTTCTATTGCCTTTTCAAGGCCTTTATGTCCAGGTGCTTTAAATTGACCAGCTATTAAGGCGCCCTCTGGACGAATAAGGCTATAATCAAAATTTACTTTGTGACCAGACATTTCTGGAAATTCGCTGTCTTTTTCAGCAAAATAGCTATTGACAATAACCCCAATCGCATCGGCCCAGCCCTCAATGGAATCTTCTACTTTCCATTTTCTCCAAGCAGAACTATCTACGTGATGAAGTTTGGGCAATTTATCAATGTGTTCTTTTTGAACAGAAAATCCAAGACCAACACCACAAAGTAATACATACATCGATTCTTGGAATGATCTTGCCCTATCAATATAGGTAGAAGAACAGTTATAGATTTTAAATTCTTCTTTCTCAATCCATTTTCCGCCAAATTGTAAAGCCCTTTGTGAGCCAAGAACTCTTTTCTTTCTTACCATTCTTTTTGCAAATTCAAATTCCTCTTTAAATTCTGGATTTGATTCTAGAACATGAGCATACTTTCTAGCATGCATTCCAAATACGCGCTCTACAATTTCTGGCCATGTCTCTCTTCTTTGTTTTTCTGGAAGATAGTGTGAGTATTTTGCGTACAATGTGTATTCTGAAAGTGCTTTTAGGCTCATAGTATTAAAAATGATTTAAATTTTTTTGACGCGCTTGCGTCAGTTTTTTATATTACGCTAATTTGTTTGGAATGAAAATTTTTTTTACGTGATGGCGTAAAAAAAATGAAAACAAAAAAAAGTGGTGTATGTTATTTTATAGACATATCAAATATCATCTCTTCTATAGATAATATTTTACCATTCCATAACTGGCTATTCATTGATTGATCTATCGTAGATAATGTTTTATTAACAGTAATGTCACAAAGGCTAGGAGTAATATCAATATTTTTTTTAAAATACTTTTTAAATAATTCGAGTAAATGATATTTGCTAGCTGTATCTTGCGGAACTATATGCTGAACATTATTGACTTGTATATTATTTGATATTATATTTTCACATATTTTGGCAAATTGAAGTGTTGTAATTCCATTCCAAAAATGATTAATATATCCTTCAATTGGGATATCGGTATTTTGGTTGAGAAACCAAGAAAGTAAATTTTTTGATGTATTTAGTTCCTCACCAATGATTGAGCATCTAAGATTGTAGACTTTCTCATTTTTGATTTCTCCAAGACTTTTAGTTTTTCCGTACACATCAACTGCATCATGCGATGATAGCTCTGAATAGTTGCCAGATTTTCCAGAAAATACCCCATCGGTAGTTATGTTAATAATTCTTTTTGCAAGATCTGATTGCAATATCTTCATGGGAAGTAGCGTGTTGATATTGACTGCTTCAGACAAAAGATCTGGAGTTTTTTCCTTTGTTCTTAATATACCAGCACAATTAATTAAATAATCATAAGGCAAAAAGAAACTAAAGAGTTCATCGTAATGAATATAGAATATATTATCCTCTCGACAAATTCTCCTATTTCTAGTAAAAGCATATATTGTCCAGTTTTTATTTTTGGATAGATATTTTACAACCGTATGCCCCAGCATTCCTCCAGAACCAACTACCGCAATTTTCATAAATAAAAATTATTATCAGATAGTAGATTTTCTAAAGCTAGCTTATCCATTACATAATCTCTACTTGAAAATTCTTTATTAATAAAATTAACAGGCTTTTCAGAAGTTTTCGTTGGGCTAATTGCAAAATAATTGTCATGGCTTGTAGTTCTGAAAGCCTCCTCTTCGCTTATCATTACTTCGTGTATTTTTTCGCCAACTCTTGGTTTTGTAATAGAATATTGCAATCCAAATTTTTCTTTATAAATATCAAAAAGATCTTTTATTTTGAAAGATTTAATATTAGGAATTATTGTTGCCTGTGAAAAATTTTGCATGCTATATAGAATTAAGTCTATTGCATCTTCTATGGATAGCATAAATCTGGTCATTTCTTCTGAATATAAATTTAATTCATATTTATTTTCTAGCGCGTTTTTAATTAATGGTATAATAGATCCAGTTGAATTTGTTACATTTCCGTATCTGCATGATACTAAAGGTACATGCGAGTTATTTACAATAAAAGATTGTTCAGCAACGAATTTGCAGGCGCCATATATAGTTGTTGCCGCGCATGCCTTGTCGCTTGAAACAAAACATGCTGATTCAAAATTATTATCTTCAGCGGCAATTCTCGAATTTACTGCACCATTTATAATAGTATCTATTGCTTCAGTAGTGTTCTCGTCGCAAGCCGATATTTGCTTTAAGCTGGCTGTAAAAATGCCTACATTGCAATCTTTTGACTCTCTAATTAATCTATTTAAATTTCTAATATCTCCAACAACGCATTTTATTTTTGGATATTTTTTCTTTAATAAATAGTGCTTGGCCTCGTCTCTAGAAAAGCAAACAATTTCATTATCTTTATAAAGTCTTTCAATTAAATTTTTTCCAAGATATCCAGCGCCTCCAGTAATAAAAATTCGCTTGTTTTTCATATATCATTTATGATGTATTGTAAATGTTTTATCTAAAAAATTTGTGCCAACGAGTTCACCAAATTCTTTATTGTATGGTCTTGTTTCGGCTAGTTTCCTAACTTGATTGCGGCATTCTTCTTGAGGCCAAGAGCATAAATTAGGAACAATGGCCCATTTATCAGCTAATAATTTTCTATTATTGTCGCTTGGGGGCCAAGAGCTTGGAATATTTAAAAATGGTATTTCTAAATCATAATAATACGCAATATTTGCTTCATTTAATCTAAATAAAAAATCCATATCTTCTTGACCGCCGCCGACAAATCTTTCATCAAAAAACCCTACCCTTCTTATAGTTTCTTTATGTATGCCAAAAAAACCAAGAGCATATAGGCCAACCAGCCCATAGCCAGATCTAAGTAATTGAATTATTTTATAAAAACTTTTGGATGATTCTGGTCTAGCCTTATCCGATAAGAATATGCAATATTCTGATTTAGAGCTTAAAATAGATTGATTCATCATCTCGGAATAACTTTTGGGGTTATTTGGAGTAAATAAATCAAAATTTATATCAGGGGTTGAGCGTATTAATTCGTCCGCCAAATGTTGCCTATTGGAGTTAATTGTGCAAGAAAATAAAGTCTCGTTAAAAAAATTATTCATAAACTTTTATTTCTGGTAATGGAATGATCCATTTGCCATTAAAATTTTTATTTCTTTTTATTATTTCATCAATAAAAGTATACGCAAAGCATAGGATATAGTCTGGCGGATCTGTATTTAAAATTTCAGAATTTACTATTGGTATATGATTATTTGGAGTAAAACATCCAACTTTTAAAGGCGCATCATCAATAATTAGTGGTATCTCAGACTTATTTATATTATAAAATGCCATAAGTGTATTTGCTTGGCCAGAAGCTCCATATCCATAAATTTTTTTATTTTCACTTTTGAGTCTAGATATCAAAGATTTAAGTTCAGCGCCAAGAGACTTTACATTATCAGAATAATCAAGATATGTATTGATATCATAAAGTTTTAAATCAATCTCCTCTTTTTCTAAAGATGATACGCTATCTTTAATTTCGTATGCTCCATTATGGCAAATATAATAGCGTACAGATCCGCCGTGTATGTCAATATGTTTAACATCGAATATTGATAAATCAAACTGATCCATTAAATATTTCATAGCTTTAAGGCTATAATAATACATATGCTCATGATATATGAAAGGAAATTGAAAATTTTTAATAATATTTCCAAGCCAATGTACCTCTATAATCGCTACCCCTTCGCTAGATAATAATTTTTTAATTCCAAAAGTAACATCTTTAATATTTTCGATATGGGCAAAGCAGTTGCTGGCGCTTATAATATCTGCCGTTCCATGTTCAGAACTTATTTTATCTGCAAGGCTACTATTAAAGCATGTGTTATACAGTATAGTACCATCTGGTTGAAAGTTTTTTGCAACATTGCTTGGGTCTACGCCAATAATTTTTTCATACTGTGTGCCTATCAGATTGCCAAGCATAGAAAAATCATTGCAACCAATTTCAACTATATTTTTATTATTTTTTGCTGACTTATATTCATTTGCCATTTCACCAAAATGAATTTTAAGAGTATTTATTGATCCTGTTTTGTAGAAATAATCGCTAAATAAAACTTCTGGAGAAATTACTTCATTCACTTGGACTAAAGAGCTTTCTGGGCAAAAAGAGACTGTTAGCGGATATTTAGATTCTGTTTTACATGACCCTTCATCTTTTAAAAATCCACCAGCCAATGCCGTATCGAAAGAAAAAAATGTTATTAAATTTTTTGATTCAGAAATTCTGCAATGATTATATTTTTTATACATAGGATCCTAGTGATATTTTTTGTCTAAATTGTTGAATTGAAATTCCTGCTTTTAACTGAAAGTTTTCTAAATTATTTTCATTTTTAAGTTCTTGTGGAAGCCTCTTCATTGAAGCAGAAGATGTGTGAAAAACAAAGGATTTATTTGAGCAAATATGTTTAAAGTTAAATCCGTGCAATTTCCATAGGTTGTAGGCAAACATATCATCGCGTCCGTACCCGCTACGAAAAGTCATATCCCATTCTCCAGAATATCCACCAATAGAGAGATAATCTTTGGATTTTACGCATATTGGGTGACAATATGATATGATCATTTTGTCTTGATTGTAAAGATTGTTACTCCATTTGCCAATGAATACGTTGTAGGTTTCAATAGAAATTTCTGATTTTAAATCTGTATCCACAACAACGCATGGGTTATTGCTGTAAAAATTTTCCACAAGCATACATGAAGATGATGCTGGGTAATTTTTTTCTATAATTTGAATCAGATCATCTGCAAAATCTAGACAAAAAAGCATATCATCATTGGTGTTTAAAAAATATTCAGAATTCTCTATAAATGGCTTTAAATAATCTATTGCCAATACGCCTCTGTTTTCTGGAACAGCAACGAATGGTATTTTCAAATTTAAAAGAAAATCTATCGACTCTATATCGGCCTCATTTAAAACAACAGCAATCCCGTCTTTGCTAAAATCAAGGCTTTGCATTATTGAAAAAATACAACCCTTTAAAAGATTTGGGTTATTCCAAGAGCATAATCCAACTAATAATCTTTTTTTATGCATATGTATCATTGTATATTGTTGGCGGCAATTGGCCAGATTTTTTATAAAAATCTTTATTAATTTCAACACAATTTTTTAAAGGATTCCAATTGTAAGAGCATGCGCCAAAATGTGCCTCTTGGTATTCTATTTTATTCTTGCTTCTCTCATTATTAAGCCAAGTCATATGTTTTACATGAATATTATTTTTAGGAATAATTATGCTAGAAAGCTGCTTATAATCTACAGGCGCTCCATCTTTATTGCTATATAAAATATCATTATCCCAATAAAATTTATCAATAGTATAATTTTGATATGTTTTTTTGAATAATCTCGGCGGACAAAAACCATCTATCCAAGATTTTTCATCAAATATATAATTTTTAAAATTAATTTTGGCCCAAGCAACCCAGCTAAAATCATCTCCATTTATAAAGTTTAGTAAACTTTCTATTTCTTTTTCTGTATAAAACTCATCTATATCTAAAATAAGAAACGTATCAGTGTTTGTATTTTGTTTTAAAAATTCCAATGGAACATTTCTAGCATTATGTTCGTTTACAATATTTTCATTATTATGAAATATATGACTATCTGGAATAAACTTGCTAAGCTCGTCTAGGCACGGTTTATTGTTTTGTTTTTGAAAATTTTCGAATTGAAAGCTGGCACATGCAGTTGGTATATTAAAATTCTTCCAAGGAGATAGGCATGGCTGCACATACTCTTCAAGGGCGTAAGCTGACAGTATAATGGCTAAATTTCTCATATATCTAATCCATGTTTGAAGTATTCGTCTTTAAAATCAGACTCTTGAGTGTTTAATACAACATCTCTTCCACTATAGCCTGACCATTCGTTTTGCCAAAAATTTTTATTAATCTCTCCTCGCCTGCTTAAATCTTGATATCCGTAGTGGATAACAAATGGTATTTGTAATGTTTTTAGAATTTCTATTGGAGATTTATGTTTAAAGTCTGGATGATGTGTAATATTTATAGATTTGCACAAATTGCCCAGTTCGTCTATTAGCTCGCAACCATCGCTTTTATCTTTATCAAATTTACCATCAGATCTTCTTGCAAAATTAACAATGCCTCTATGCATACCCTTTTTTCTATGGATATACCATTTTGTGCCTATATCTCTATAGTGATTTTTATCCTTATAAAGGTTAATAACGGGAATCATAAAAGCATATCCATCTAAAATTATATCTTTATTGACCTTGATAAAGTTTTTCCAAATATTTGGATCATTAATTCTTTCATCTCCGTCAAGTTGAACACATATATCATTTGAGCAATTTTGAAGGGCAATATTCTTTAGCTTTCCATCTTTAGCAAATGTTGTAGAATTTGCATCATAACTCATAAATACTTTAACTTTGCTATTGTTGTTTGCAATATTTTGTAATATGTCTTGTGTATTGTCTTCATTATCAGGTATTGTGGCAATACAAATCTCGTCAGCTAATTGAGAAAAATTTTCTATAGCAGAATTTATATCAAACTTATTCTTTTCTATATTGAACGCTGTTGTATAAATTGATATCATAATTAATCCCAATACTTAAAAACATGCGCTTTCCATCCTTCAGGGACTATATTATCACATTTTTTTGTAGATAAAATTTCTTTCCATTGATCTTCTGAAAATGGATAGTATGTATGTTTCATCCTGACATCTCCCGATACTATGCTAACAACCTTTGTATCAGTTCTATGCCTCCATACTGTTCCATCTTTTTCTTGGCGTACGCTCCATTTGCCACAATCTGCAAAAATAGGATAATTTTTACCATTATGGCTTATATAAATAGATTTATATTTTAAATTATTTTCTTTTATATAATTTTGGATACACTCCTCGGTCCATTTGATTTCACTCCATGGGCCTGGACCACCAATACTCTTTGGTATTTTATTGTAGAATGATGGACTTATAAACTGAGCCCTTTCTGAATAGTTGCCATGTCCTTGGTTACCAGCAAGATCTATATAAGCGTACCTATCGTTTTCAATAAGTTTTACCATTGATTCAATAAAATTATCATCAATTACTGCTAATTGAAGCTGGTCTACTTGTATATAGAATGCATAATCGGCAAAGGATTGAGCAAATAGCTGTATTGTTCCTGCGCCGCAACCATTATTTCGGCTATTAACTATAAGATCATCTATTAACCCATCCTGCTTGAACTTCTCTGAATATCTCTCGGAAGATCCATTATCTAAATATGTAATTTTATAATCAAACTTAGAATTTGATCTTATACTATTTAATAAGTTTTTGGCTTCATCTGGCCTATTATAGTCAAGTATAAGATACTCAATAACATATTTCATGTAGTTATTTTTAATCCAGTTTTCTTTTCTAACTTCTTAATTCTTTCTTTTCGTTCTTTTTGAACTACTTCTGGATGTTTTGCGCCATGCCTCTTTGCGGAATAGTCTTTATAATATTTTTTTCTAATAGGATCATTAAACCCGCCACGCTTTTCGCTTAATTCCCTAGAATAGTCCTGAATATCTCCTATGGTGCCTCTCATTTTTCCAGTCTTCTCTATAAAAGAGTTTTCAGAAGAAATATTTGTATCTATAGAGGCATTTGGAGAGTAGTAAATTCTTCTTAATTTTTTTCCATTGTGATAATATTCATGAACGTCATTCATGCCCTGAACTATATCATGAACTTCGCCACTATCATCATCAATGTAAGAATATATTGGCATTATTTATAGTCTTTGCTATTTCTTATAATTTCACACTTTGGGGTAACTCTTCTCCAAGAGCCATCTGGCATAATTTTATAAGATCTATCAGAGTGTTTAATAAGATTTCCAGAGTTTTCTTTTAAGAAATCATTTCTAGTATGTTCAGCAAGTTTCTGCTTTAACTCCTCTTTATGCTTATTGTATTTTTGAATTTCTTTATTTTTACTTTTTGATCCCATATTATTTTATACTTTCTAGTATTTGACTGGTAGTTTTTTCCCAAGTAAATTCTTCTTGGAGTTTTAGCCCATTTTCATTTACAGGATTAGATTTTACCTTTTCGATTGCTGCATCACATGCGTCAATAAATTCACTTGATGAAAAATCAAAAATATTACCTTGATTAAATGGCTGACCCTCTCTAAAGAAAATATTATCATATGCTGGAATTTTACCATTTGGAGTTACGCAAACAGAATTTTCTTCGTTCATCCAATCTTTATATCCATGAGCTTTTAGCCCAACGCAATGCTTTCCAAGAGCAACAGAAGTGAATTCTGGTAACCCCCATGTTTCACCACCAGACATAGCAATTATAATGTGATTTGCATTTAAAAATTTATTATAATCCGCGTTGTTGGGCATCCATGGCAGAAAATTGATATTAAAATAACTTTTACCCTCTAATGCCTGAGATATCATTGCGCTTTGATCTTCTGGCTTCAAGAAATTATTAAAAATGGCACAATTTAAATAAACATCATGCCTATTTCCATATTTTTTTGCCCATGCATTTAAAATTTTGAGGTGATGCTTTCTTTTTTCTAGTTTTCCAGCCAGACCAAAGCATATTCGATTGTCAGGATAGTTAATATTTTCAATTTTAAATGTATTTGAATCAAAACCAAGGGGTATGGCCTTACAATTAATATCAAAATTAGAAAAAAGATTTGCGTAATGCTTTGATGGGACAAATACCATTTCTTGATTTTTCAAAATATTAAGCTCACGCGCAGTTGGGCTATCCAACTCATAAAAAGTATAGAGATATTGTTTTTCTGAAACACTTTCTAGACTTCCGGTAATATGCCATAATTTTAGAACAGGATTCTTTTTAGAATGGGTTTCTTCTGATTTAATAGAGTTTGAAACAATCCAATTCACAAAATCATTTTCTGATTCAAGCATCGAATGATCAGGTTGACCTATATGAAATATAGATGGGTTTATTTGCTTTTTAAAAATCTCTCTAGCAATATTATTTGAACATTGACCCAAGCTAGTCTGATTGAATGGAAAATTTATAGCGAATTTCATAAACGATAATATTTAAATGATTTGAAAAATCTAAAAAATAAAAGCCCAATTTTAGGTTGGGCTCTTATTTGATTTATAGATAGTTAGAATTAAAACGGAATATCGTCTTGATTATCTACCTCTTGAGAACTCTCTGACTGTTGTGGCTTTTTAGCCTTCGATTCAGGTTTAAGATCCTCCGATAGGTCGGAGAGTGTCAATCGGTAATCAGGCTGGTTTGGCTTTGTCTTATTATTTTTAAAAATAAAAGCAGTATATTCGCCAGAACCAATCTTTACCTTTCCCGAAAGGAATTGTTTTCCATTTTTTTCTTTTTTCCAGAAGGCACCAACATCTGTTAGATCTGATGCATTATTACTTTTTTGCTTTGTATCGCTCATAGTTTTTATACTATATCTAGATTTGATGTAGATTTCAATTTATTTTTCAAAAATGAAATAAATTTGTCATGCCAGTTTACAACTGTCTGTGTAGAAACCCCAAAATGATCAGCTATTTCTTTGAAGGTTTTTACTTTATTGCCTTCAGTAAAATATCTCATTTTTATTACTTCCTTTGCTGTTTCGTCTGATGACATGCTGATTATATTTTTAATATGTGATAGTATATCATTATCTTTTGCCTGATATGAGGCCTCTTCATTAGAGTACTGATCAGCCAAATATTTTAAAACATCGCTGTCCATTGTTGATTCTTTTTTGTACTGATTGCATGCATTGAGACATGCATAAGTTACAATATTACCAAGCCAAGTTGAAAACTTCGCGCCAAATGATGGATCGAATGTTTTAGCTGCTTGATAAATAAGCGAATCTTTTTGCTCCTCAACGTCTTTTGCAATAGTTGAAGTGTTATTATGAAAATACTTGTTATATATTTTGTAACATATTCCAGAATGCCTATCAATAAGGATTGACAGTGCGTCCTGACTTGCTTGATTCCTTACCATGTCGGCCAGATCGTTATCTTGTAGTTTATTAATCATAATGAATTTTATAAAAACGCCTAGCGTTTTTGCGGCCTTTGGCCGCATTTATTTTTTTGTTCTAACATAAATTAATATTTAACATGTTTTGTTTGAAAAAGCAATATATTTTTTTATTATCTGTCATGGATATCTACTCAATACTCCTTATTTCAATAACAATATCAATGATTCTTTACTATGTGTATGAGACGAATGTTTTGTGGGAATATTTAAATAAAATTTCTGATTTATTAAATTTTAATGGATCTAATAAGATTTTTTGCGGCATACTTTTGGTTAAGGCATATCCTAGCAGTGAAGAGCCAAACTATTTACAGTTTATTAATAAAATATATAATACTTTTACAACAAGACTACTATCGTGCCCAATATGTTTAGGATTTTGGATATGTCTAATCGCTGGTGTATTATCTGATATTATTTTAGTGCCAACCTTTGCTTTTATTTCTCTAACAATGTATTACTTTATAAAAATTTTGACAAAACTATCTGCAAAAATATAATCCCTTATGAAAAGCATATCGTACTATAAACCAAATAGTCAAAACAAAGGTTCTGCTGCTCAATTTCAATTTGGAGCCAAAGAAAATGACTATGGCCTTTACCTTGGCATTGTTAAGCAATTCGGGTGGAATAGCCAATCGAAGCGCGGATCATTTTCTGAAAACTCAAAAAATCCACTAAAAAATAAAAAAATCAAGTTCAACAATACAGAGGCATCTGCAATGTGTAGGGTGATAGAATCATCTTCTGAAAAATGGTCAACGGTGCATAAAAGTGAAACTAAAACCACCTCAATATCATTCTCTCACTATATCAAGGATGGCATAAAGTTGGGGTATGGCCTTTCTATAAGCGAAAAGGATGGAGAGGCATTCATGATTGGATTCAATAATGATGAAGGTTATTTACTTAAAGAATTTTTAAAATCATATATTTTATTTACTTTCGATAAAAATAATGTTAATGATAGTGAAAATAAAAAACAATCAAATTTTTAAATGAGAAAAAAGCGAGTACTTTTCCTTACAGACTATGCAGGTGTAAATACTGGATTTGGTAAAAATATAAAATTACTTTTAACGTATTTATATAAAACAAAAAAATACGAATTATTTCATGCAGCTTGCGGTGTTGGTAGGGATAATCCAGAATTTCAAAAATTTCCTTGGAAAACTATAGGGGTAATACCAAATGATCAGTCTTTTATTAGCAGAATGCAACAAGATCAGCATTTTGCCAGAATGGCCAGCTATGGAGAGCCAGAAATAGCTAAAATTGTAGAAGAAACAAAACCAGATGTTATTTTTGCTATACAAGACAGCTGGGGCGCATTATTCGTAGCAGATAAGCCATTTTTTAAAAAAATTCCGACAGTTTGCTGGATTACATTTGATAGCCTTCCTCTTCTTCCAGACACCGTTGAAAAAGCCAGCAAGATAGCCAACTATTGGACATGGTCAGATTTTGCAGAAAATGAATTTCATAAACTTGGATTTGATCACGTAAAAACTCAATATCCATTAACTAATACGGATAACTTTTATCCGCTTTCAGAAAATGAAGTGCTTACTATAAAGCAGCAGCATGGTATTGAGAAAGATTGTAAAATATTTGGTTTTGTATTCAGAAATCAATTGAGAAAACTAGTTGGTACATTAATATCTGGATATTCAGAATTTTTAAAGCAAAATCCAGAGATGTCTAAAAAAACAAAGCTTTTGCTGCATACGCATTTTGCAGAAGGGTGGGATATTATGAGATTTGCAAAGCAATATGGGGTTCCTGAAGAAAATATTTTATGCACCTATATTTGCAAAGAAACTTATAAATACTTCATTCTCCCATACGCTGGGCAAGATATAGAAAATCCAACAACCAAAAGAAAAACATTAATAACCACAAATGTCAGTATTGGCGTAACTGATTCGCAATTAAACGAAATATATAATATAATGGATGCCTACCTGCATCCTGCAACATCTGGCGCATGCGAAATACCAATTGTTGAGGCTGCATTAGCTGAAAAAATAGTATCTACATGCGACTATTCATTTGGCTGGAATGTTGTAAATCATAATAAGGGGTGTATTCCTATGGATTATTCACTTTACAATGAACCTCCAATGGGATCAAGTACTCAGTTTTTAAAATCTCAACCTTATCCATCATCCATATCAAAAATAATGAAAAAAATTTGCGAAATGAAGAAAGATCGCAAAAAAGAAATGGAAAGACATTCTAGAGAATGGGCATTAAAAAATTATTCAGTTTCTGTAAATGGTGAAAAAATAGAAAATTTTATAGATTCGCAAAAATTTATCGAAGATGAGCAGGCATGGGTAGACAAAGAAGTTAAAAATATCAATCCAAAAGCACAAATTCAAAATATTGATGATGACTTGCAGTGGGTATTGCAGCTTTATAGTAAAATATTAGACACTAATCCTGACCTCAACGATGATGGTGTTAGACATTGGATGATGCAAATTGAAAGAGGAATGCCAAGACAAAATATTGAATTATATTTTAGAGATGTTGCTAATAAAGAATTGCAAAAAGAAAATCCACAAACATTGGATGTTTTATTTGACAGTAGCGATAAGTTGAATAAATTAAAAAGACTATTAATTGTACAGCCACAAAGTGCTGGAGATATTTTTATAGTAACATCATTACTTGAATCAATCAGGTCAAAATTTACTAAAGACAAATGGAAGATATATTTTGCATGCGAGCCTAAATTTTTTGAAATCTTAGCTGGTAATGAAAACATAGATAAAATTATCCCATACAATCAAATTATGGATAATCAAATAATTATGGAAGGTCATGGAGATCACAATGGTTATGTTGATATTTGCTTAAATCCATACTTTTCAACACAGAAGTTATTAAATTATACTCATAACAGTTATAGCATTTCTCAATTCGATCACGAGTTTAAAAAATAATATGTCACATCTATTAGAAACTTACAGCTTGCAAACTGGAGCAAAGGCATCAAAGCCTTTTATAATTAAAAACTTTTTCCCAGTACCAAAAAAGTACATAACCATTCACAATTCTAGCGGAATGGGCGCAAAAAATTATGATCATTTTCAAGATGTAATTGATGAGATTTTAGTGAAGTTAAAAGACAATGGTATTGAAATTGTACAAATTGGTGGAGCAGAAGATCTAGCCCTCAATGGATGCGTTCATTTACATGGCAGAACAAATTATCACCAAACCGCATATATCATTCAAAATTCACTCCTTCATATTGGAAATGACAGTTTTCCCGTCCATATCGCATCTGCGGCGGACAGGCCCATTATAGCTCTATATAGTATAACCACGCCAAGTATTGCTGGCCCATGCTTTAATTCAAAAGAAATAAATGACTATAAAGTTTTTTGCTTTTCTCCAGACTATAAAGGCAAAAAGCCATCCTTTAATCCCAACGAAAGTCCAAAAACAATAAATACAATAAATTTTGAAAATATTATTGAAGCAATTGAAAAGATATTAAATATCGATACTGGATATAATATAAAAACTATATTCAAAGGGGACAAATATCTTGCAAGAGTTATAGAATTTATTCCAGATACATTGCTTAGACCAGACTTTGCTGGCGGTAGTTTGATAAACATGAGAGTTGATCTGTGTAACGGCGATATTGATGAAAATTTAATATTTGCAAATTTAAAAAGTAGGAAGTTTAACATATTTTTAAAAAATTCTAAAAAAATTAAAAATTTGCATATATTGCCTATGTTAAAAGAAAATATTGCTAATATATTCATTGATGTTACTGATGAGGTGGTAGATATTGAATACATATCATCATTAGTAAATTATGGAATAAAACCAACAATATTATATACTGGAGAAGATGAAGATTATTTTAACGAAATTAAAATAAATTTAATAAATTTTAATTTGAATTTTATAAAATACTCTCCACAAAAAATAAAAATAGAGGATATTGTAAAAAATAACAATATTGATAATATTATATTCAAAACAAATCGCCTCATTTTAAGTTCTGGAAAATTATACCTTTCCATAGCATCTTACTTAAATGGTCAAAGCTCAAACAGTAATTTTGAAAAATTAAACGAAATTAAAAACTACAAAGATCTTGACAAAGAATTAGAATTCTGTTATCTTTATATCAAAGAAGATAAATAATTATGCCTAAAACATCTCAAAAAACAGAAACAGTCGTAGTCAATTCAGATAGCAATCCTACTGTAGATAGTGATTCGAAAATTTTTTCTAGAAATGAAAGTGGTCTTTTAAATAATACCAAATATAAATACAGCGACGATGGAACAATTAACTGGAAATCCATGGTTAAACCAGAATTCTTAGTCCCAAACAAGGATAAATTTACAGCAACAACAGATTTTAATTCTATTGACGTAACCCAGCTCGACGACAGTCAGCTTTTAATCCTTCTTGGCGGCATTAAAGATGTTGCTTGCATAAGGGGATTCTCTTCCGTTGATTATGATGTTATTACTGCCAGACAGGACTATGTTGCAGTTAAATGTAATATATCTTGGATTGCTAATTATGAAACTGGAATGATACCTGTAAAATTTTCAGCCTTAGCTGACGCCCATTTCGAGAATACGAGTGGTTTTGGTAATAAGTTTTTAATGGCAATTGCAGAAAATAGAGCGTTTATTCGCGCAGTTCGTAATTTTCTTAGAATTAATATTGTTGGCCAAGACGAAATCGATCCAAAAAAGAAAAATGAAATTATTGAAGAATCCCAACCAACAAATCCAGCTAGTGTTTTAAACAAAGTTATGTCTGAGGTGGGCTTGAGTTTTGAAACAATAAAGGCAAAGCTTGTAACTGAAAATGATCAAGATGCGGCTGAATGGAATGCAATTTCAGATATTCCCAAAAAACGAATATTTGAAATTATAGAGAGAATTAAAAGAAAAAATAAAAACTGACAAGTTATTCGCCTTCACTTGGCAAATCTGGCGGCTTCGAAAACGGTGAAGGCAAGAACATAAAGCCATCACATGATTGAAAAAGTATTAAATCATTTGTTACGTGTCTTTGAATTTTAAATAAAGTATCATTAAATTCAAAAATAGAGCCGTCACCATCAAAGCTAGCAAGCGGATAGATACTCAGTATAGGGATCCTTAATGCAACTTGCCCAGACAATGTTTTTGATTGTTCGTCACTATATTCTTGCATAGATGGATAATTTTCCCACCATTGATTGTTATAATTAAAATTTGCAGCAAATGGATTTCCATTATTAAAAAAAACTTCCAACCAAACCTTCCATAACGAATCGCTTGTAACTGGGATAGCAACATCCTTATTGGATATATTTAGAGTACTATCTGCTGACAAACCAATAAAAATATTAGAATTTGTATTGATATTGACAGTATTTAATGTTGAAGAGCATATTGGCGCAAATGGTCCAATTTCAGCCCTTTCTGGATATTTTGTGCTGATCCCTGGCGAACCAAATGGCTCATTTTTTAATATAAAGTTGCTCATAATTAATTATACAACATAGGAGTAATATTCCCTAAAAATATTTATATTAGAACCCAAGATCCCTGTTTTATAAAAATTATTACCAGAAATAGAATAGAATGCTGAACCAGTAAAGCCTATATTTTGATTTGGTTGTTCTATCTGCTTGTATACTTCGATTTTTTTATTCTGCTCAAATATATTTGGGCTAACATTCATTTTTCCACTATACAATTCGCCTGTTAGCAAAGCATTTTGCCCATCAATTATAAGAGACCAAGATCCGGTAAATGTATCTTGATAGCCATTTTGATTAATATTATTACCTTCATATCCACTAATAAAAATATACGCTTCTGATGTTTCTTTATCAGTATTTTTGAAAGTAAGATCAAATATAAAAGATGATCTCAATAATGAATTAGCTTCTGATATGGAAGTTGACGGATTAATACTCAATAATAAATCTTGTGTTGGAGATTTTTTATACCTAGATATAAACAAATTTCTTCCTATAATTCCAGCATTTGTATGTAAAATTAATGGTATATAAGTATCAACAAATGGAAGTCTATCTTGTATTTGTTCGATATTAAAATTAAAAATTTGATTTTTATCTATTTTAATTCCAGTTTTCCAATCATTTACTCCAGATATTTGAAAATAAAGTGATTGAATATTATTATTAAAATTACTATTTCTGCCTATTTCTCCAGAATATAAAATGAATGGGCCATTGTTATTTTTATTTCCAGATATTGTAACTTGCACATTTTCAGTGGAAAAGCCTGAATTTTCATATATAAAATCTATAATAGGTAATTCCCCATAAAAAAAGGTTTTAGGAAAAAAATCTTTACTATCCCAACTATATCCTGTTGTCCAATTAAATGAGAACCCACTGGCTTTTCCAAAATTTCCAGTTTTTGAATAAATGTATTGATCGTTTAAAAATATATTAAAATAATTTTCAGAATAATTTCCTGAAATATTTACAATACTTTGCGGCTGAAAAGAATAAATAAAATTATTTTCATCAAAAATTTTTCCACTAACAAAATTTATATTTAAATTTTGATTTGTATTGGTGACAATTTCAAAATTGCCACTCCAATCATTTTGTTCATTATTCCAAAAAAAATTAAATATACAATTTTTTTGCGGATATATATAGTTTGTAAATCCAGTAATCATGAAAATGTATTAGATGTATTGTTTCTTTTTGAAGAAGTTATTATCCTAAAAGATTTTGGACGTATAGGTATTTCTTTATATGAGTAAGAAACTCTAAGACCCCTGCTATCTAAAGATGCGCTTAAAGACTCTAAACCAGGGACAATTGGCAGGAAAAAACCATCACATTCCGCAGACAGAGTAGATAGCCATTTTTGACCATTTCCACCAATAGCCGCAGGAACTTCAAAAGAAGTAGATGGTTCATTTTCATTTGGCGTCACATCGGTTACGATAACACTGTGCGATAGCCCATAATCGCTATTGACTGGACCAGAAAATCCCCAAGAATTTATAGCCTGAGCATATCCAGTTTGATTAGATGAGGAATATTCGCTTTTTATGGTTCTAATCGCTTTAAAGCTAGCAAGTGATGGCATAACTACCTTTATTGACTTTCCATTACAATCAATAGAGTAAGATTTTCCTCTGGCATGCTCTAATCCTGGAGATAATTCTGCTGAATTTTCGGAACCATTATTAATTACAACATCACGATTTGCATTAATTAAATTTGGAACAATATCTGCGCATTCATCAACTATATCAGGCTTGTCTTGAGGCGGAACAGGATCAAGTATTGCATTTGGGTCCTCATAATCATAAACTTCTGTTAAGTCATTTGGATTTTCAGATTCAGATGCTGAAGTAATAGTAATATTATATCTTGGTCGCTTTACAAATATAATAACCTTTCCATCTTCTTCTATTTGCTTTCTTAATCTTTCCCCAGAAGATACGTAACCCCCAGACTCTTCATTGTTAGTAGTCGGTGCAACTAAAGTAACTGGAGTGCCTTCTTGGGGGAGGCTTTTTTGGTCATAAATTTGACATATTAAATCATGAGAAACTGTTTTAATACAATCTTCAACTGCCTGAGCAAAATCTGCCGCCTCAACATCTCCAGAAACATGCTCGCTTACACTGCGCCAATAGCCCTTTCTAACAATATTATTTTGATCTTCAAATGTGCTATTGTATGGATTTTTGCCTCTCTGTGAAGGGGGTGGATTAAAAGAAGTTTGTATTTTTTTAAAATTAAACTCGTCTCCACCAGAGCCATTAAAATCGTAAGATTCATCATAAGGATAATACAATTCTTGAGTATATTCCTTTGATTGAATATTATTATTCAAAGGATATGCCAAATAAAAATCACCATCTCCATCAATATTTAAATATTTAAATATTGCATCTCGAAAATTAGTATTTTTTGAATCAAAATTAAAGTTTGTTGATAAAAAATTTCTCCATTTTGGATCTGTAAGATTTAAAGACATTTCAATTTTAGATAATACATTATAGCCTAATTTTCTATAGTCTCCATTTGTTAATGCATTATAAACTGATAATGATGGGCAAACTTTTTCTAAAACTTCATTATCGGTTGGAAAATTTGGGTGAAGAATTGGAGAAATTGAAACATGCTTATTATCTGTAATATTTAACGCAGCTTCTTGGGTTTGTTTAGTTGGCCATCTTTCAAAAAACCAAGATGATTGAGAAGATACCCCATCTCTAGTCGCTCCATAATCAAGAGACAAAATCCCACAACCTCCTTGAGGAACATTAATTCTTATAGAGCCATTTTTTATAGCAACTATTTCATCTTTTCTCCAGTCCCACCACCATCCAATTCCCACATCTGAATAAATACCACCTAAAACACTTCTGTATGTTCCTTCATAAGAGCACCTTAAATTTTCAGAAATTTTAGGCGCACCAATTATAGCTAATGCTTGATTTGCATTATATGTGACATTGCTAGAGTCACATGGGTTTGATGACCACTCTTCCTGCCCCAAACCTCCAGCCGAATAGCCAGCCTGTCTTTGCACAACTATATTTAAATTTTTAACTCCAAAACTAAAACTAACTCTTCCCCTATCATAGCTCGCATTTACTGCTGGAACACTTACGGTTTTTGCTATATTAATTGGCCTTCCGCCAAGCCCTCTTCTAAATAAAACTATGCATTTTTGATCAAGAGTTATAGAATTATCTATATACTCATAAGTTGTTAAAAATTTTCCTTGTTCTTTATGCGTAGAATAAGAAATTAGCTGCCCAATAAATTCTATACCACCAATGCCGCCGATATTAGATCGATTAAATCCACGATCGCCCAATGTAGTAACTGATAATTTTGCTGGAGAATCGCTAACAGAAGCGCTTAAAGATAGCGAAACTATATCTTTATTTGCTCCAATACTTCTTATTTGAATAGCCATAAATTGAAAAATTACAGATTATAAATGATTACACCAGTATTGTAGGTTATTATATCAATTTCATCGCTTTTTTCTACTTCTTGATAATCAAATCCAAGATAAAGCCTTTGCCCGTTTAGCCAAATCATGGATGTTTTTTTATTAAAATTAAATGGTACTAAAAAATAAGAACCAGAAGTGTTTTTAATATTATAAGTACCAAAGCCTAATGTATTTTTTTGAACTGTTAATACATTATAGTTTCCACTTATATTTCTTAATATCGTATTGGTACCACTGTAATCAATTCCAGAATTTAAAAGTTGACCATTTAAAAAAACAAATGAATTATTAAAATTTAAACTTGATATATTATTGCCACTATTTATCTGCCCAGTCATTAACAGTTCAGATTTTGGCCAAAAATCAATAAGTGAATTATTTTGATTTATAAAACCATAATTTGAATTACTAAATATTTTATTTCCAGAAATAAAGTAATCTTCTGATGGTAAATAGTTAATATTTCCACTTTGAATAAGCTCATCATATCCAGAAGATCTCGTTTGCAATTGCCCATTATAGTATAATCCAGAAAAATCTTCGCCTATAATGCTATCATATCCATAAGAATTATCTGCATTAATATAATAAAGATTTGTGAAGTTTATTCCCGCATCAATTCCAGAATATCCATATATTGATAAAATATCATTAGGATCGATATTAAATGATAAAGATATAGCATTTTGATAATTATAAATATATTCTGGCCGAGATACAAATGCGGAATTATTAGTAATTGAATATTCGATATAATAACCAGAATCATATTCAAATACATTTGTTCCAGTAAATACACTTGAGCAAAGTGAAAATAAATTTTGTCCACTAGAATATCCTAAAAAATAACCAGTAAAAACTTTTTGAGCGAATTGATTGAAAATCTCATTATTAAAATCTAAAAATGATTCGTGTGTTGCAAAATATTCTCCACTACCAGTACTTAATACAATCTCATTCAGCACGCCACTTGATTGAGCAGAGCACTGTGTTATTTTTATAATATCGCCATTTAATATGCCAGTTTGTCCAGAGATAGCGCCAGTAATAGTATTTGAATTAATAGATGAAATAATGCCACTAACAAATTCATTTTCAAATATGGAAGAGCTTAAATAATCTGAATTGTAAATAAATATTTCAGCAACTTCAGCAGATAAAAATCTTCCAGATGGCAAGCTTTGACTTCCTCCAATATAATAATTATTTGATTTTTTAAAATTTTCATCAAGTGGAGCAAATATTTTTTGAAACGAATTAGATTCTGCATCAAATAAGCCCATTGAAATAGAATTCGATCCATTAATAGAAAAGCTTACAATTCCAGTTTTATTTGCTTTTAAGCTGTGGCATACAGTAATAGGCCCATAAATTTTATGAGCGTATTCAAAATATGGATAGCCAGCATAGTTTATTCCAAAATTGATTCCGGAATCATAATTATAATTTGCAAAAAAAACATTGTCAGATTTTGCATTCCCTAATTTATACGCAAAAATAAAAGATAAAGAATCTCCACTAAAATAATTTAATTTGGCATAGCTTTGGCCATCAAAACTTGCAAATCCAGATTTCGTCCAAAAATTTCCAGAATTTACCAGCTGTAATTGTTCAGCGCGACTTGTCCAGCTTTCGCTTGGAATATTAATTAGCCCAGATATTCCAGTATTAGAAAAATCAAAATAACCAACTATCTGCTCCGTAGATAGATTTTCATTTTTATCAAAAAAATATTTCATTGAATTTGCTGGCATTAGTTTTCCTCCCAAGTAATTTGAAATGATATTCTCCCATCAGAAGTTTCATTTGTGAATGTTTTAGTTTTTATAATTGTCATCGCGTATCTGTTAGCAATTGATTCTATATATGCTTTGGCTTTAGCAGAATTTCCAACCTCTACTTCCATTTGACCGTCAAACGATACAGTGGTTTTAGATCTATGCGTGCCATAAGCTGCCCAATCACTACAAAGTGGTTGTACAAATTCATATTGCTGCAATCCATATGTTTTAGTGACTGTATAGGAAATATTTTTTATGTAACAAGGCAAAGATGCATTTATTGGATTTATATCCCAAGATATTGAATAAGATAATGACCCATCTATCTGATTTTCAGATAGCGATTCTGAGCTTTGCTTGAAATGAGTAACATTAAAATCATTATTTAACCCAGTAATATTCTTACGAAATTCTTGCATTGGATTAAAAGAATTTTGGAAAAAGTTATTTACTTGCGCAAGTCTTTCTGTTGGATTTCCAACCCTACATCTTATATTAGAATTTAAAGATGCAGAATTTTCCGAATCACCTCCATAACCAATATTATAAGTAGCTGTCGAATCTATATATATAATTGGACTATTATCATTATTGAATGTAACTGAAAATGAAATTTGCTTATTTGATAAATCTTCATCTACGCCAGAGTTTACATAAATACTATTTAGATCTCCAGAATTTGTACATCCGCTATAAATATCAAAAGTTAAATTCCACAAGTTCAGACTTTTATACCTATTTCTTATCAAATCCATTGATCCACTTATGCCAGCATTTAATGTTCCATTGATTGTTGCTGTGGAAAAATTAAATTTATCATACCCAATATCAACAGAATATCTTAATAATCCATTTCCCGTTTGTGACTGATCAATCGTATAATTTTCAATCCATTGACAGTTGCCATTCATTCTATCCATTGTTTCGGATATAGAATTTAATATTGGAAAAGATTGTTGATTTATTTTTATAAAAGCTGTGCTTGGAATATTTTTTAGTCCAGTTCTGGAGTAAACAAAATTTGTAGCATTTTTAATTGCTGGCAAGTTTGAATTAATACCAACAGCAGAAACCCTATGTGTAAGAGATAGCGTTCCGTCATTATTTTCAACAAATTCAAAAGAATCTTCCGGCTCTTTAACAAAAAATTGCCCACTAAAAATATCAGAATCAAATGCTTCAATTTCTACTGTATAAGGCAAAATAAAAGCATAGTTTGACTCATCAAAGTTTACACCCCTAATTAAAGCATAATCTGATTTAAAAATATCAGAACCATTTTCCTTAATCTGAAATCTTTTAAAATTTTGTGAAAAATTATTTATTAATGCATTTTGCTTTCCAACCATTCCAGAATAATCAGTCCCGCACCCAACTATTTCACCTACAAGAGAAAATGATTTGTTTGAGCCCCACCACCCATCAAATTCTTGAGAATATGAAACAAATGGCGTATATGAAACCCCACTAAAAGCATTTTTATTATTATACCAAATTTCGTTCATATTATGCTATAGTCGTTACATTATAAGTTGCACTTCTGTCCATCGGACTTATAGATAAAGACTCATCTTGTTTTATTGCTGATGTTGAAATCCTCATATCCTCTGGAAACGAAACCAAATTTACATTTTTTCCATATTTTCTATTTTTATTTATAGTTACTTCATAAAATGTTTTTTGATCATGCTGCTGCCTAACAATGCTATTATTTATATAATAATCAGTATAAATATTTACAGGATATTTTTCAGAAATTGACTCCTTCTCCTCTTCTATTCCGTTTGGATTATTATTTATAGTCTTGTTTGTATAAGATACGCTATACTGAACTGTTCCATTGTACTTGCTAGAAGTAAATGTTTCATTGCTTTTATTTAATATGCCGCTAGAACTACAGCGGTTTGTATTTATTGATAAAAATCTAGAATATAAACTATTTATTTTTGACAATAATAATGATTCTTTTTGATTGTAGCCATAAATAGCATTATTATATTTTCTATCTGTATTTGGCACGCCATCACCTTGAATAGACAGATTAGCTGTGCAGTTAATTAGGTAAGTATCGCCAAGATCGACAGATGTTTCAATAGACCAATCATACCTATTCTCTATAAATGGATTATCCGTATAGACTGTTTCTAATTCAATTGTACCATTAAATCTATCTACGTTATATCCTTGGGTTATTGGAAAATTATTAAGAGATCCAGTCACATAATTAACATAAAAATTCTGTGATCTTTGATAACAGTTAGGCTTTAATTCTGCTAGTTTATTTTTAACGGTTGTAAATTTAGGATCTTGATTGGCCTGTATCTGAACAGATTCAGTAACTTCAGTAATTCCATTTTCATCTCTACGAAGTGAATATGAAAAATCAGCGTTTGATGAATCTCCGCTTATGTTTTTATCTAACCTTTCTGTAAAAGAAAAAATTTTATTTATTACATCAAAGCTTTCTTCGTAATATTTTTTTCCAGATAAAAAATTAGCATTCCCACTTATAAGATTAAATGGCACTTCTTTTCCAATAATTCCAGACGCAATATTTTTTGCTAATAAATCCGCGCTACCATACGCAAGCGCATTTTCAAAACTAAAACTCACACTATGTTCATAGCTATAATTATTGCTTGAATCAAGATCTAAAGAAAAATTTTCCGAAAAATCATTCATTAAATGAAGGGATAATCCTGTAAAATTTTGGAGACCAGTAAAATAATTACCAGTCATATTATATAAATTACCCGTAGATAAAATTAAAATATCAGCCGTATATTCACCACGCCTTACCCAGTTTCCTTCATCTACATTAATATTTCTTATATATCCAGATCCAAAATTTATCCCATTTAAAACAATATCATCGCTAACTTTTGCCAAATTTATAAGGGCATATATTCCACTTGATACCCCACTTACACCACTTGTGTTGTAAAAATCTGCAATTGTTCCACGTACAGTAAGATTTTTTTCAATACTATAAACAAAATTATCTCCTAAAAATTTAGGAGAATGTGAGTATGATAGTAATGCTGCATTATTAAAAGTTATCATTACTTAAGATTATTTTGCGCTTTTAATTGTTGCATTTTCGCACTGAATTCATCTAATATTCTTTGTTTTTCTGCTGTTAACTTAAGATCTAAATCCTCTCGTGTTAAACCGCCCAAAGTAAAAGATACTGGGCCAGGATTTATATTTATAGACGGGACAACTGAAGGGGAATCAGTCAAGCTTATTGGTTTTTCAAAATTAGATGGCTGCGGCTTATCTTTGCCAGACTTTTCTGCAGTAGTTGTGAAATATTCCAACATAGCTTGTACTGAACTTTCTATTAATTTGAAATTTGCAGCAGCTTGTTCTGCTGAAGTTGTAAGATCAAAAGCCATAGCGTTAACAATTGTTTCATATGCCTTAAAAGCTTCGCTTCGATCAGCAAATCCGCCAAGTTGCTGAAGTGCCTTTATAGCAGCCTCAACCTCTTTCGACGAACCTTCAAACTTGCCACCTTCCGGTAAAAATCTATTTTTTAAATAATCAATACCTAATTTGCTTGTGCCAGTAGCCTCCCCAACAGCCTGTTGGTTTAACATTCTTGCCCTGTTTTGATAATCTACTGGAAGCCCAAGATCAAAAGCCCTTTGCGCTGCGTTATTACCAGCCTGCCTCCTCACATTCATTACATCTGATCCAAATCTTGTAAATATCTCTTCTGGAGTGGCGCCCAAAGACAAAGCCTCTTTTATTCTTTCTTGTGATCTTCTGGCAACAAACTCATTTTGTCCAATTTCACCACCAAAAAAATCACTCTCTAATTGGCTAATCGCAGATTTGTTTTTATTATAGCTTAATAAGCTATCTATATCTTGAGACAGTTGCTGCGCTATTTTTTTAGAAGCATCCTTTATTGCTCCAGCCGCAAGGCTTCTAGTTTTTTCTGCTTGGCCTTTGATATTTATACCAACTTCATCGAAAACTTCTCCATATAATTCTGATAAAACCTTTTTAAAACCAGAAGATTCTTCTATAGCTCTTGGGTCAATGTTTAATGTATCACTTATTAATTTTCCAAAATCTTTTTGTATTTGTTCTTTTCCGCCCAATTCTTTTAATCTAGTTTCTAAATCTGAATCTGTTAAGCCTTGAGTTATACCTGCATTTATTTGTTTTTTAAAAGCATCTCTAATATCTTTTGTCATTTCTCCAGAATATGTTTCTATTGGTGGCTGCTTGCCTACCAGCATGCCTGGGGCATTTGGGCCAGAGCCAGATCTTCCAACAAACTCAAAAGCCCTTGCTATTATAGATCTTCTTTGTGTATTCAATAACTGCTCAACTGATACATCCGCTTGATTCCTGGCTGTTTGTTCTGCTTGTTTTTGTGTAATTTGACCAGAAACTTCCGTTAATCCTTGCATTCCGCGCTCTTTAATTGCATTTGTAAATTTTTTAGCAGTTTCAGGATCAAAACTATTTAAATAATTTATATAATTTTGCTCTGCTTTTCTAAGCTCTGACTGTGGAGCATTTTCTTCTAATAATCTAGTATATGTTTCGTAAGATGTTGCTAGCCCTTGAGTTTTTTCGTTAACCTTGGCCAATTCTTCGGTAGATTTTTCTGCTTTAGCCTGCAATTCTGGAAGATTTGTGTTTAATTGTTTTAATATATCTGTTAATCCTATTAGCCCGCCAGTAACCGCACCAAGTGCCGCGCCGACTGCCGCTCCCTTTGGTCCAAATGCCATGCCAACCATTCCGCCAGTTCCAGCAAAAGATGCAATTTGGCCAGCGCCACTTACTGCAGATGCCCCAACCCTTCCGCCTTGTGTATTTTGCGGTATTGCGTTTGCAATTGTTTCTGCAATGATTGGCGCAGCAAATGCCGTTCCAATACCTGGTCTAAAGCCTTTTGCTGATGATATTCCCCGTTGAAGAATGCCTGCACCTGACCTTCTAGCTGCACGTTGAGCTTGCGCCCTTTGCTCAATATCAAGCATGGCAGCATTATATCCAGACGATCCTCTTTGTAGTGGGCCAGGCCCCATAGTTGACATTTTTTGAAGATTTGCTTTTTGTTGGGATATAGATTTCCTTTCAAGCTCAGCCCTTTGCTTATACGTTTCCTTTAATTCATTTACATCTTTTTTTCCTAATTGAGAAATACTAGCAAACAATGCGATTTGCGCGGCAACTGCCCCAATAGATTTAGCAAAATCTGAAATACCGCCTTGGGCTTCACCTTCACTACCAACTGCAAAATTTGGAGTAAATCCGGTAGCATACATCCCCATACCTTTGCGCTCGCGCCCAATTGCATCTTTTAATCCATTAGGTTCGTCACGCGTGTTTGTTACTGCAACTGGATTTCCACTCTTATCAAAGTGCGCGCGAATTTGTGAAACTGGAACTCCACGATTTGTAGATGAAAAATTTGGTATAAAACCAGAAGCTTTTGATCTTGATAATTGTCCAGGTTTAATTTTTAATTTATTACTGATAAAAGCTTTTCTAGCAACATCATTTATTAAATTTTGTTGATTCCCAATTTTTGCTTCGTAGTCTCCAGGAATATTATTAAATAATTTTCTTAATTTGTCATTTGGGTTAACAAAGTCAATAATAGCACTTGATCCACCAGACCTTCCGGCCTGTGTAACAGCAGAATCTGTAGCCTGCGTCACGGCACTTTCAAATATATTACCAGCAATACTTCTAAAAGATCCATAATTTGCAAGCTGTTGTACTGATTTTATTCTAGCATTTGGAGAATAATTGCCGAAAATGCTTATAAATCGATTTGTAAAATCAATAACTTGATCTCCTAATAATTTTTCTAACTGAGCATCTTCTGGTTTAACTTTGGCATTGTAACCACTTGATTTAAATCCTACTTTATAAGTTTTTCCATTTGGTGTTTTTTTATCTGTAATAAGGCCCTTTTGATCTGTATTGAAAAATCCTGTCTCATCTTTTATCCCAGCTTTTTCGCCATATATTAAACTTAAAGTACTAGTTTTGCCAAGATCAATAGTACTAGATGAACTTTTTCCCAGAGATGGTTTTTTTGCTGTGCCTAGTCTAGAATTAACAGCTTCAGCCGTAAATCTTTGACTTAATTGTGATCTAGAATATTGATTGCTTTGTATTGCCTCTTCTAATGAAATATTTGGTGGCAATTTTGTTTTTGCAAAATTTGGAATAAAACCAGAAGATGAAATTTTACGAGCACCACTTGGCAACCCATACTTTGCTTTCATATCTTTGTTAAAGATAGCAGTTCCATCCCCACCAGCAAAATTTGGCACAACCCACTCTCCGGTATGTGCAGTTATTTTACCTTTCTTGCCTCCACCAAATGCAAAATTCGGAATAGTAACGGGCCTATCAGTTGCCGGATTTGCGCCACCAACTCTTGCATTAATATTCGCTTGCTCAATTGATTCTGGTAAATATCCAGCAGCAGCAGTTTTTGTCTTTGTAGCTACAAACTGCCTTCCTCCTATTGTTTGTACCCCAACAGATCCAGCAAGTGATTTAGATATCGATGCAGCAACAGAATTTTGCCTTTGCAAAGCTGCTGTCTGTTGTTGTATAACTGCCAAATATTCTTTGGCCGCAGTTGAAACAGAAACCTGCCCCTTTAAAATAGAATTATACAAACCGCTATTGTTTTGTAAAAATTTTGCTATATTTTGCTGAACCACCACCTGCTCTTTTCCTGCCTGATTTGTTCCCAAAATACTTTTAAAAGCCTCTGCTCCATACTTTGTAAACTCAGCTAATAACTTAACGATTATTGCCGTTGCTAAAGCGAGCCCAGGCCCAGCAATAAATTTACCAAGACCATCAATTACCCCTCTACCAATCTGACCACCAACGCTTTGCGAATCTGCATTTCCCACAGACTCTGTTAATAAATTTGTTAAGTTTAAAACATTTCTAGCAGCATCTCCAAATAACCCCTCTCCAAGAGTTCCAGCAACTTTTTGAACATTTGCCAATGTTTTTGTTCCCAACGCAGATAACGTTTGATTTAACTGTTCATTTCTTTGAATGGCCTGATCGGTACTCGATAATGATGTTTTAAGCGCACGGTCGTAAATTGAATACTCCTTACCTAAATCACCTAAAGCAGCTTTTAAGATGTTAATCTGGAAAACGCCGCCAACCTGCTCTGCTACATAATTTTTTTGAGTAGCTCCAAGCGTATCATAAACTAATGCAAGCTCTTTTAAAAGTTGAATTTGTGTTTTTACCTGACCGCTTTCATCAGTTGCGCTAATTCCAAGACCGCCCAAAACCTCTTGAACTTTTTCTCGACCAAGTCTTGTAAAAATTGTTTTCAGTGAGTTTCCTATAACCGCACCTCCACGAGCAGTAATTTGCTGCGCAGTTGTCACTAAAGCTATCAATTCGTCAAAAGAAATTCCAGCATCGTCAGCAGAAGATCCAACACGACTCAATGCATTAGCCAAATCTGCAGAGCTAACAGCAAATGCGGCATCAACATTAGCCAGCTTATTTACAATTTCTGTCGCTTCCAATGTCGCACTCTGAAAAGAGTTCATTGTAGCAGTAAGAGCCGCAACACTTGCTGCAGCATCCAGACCACTTAAACGAGTCAAGATTAGCGCTGCCTCAGTACGTTTTAATGTTTCTTCTACCCCAAGGCCCTGACGAGACAACTCTGTTGCTGCTTCTGCAACAACATCAAATGCTTGCGCTGTATTTCCAGCAATATCAAATAATGAGCTTCCAAAAGCCGCAAGATTTTTTTCTGACAAATTTAATATAACATTTATGTCTTGTAATTTTTTCTCTGTATTTACAAAACTCTGAAATAAAGACACTACTGCATTTTGTAATGCAAAAATACTTCCAGCAGCTGCGCCGAATGCAATAACACGAGCATTAGCAGCAGCCAAAGACTTATCAATTTCAGTTATTTGGCCGCTTAATTTTCCTAATGGTTGAGCGGCCCCCCTACCACCAGCCTGCACATCAATAACTAGTGGCTGCTTAGCAACTTGGTTTATCTGTTGCCTAAGCTTCGCTGTATTACCGCTAACATCTACGCTAATATTTGGGTTTGCCATGCCTTGTAATCCTTTTTCCTTCTATAAATTACATTTTTTTAATACAAAATCGCATAAGCAAAAATGTAATAATTTTTATTTTTTTATTAAATCATAGATCCCCAAATCACCCCTCTGATTTGTTTCTTGTATAATTTTATCCCCAGATACCTCGCCACCACCAATGGCCTTAACTTCATCCCTATTTCCAAATAAAAATGAAGAGCTATTATCTGAGCCAGATTTATTTTTTAATTTATTACGGGCATCTGACATTGTTTCTTTTTGCTTTTTAGACGCCTCAAACCAGTCAATTATTTTGTCTGGATCCTCATAAATGCTATCTGGAATATTGCCATCTGAATTTTTGATAATATTTTGATAATACTTTCCAAAAATAAGCAAATCAGACTGATGTTTTGTCAAATCTATAGCACATTTTCCAAACACATCTTTTGGGTTTGATCCTGAAATATAAATAATATTTTGAAAAAGTGACGAGATAGCCAGCTGTTTAATTTTCTTTTCTGCGAAATCTGTTAAAAATTTATAGTAATAAATAGTTAATTCATCAACAAGCAAATCGTCAGATAATTCAAAATCATCTATCTGTTCAAAAAACCTTTTATTAAAATATTGATCTTTAAATACAAAATTTTGCAAAAAATAATCTACGGTTTTCTTGCTAGACCAATCTTCAGCAGTCATTACAATATAAGCACTTCTTTCATCTTTTAACTTCTTAAGACGATTTTCTTGCTCTTTAATCTGTTCTGATATTCTAGACTTATCAGATTCGTAAATTAGCTTTGATTGAGTTTTTTTTAACCTATCTATGGAAATTTTAGTAGATTCAAGCGCACCCTCTTTTTCTTTTGTCCACCACCCATTATCATAAGCAGTTTGAATTTGCTCTTTTTCTGGAAAAATTCCATGATGTCTCGCCAGCTTTAAATTACCAGCATAATCATTTCTTATTCCAAGAAGTTCAAAATGATTTAAGTGCTTAAAATACGCTGGCTGTTTTTCACTAGAAATCAGCACATATTTGCTATAGCCATTAGATATATCTTCTAATACGGCCAATAATATATCAATTTGGCCATCCATGGATTATTATATTTTAACTAGATTCTTTTTGTGATGCAGAGTCAACCAAAACAAAATCTTGCCATTGATTAATTTTATTTAAAAACCATAAAGTTATTAAATAGTTAAATCTTTGACCAATTTTTACCAAATAGACATCATTTTCATCATCTAAATTTAAACCATCATACCAGTCTAATTTTTGATCAAAACTTGTGCCTTCAAAAAATTTTTCGTTTTCATTTTTATATGCCAGCTCTGTCAACCACCATTGAATCGACATATTTCTAGCTTTTGCCTCTGCTGTGTTTTCAAAAATATAAATCTGTTCAAGTTCAAATGTTTGTATATCTTTTTTAACTTGATCAATTTCCTCTTGCAGCCGTGCTTGTTTTACCGTCTGCTCTTCGTTTAATTCTGAAATTTGTTCAAGTTTATTTAATTCTATACTGTATTCAAAAAATTTTTTCCTGGCATCGGTATATTGCTGAGCCTCTGATTCTGAAATTGTTCCACCCAAATTTTCTAAAATAGTATTCCATGCAGCTTTTGGTAAAAGCCCAGACTTCACAAAGCTTGCAAGTTGCTTTGCATATTCTATTTCGCCCATTTGCCTTAAAGAGCGCGAAGGTTTTAGGATATAAAATGTATTTTCTTCACCTTTTGGATTTTTAGCCTCAAAAGCATAAAGCCATTTTTTAGTATCAAAATCTGCTTTTATTTCGTTCTGATTTTGGTCGTTTTGGTTATCAATATTTTCACTCATATTTACTTATTATTATCCTTATTAATTAAAACAAAATCAAAATTTTCTATCTCTTGTAGAATTTCTCTTATGCAGTTATTTCCATTATCAAGAATTCTTTTTCTTATTTTTTGAAATTCTTCCTCAGACATTCGACCGTCAGCAACAATGTCTTCTAGACAGTATATAAAGAATAAAAAGAGACGAGTAACAGATTTTTTAATAAAACCTTTAATAAATTCTTTAATATCAAATTTCACCTTTATAAACCTTTTTCCTTAATAGGTATTACACTTAAAAAACAAAAAGGGCAGGATTTCTCCTGCCCTTTATTTGTTAAGTTTTATTGATTAGCTTAATGCTGCCACTGGATAACTTCCAGATAAGAAAATACCGCGAACAGTATCTTCTGGTCCGCCAATTGGAACTTCGAAATCGGCACTTAATGTTGCATTTCCACCAATTGTTGTAGCAAGGGCTTGGCTTACCAATTTGGCGCCCTTTAGCGTAGCGCTCATAGCTACATCTCCTTGCCCAGAACAGTTGATTTTTTTCAATTTCAATGTTAAATCGTATGTTCCAGTTTGGCACAATAAATCAGAAACGCTACCATTAGTTAAATCTCCAATTTCTGTTTCAACAGAAAGAGTTGCTGTAACAGGGAAATCAATTTCTCTTGCAAAAGAGAATCTACTGCCCAATTTATTGATTGGCGTACGTGTTAAGTCAAAGCTCATAGAAGCGCTTTGAATTTTTAAGTCGCTTGCGGCAAAACCAACAACGCCAGTTAAATCAAGAGTTGCATCGCCTGGAAGTAGTGCCGTTGGTTGTGCTCCGTATGCATTTGTTTTATGTTGTGGCAAAACAAAGTACTGACCCGCAATAGACAATCCATTTTCAGGATTTACTGCAGGAACATCATTTGTTCCAGTAACATTTCCATAAATTTTTGTATTTAATGCCTCTAAGGCAACTGTTGCTGTAGGTATATCTCCAACGGCAACATCAAGCGTATAAGAAGTGATGAATGTATTTCCAATACCAACAACGCCGCTAACACTTCCAGCAAAACTAGAAGCATCACTTCCTTCAGATGTTACTAAAAGATATAAATTTTTTTCATCTGTATTCTTTTGAAGAATATCTTTAATGCAAGATACTCCAGCTTGGTTACCAGTTGTTACCGTTAGCCCCAAAAATTTTTCATTAAGGCCATCTGTAACATAATAAGAAACGTTAGAAGTAACGGTTGGTGCTTCTGCATCAAGACGATCAATGAACGCCAAGTTACCAAATTGGTTGATGTCTGTTAAATTGCGTGTAAAATCTGAGTCAAAAGACTGTACACGGGTTAACTGTTTGATGTCGCTAGCGCCAGTTTGCATGATTCTAGCACCATTTGAGCCAGTTGTTTGGCTGGCAAAAACTCCTAGTGATTGATAAATAATTCGATTTCTGCTCATATTTTTATATTAATTTAAATTAAAGTATTACTCTTATATAATTACATTTAAAAAGCATGAAAGGCACATTTTTTTTGTTATAATCTTGGCTGCCTCACATACTTCACTGTAAAATCAGCAAATCCACCATAGGCGTTATTTCCTAAAAGTTTATTAACAGAAGGTGCAAATCTGGATATTTTAACAGATTCAACTAGCGCCATTAGAGAGCCAGTCTGGCAATATTGTGAGTATAAATTATTAAAATTATAATTTAATCCATTTTTATAATCACCATAAATATTAAAAGGCATATCTTTAGGATGTAGTACTGGAAAATATTTTCTTGCCATATCTGTGGCTATAGAAACGCCAGCATCTAGCAAATATGGCGAATCAGCCAAAAATATACATCTAATATCCAAAACAGTTTCATCTAATCCGCCAAATGCGAATGGTAAATTTTCTGTATATTGACTTTTTACAAAAATAGCTGGATATGTAACTTGGTCATGTTGAAGTGGCGTATTCGCAATATTTCCATAATTGTCCGTTGGCCTTACTGGATATTTTGCCTCAAATATAAGCTCTTCGTCTTGAGATTCGTTATAATAAACATTATATTCTTTATAAGCATATGATAGTTTTAAGTTATTAAGATTTGAGGGGGCAGATCCATTAAATATTGTCCTGCCCATATCATAATCAATATAAAGCCCACTCGAACCTTTATTTATAATAACATTGCCAGCACTTACTCCAGATGGAATATTTGCCCCTATAACTGAGCTATCTGCAACAAATTGTCTATATGGACTAGAATAAATTTTTTTATCTGGAAAATTTGGATCTTCAGTTTGATACAATTGCCCGCTATTAACATTTACAAACCCATTACCTTTATAAAGCATTTCATGATCTATAAAGAGCGTGAAGCTTGGTGCTATTCGATTTAAAAACTGTGGAGACATCATGCGATTATAATTCCTTTAAATTTTTAATAAATTTTGTCCAAATTGGAGACCAGTATTTTGTTGTTCTATATATTGATCCTCTTACAGGACTTTTTGCTTGTATACCGCCGCCAGAACGTCCAAGCTTTTTAGATATAAAGTTTGAAAATCCAGAAATTCCGCGCTCAATAGATATTATCCATGACTTTCCAGACTCCCATGGCATTCCAGCATTAGAGACATATTCATTATTTTTAATTTGATCTACTTGAAACTCAAGCACAAAACCATTATTGCCATTTTGACGCTCGCCACTTTTGCGTAAAATTCTTATCTTTTGCTCTATAAAATTTACCCACTGATCTACCGGATTATCACCATTATCAAAACCTATAAAAGAAAATAGATTTCCATATCCACCCAAAGTACCAGACGAATTTGAAGACGATGAACCTCCTGCAATTTCTGCAGAAACTGGATGCGCTTTAAAATCATTTATAAGTTCAATTTTTGCGTTCGCTAGTTTTGTTTCCGCAACTGCACGCATTTGTTTTTGAACATTTGACGTTTTTAAAACTGCTAAATTTAAAAGTTTTGGATCGACAAGTTTTGGCATTATTGCATATCCCTTCTTTTTGCGTATATTGTATAAAAATTAATATCAAATAAACCATGTGGCTTTGGAACTCCAACTATTTCACATGGCAAATCATCAACATAAAAAGATTGATATCCACTTAAAAAATCATATGCATCTTTTTTCATTTTTAGCCTACATAATTGCCCAGGTAGTGGATTTTCAATTGGTAAATTTTCTTCTTTACGAGGGTCTAGCCACTGTATTCTCATTAAAAATGTTCCTGATACTGGTGTCGTATCATACTGCAAATTGGCACCCTGCTTATAGCCCCTATACGCTGAAATATAATCATCATTACTTATAATATCAATACGCTCTGGCATTTTATATATAATAACATTTCTTCCAAATGTATCATGCAAATTATTAAATTGCGAAGACATTTCTGCTTTTTCTGCAGCTGATAAAAAAGATGGCATAAATTATAAACCAGGTTCGCTTCTTGGATAATACACGCTACGATTTGCTTCCGCCCAATAACCGCCATCGACAACATCAGTTCCATCAACCGATTGTGGTTTGGATTTTGATTTCAAGTATTGTTTTACCAAGTTATTGGCATTATCTTGAGCATCCTTACGAAAACCTTGGTAAGTTCTGGCAAGCTCTGATCTATTAACTCTTGTTATTGTGGAATCGCCCTCTTTTAATGTAGTCCATGCGCCAATATTATATGCACCAGAAAGGGCCATTTTAGCCTCTCTACCATAAAAAAATGTATCAAAATTAGCCTTATAAATTGATTGCTCTTGATTTCCCAATTGAGGCTCTATGCCAATACCAGTAACCTTTCCGGCATTAGAAAAATAAGGCGTTACTTGATAACATCCATCAATTTGATTATTCAAATAGCCAAGATTTGCAGGGTCTAAAAACCAACCAACCAAATATGTGCTAGAATAATCGTCTCTGTCGCCCAAATCAGAAGAGACATTATTTACAAAATCATTTAACCATTTAGGGTATTGCATGTTATTAATTACACGCAATCAGTGCTTAATTAATCTACAAAATTAAGCGCCCTCTCTGAGTATTTTATGAACGTTTTTTGGTACCGATGATGGTACAGAGGCTGTATTTACCTGTCCGGATTTGAACGATGCCACATGTCTCAAAAATTCATTTACCAATCTTTCTTTTAAGATATGTGATTCAACGTCTGGTCTAAGCCCAACATCTCTAGCATGATTTTGAAGATCAACTGGCAACATGTCATTTAATTTTGCAGTATATACCTCTAAATCCATAGTTCCATATTTTGACAAACCATCAGATCCCCAAATTTGCTCTAGAGCAGTTGGCTTATTAGCAGCAATTTTTCCATCAATTTCAATATTTTGATTTAATGCTTCTTTAGATGTGTGTTTCTTTCTTGGCATAATATTATTTATTTAATTTATTATAATAATAGCCTAGGCACAATTCTAAATTAATATTTAATATAAAAAAAGAAAAAGCCCTGATTTCTCAGGGCTTAATCTTTGATTAACTTCTTGAACTTTGATTAGACAATCAAGCCAACTACTGCGCGGCTGTCGAGACATACGCGACCTTCGCGTAGTTTCATGTACCAGCCCATCTTGTTTGCGCGAGCTTGGAACTGATCATCAACAAGCGTTTGAACTTGACCACCGTTGTCGTCGTATGTTTCAACTGGACGTAGGAAAGCTCCACGAGCCATGTCGAAACCGACTAGGAGTTCGTCTGTTGCGTTTGCGAATTGTGCTCCACTTGTTCCGTCAGCTTTTGTGAATGATTTGCTTCCAGCGAAGAAGTCGAAGAGTTCATTGTATCTCTTACCTTCACCAAGTTCTAGCAATTCGTGAATTGTTACTCCGAAGATTTCAGATGTTCCAGCACTACGATAGATTTGGCTACGAACTTCATCAGGAAGAGCAACGTTACCAGCAGTTGTTCCAGCACCGCTACGGGTGTTAACTGGATTGTAAGCAAAGGCGCGAATTTGTCCTTTGATTTCTGGGCTTACATATAGATCTGTAAGTCCAGCTGCTGATGCTGTTGATGTACCACCAAGATAGTCAGCATTGAAGCGGCTAATTAGTGTCCAGAGAGCGCTAAGATCATCAGGAATGAATGTTCCAGCTGTTGATGCGCGGAAAGCATGATTTCTTCCACTTGTTGATGCGTCTGCAAGAACTTTCATGATAACAGCCCATGCGTTGCGCTCTTGTTTTACTAAGAGTTGGTTAGCTGCGAATTCGATGTAGCGAGCTACAACGTTTAGGCGTGCTCTGCGAGCATAACGCTTGTCAAAGCTGATTGCGCTGTCGAGATCATATGTACGAAGTTTGATTTCGCTTGCTCCAGCAACTTCATTGGTTGGAAGACCGCCACCAACAGTTTGTGACCAGATGGAAATGTCGCCATATCCTTGACCAAAAAGCGTGTCGATTGGGAATGAAGGAGAATCATCTTCGTTGTATGCTTCATCACGATAAATTTGAGCAGCTGATCCAGCATGCATCAAAACTTCTTCAACAACTGGGCTTAAGAAGGCTGCGAAAGCTTCTTGAGCTTCAGCGGCTTCGACTTTATTGTTGGATGCCATAGCCTTGATTAGGGCTACTTGCTCTGGTGTATTTTTGAATTCGATTTTCATATTTTTAATTATTTATTCTCCTTTTAAATTAGTTAAGATTGAACTCTAGAGGAGCATATCCTTGGTCATTTACTGGTCCTAGGAAGCGTCCGATTGCGTTTGCGGCCGTTGCTGCAACAACCTTAAGTGATCCGTCGCCAGCATCAGCGATTGCTGCGCCAGAGCCAAATGCTGGTGTTCCAACAATACCACTATAAAGAACAAAGCCCTTTGTTGCAACTGGAGCGGCTTGTCCGCTTACTGTTACATCCATTTCGGCTGCCTTACGTGGATCATAAATTAATGGGTACCCATTTTCGTCAACTGTGCGAACATCTTTGAGAAGCATTCCGAGAACGCTTGCTTTTGCTGTGCCAGATGGGGCTGCGGTTACGAGCCAAGGAACATTGAATGTTGCTGAAAGTGTACCATCAACAGATGATAGATTTTCAAGCGTTAGCTCGTCTTTTAGGTTTAGACCAGAACCAACAGCGGTAACAAATGTACCTTTGTTGGCTGTTGCTCCGTTATATGAGAAGAACGGAACAATGTCGTATTGATTGATTGCACGTAGAGGTTTGATATTCATAGTGTTTTATTTTTTCTTAGTATATATTACAGTTAAATTTTATTTTTTTCCTAAATTTTATCTATTTAATTTAATTTTGATGTTATCTCCGCTAAATGCAGCAGCCATACGATCTTTTAAAGACTCTACTGCACCCGCAGCATTGGCTACATCATTTTTTACAGAAGCTTCGGAAACAGCCTCGGCAACAACTTCTTCTGCCTTAGCTTCTTCTTTTACTTCTTCGGTTACAACAGTTGTTTCTTCAGCGACAGTTTCTTCGCTTGCTTTGGCCATTTTCATTTTTTCTTCTTCGTTTTTCATCATCTTTTCGGCCATTTGTTTTTTATAAGCTTTGCTCTTAGCAGAAGCTAATGTGGAAAATTTCTTGAACCATTTTTGAAAATCTTCTTCGCTAGCAATAGCTTTTAGATCTTCAGCAATAATTTCACGATCTTCATCTGCAAGATCATATTCTGAATCGATTGTTGCCATGCGAGCTTGAAATACTTCTTCAGCTTCTTTAGCGGCGATTTGATTTTTAAGTTCATTTAGAGCTGTTTCTGAATCTTCTTTTGATTTCTTAAGCTCATCTAGTTGTGCTTGCAATTGGGCAATTTGTTCGCCAAGATTTGTTGCAAGAACTTGCTTTTCATCGGCTTCTTTTTTCCATACTTCAGAATTTTCTGCAATTTTTTCAGCGATAAAGTCAGTTATTGCTGAAGCTGAAAGTTCTTTCATAGAATCTTCATTAATGTCTTTGATGTCTGTTATTTTCATAATTAAATTAATTGATGCTTCCTGAGTTATTACATTTTCTAATTGAATTTTATCACATTTTTTTTCATCCTCTTCAGATCCAACCTTTACAAGTTTTAAATCTACAGAGTCTTCTCCAGAATTGTCTGTTGTAATAATGCCTTTAACTTCTGCTGCTGGAGTTTCAGTCAATCCAATGCCAAGGCTTAAAATAGTATCGCCTTGCAAGTTTAAATATACTGGATTGCCTTCTTCGTCAGCACCATTACCGCCAAATGTTTTCAATCTGGCTTTTAATTCATTAACGGCTTCGCCATCTACAATTTCACACTCTTTAAGATATTTAGATCCTTTAGCAATATTAAATTCTTTAAATGCAACTTCCCACGAGGCAGAAATTGAACCAAATTTATCTGAAGTAGCATCTCCAGATTCTGATACAACATCGGCAAAGTCAGGATTGACTGCCCTCCAAACAATCCCAGACAAAACAACATTAAATACCTTACCTTCTGAAGCAAGTTCGCGCGCAGTTGCTTCAGCTATTGGCTGATCATCAGGAAAAGAAGAAAATCCATAATCAGTAATACATCCAACTACATTTTTTCTTTCATGCTCGATATTTATATACTTTCCTTTGAAACTTTTAGCAATTGCAATGCCTTTCTCGCCAGAAATCATATGTCCATTTTTATTGCCAAGATTTGGGGTATAGGCATTAAAAGCTACCCCAAGAATATCGTAACTAGATTCAAAATCAAAATCTTTTGGAAGAAGATTTTTTAACTTATCCGCACTTGCTTTGGCAATATATTGTAAATCTTCCTTATCCATAGATACTGCTTTGATTTGAATGCTATCAAAGCGAATATGGAATGGATACTCTTCTAATTTTTTACTTTTTTTTGCCATATTAATTTTGTTGTGTAATTGCACACCAGTATCGACTGCTTCCGCTAGATATTGCACGGACCTCTCCCATTGGAGACGTAGAAAAAACTGGAGCGGCATAGCCAGATCCACTCAATACAATATCGTAAAATGGAACGCCTTGATCGATAAAAAATGGGCTCCTATATTGTAATCTGATAGTTCCAGAAGCATTTCCAAAAGCGCTAAATAAGTTTTCACGACTCCGACCAATTTCTGCCCATTGACCAGTAAATGGAGCCTGCTGTCCTGTTAAAAGATGTATTGTGTTTAAGAAATCGCTCATAATATTATTTATTTATTACACATTTTAAAAAGAAATTCCAAATTTGGACTAAATAAAAATTTTTATAATTATTACCATGTAATCCAATGCGACCAAATTCCACTTCTATTATTGTATGATGCGACTGCAGTTCCAGTTCCCCAAATTAAATCATTTAGACTACTACCACAATTAGTTCCATCAAATCCAGCACCAATAGACCCACTAGAATTCGACCAAGCGCATGCAAGCTGAGAGGTATTATAAATACCATGTCCACCAGGGCTACCAAGCATCACCCTTCTTGGGGAATATCCAGATGTAGCAGTGTCAATCGGGCCAGTAGGGTTATAAAGTATGGGGGTAGTCCAATACACAGCAGCTCTTATATCAAGAGCGTCTCTTTGAACTAAAAGCCCGCCCATTGGAATATTCAAACCAAGCATATTTGTTGTTGCGATAGATCTATATACAGATCTAAAAACACAAACCCAGCCTCTAGATTCATAATAATCTGGCTCAAATTCTAAAAGCACAGCAGAAGACATACTTCCAGATCTAAAAAAGTATCTACCACTTCTATATCTTAACTGCATAGCCTCAGATGGGCTAGAAAGAGGCTTGCCGGGCGTGATCCCCTTATTGAATTTATCCATTATTATAAATGGCTTCATAGAGCCACCTAATGCACCATTATGCAATCCATTATTTAACGAGCCGCTTAGCTTTGCCAATAGACTGCTCATATAGTTTAATAATTTTCAGCAATAACAGTAACTGTAATCTGGCCATTAAGACCCAAATTATTCATATATCTTGCAACTAACTGGGCTCCTGATTCAACAGGATAATATCTTTTGCCAGCACTGTCTATTGGATATGCCGGAGATCCACTAGCAGAAAGAACATCTATTGGCGGTGTTGCTCCAGAGCCTGCCATTGGCGGAATACTAAGGGTTGTAAATGGATGTATTGCTGTTGGCTCATTTCTATTTGCGCCAGAAATAGCAAACTGCATCGGTATTGTCAATGCAGCAGGAGCGACGGCACCAGTTACTGTAGCGATAACGTTTATTGATTTAACCAAACTGTCATCATTACCAGCTGTAAAAATAGTTTTATAAATTCCACTTTCTCCAAAAGCAGTAAATGTCTGTCCAGCGTTTATTATTTCTTTAGTTAAAAAAAGTGATGTTTGTTTTGCCATATTATATAATCCTTACATTAAATATATCTTAAAATAACTAAATTTCTAATAGTTTCATTTTCTGCTTGTTGCGCTGCTTCTTGCTCTGGGGTTATTGTAACTAATCTACCACTATTAATATTCAATGTTTTTGTATTATTGCTGTAATATAATCTACCCTCTTGGTACGGAATATTCGTGTCAGAGTTCGGAATAAAATCAATTGTATTAAAATTTCCACTCGTATATTTGACTGTTATGGTTTGTGATGGGTAACCATCTTTGCTAATCTCTATTCCGCTTACGCCATCTATATTCACTGCACCATATGAATTATTTAAACTTGTAATTCCAGAATTTCCTGCCTCAATAAGTCCTGTCAAAAATCCAGAAAGATTATCTAAATATCCTGATATAATTTGAATACCAGTATTCAATGTAGAAGTTGCTTGTCCAGAAAAAATATCAAAAATATCTTTTGTTACTACATTTTTAACATAATTTGCTGAAGCAATTGCGCGACCCCCAAGAACAATATGTAAATTTGTAAGATTATTTAGCCCCCTATAGATATCTATTCCAACAATTTGTCTTGGTAAAATATATTTATCTTGACCTATTAAATTAAAAGACGCAAATGTGCCAGTCGGCATTGTAAAATTTGTTATTGTTGTTCGCGTATTAGATTTTGGATCACGATAATAAAATCTACCACTAAGCGGCTGCTGAATTGTTAATGGATCGCCATTTCCAATCGTACTAGATCCAGTTGATGCCGAATAAACACCCCATCTTGTAGCTATAAATTCATTTGGCAAATAATATTCCAGAACGGTTTCTCCAGTTATAGATCCATATTCCAAGAAAAAAGAAATGGCAGAATCTCCACTACTCATTATTACGCCATCGCTTACATTGGCTTCATTTATATCGTTATATCTCCCTCTTAAAGAAACTATTAAGTCTTCTGCCCCAGACAATCCAGAATATATATTCCATCCAATAATCGTATCACCGCTAATTGTAGTTTCTGGAATTACTCCAAAATTAAAAAACTCACCAGAATTTATCCAAAACGAAGTAACTGTTGTTTTGCTATTTGGATCGGTCAAACTTCTAGTATAAAAATCTCCAGTAAGTGGGCCAAATAATAGTTGACTTGGATTTGACGGATTTACATGCGTTGGTCCAAGACCACTTCTTCCTAAAGAAACGCTCCATCCAGTAACAATATATGATGATGCTGTATATTCCTCATATAATGACATTCCAGTATATGGAAAAGATGCAAAATAACTTGGGGGCTGTAGGCCTATTTCGTATGGCAATACAATAAATGGATTTGCTCCAGGCACAGCCAATGGCCTTCCATCAATAAGTAAAGTTTCTTTCCAATCATCAACTGTCACATGGCTGCCGCTCATAAAAATAGAGGCAACATTCAGATGTGAACTAGATGTTTTAATTCTATTTTTCATTATTCAATATATGGAGAAACGCTAAAATTTGTGAAATTTAAGTTTGCAGTGAAAATAACATCATGAACGCCATCCAGACCATCCCCAGGATCATTTCCAGAATATCCACTTGCCCATACATACAATCTTTCATCGTTTCCTCCGCTCAAAAAAATGTTATATTTATTTGTGCCACCAAAAAGATCTGATTCGTCTTTTATATCAATTTGTAAATTTGTTGCACGTTGAGCCATGAAATATTTTTTACCATATATTCCAAAATTTTTTGCATCAAAACTTGCATCAAAATCTGTAATATCATACCTAACGGCCATATAATTTATCTCGCCAAATAAAATTGTTCCCGTTTGAAGAAAAATTCCAGAATATGAAGTTTTTGGAACTTTCAAGGTTTTCATAATTTCCTTTCCAGATAAGAAAGCTTTCATATGCATATTTGTAGTAAATGTATTATCTACAGACCCACCAAAAGCAACAGCATATGGGTGTTTAAATGTTTGATTGTTAAAAATTCCATTTATTAATGAAGACCCTGTTACATTAACAAAATTACTTCCAGTATTATTTACAAAAGTCGAAAAACTATTTTGTAAATATCTAGAATCAACTGAATTAAAAGTATTTATGCCAGTATTTCCCTGCAACCTATTGCGATCTCCATCAATTAAACATGATGTATTTTGATTAATTATATTCTCGTTGCCAATATAATTAATATTTAAATTATTACCTGCAAAAAACTGATTAACGCCCCAGCCTCTACCCGTATATCCAACAAAAATACTGTTTAATCCAGTAACGGTGTTTAGATTAATATCTGAAGTTCCAATCAAAGAAACTGGATTTCCTTGAAGTCCATTTATTGAATTTACCCCAGAAAATGCTGCTTGACCTGCATCAATAAAAATTGATTGGCCTGTAACAGTAACTTGAGCGCCATTTCTGCCAATTAAAGATATGTTACCAGTGGCATTGTTTAATTTTCCTATACCAGAATTACGAATTGTTAATAAAGTTTTATTAGAATTATATACTGTTTCTATACTATTTGCCCCAGTAATAGAAATCCCACTAATGGCCAATGTGGATAAATTAATTGGCCAAACATCAACATTTCCATATCCAGAAATATTCTGAAAGCTAAATCCTCCTCCAGCACCGCCAGAAGATCCAATATAAATTGTGTTTCCGCTTACTCTCGTATAAATTCCGCTTACTCCAGTGACAGAAACATTTCCAGCCAATCCGCCCAAAGATTGAACAAAATTTCCATTTTCGCCATTTAGTGCGAAAAATAACGTATTTCCAATAGGAACAGATTTTAATCCAGAAACTCCACTTAAATTGCTATAATTTGGATATAAAGGATCTCCGTATGTTTTAACTAAGCCAGAAATATCTGGGTGAAGTTGTGAAGCGCGAATTAATGTTCTCATTTTTTAGCGTGATAAAGAATTGCAGCTTCGTCTTGTCCAATTTCGTGATGTGCAGCAATATCAAAAATTTCTTTTGAAATATTATTTTTTGTCACATCTTGAACTGGATTTTCAATATATTGATTGGCTTTATTTTTCCATTCAGATTTTTCTTCTGAAGAAATAATTATATTAGCTATATCAGAAGATATTTTTTTCTGTGATTGGTTTAATTTTTTAATTTTATATTTCTTCTTTAGCGTTTCAGAAATTAAATTTTCTAATTCATCTTTTTCTTTTAATACAGAGGCGATAAGAGTAGTACTAAATTTGTAAGACGCAACAGATCTCTGACCAGCTGGAGTAATTTTTTGCGTTGTTTGTTTTGTCGATATACCCGATGGCCTTCCAGATTGTTCTACGCCCTGCTTTGGATTTAATAATGGTGCATAAAATCCTTGCTCTTTTTCTGAAATCATTTCCTTTTGAGACTCTTCAAGCTCGTAAGGCTCTGGCAATACATTAGTATTAATTGCAGATATTGCATCTTTTGGGGAAATTGCTCCAAGCTCAAGAAGTCTAGTATATACCCTAGAAAGCACAGCCGAATCATTTCTAAAATTATGTGTTTTCCATTTTGGAACAGGAACAGACTTAAAATTCATAGTTTTTGCTATATCACGAATTTGTGGCTCTAAAAATTTATTCATGAATTCGTGTCTTGCAAATTCAAGTCTTTTAAAGAAAGCATCCATTTTGGCGCTAGCATTTGCATATTTATCATCGCCAAAAATAATATTATTTAAGCCAAGTCGAATATCTCTATCTACAATTTCGTATTTTTTTGGATCAAGAATATCGCCAATTTGTGGAATTACGAATTGTGCTTTTGTTGTATAATCCGCTATTAAAACTCTTCCAACGCTACCATTTTCAAAAATTTTACGAAGCACTTCCTGGCTTTTTTGGCTTGGTGGCCCAAGCTGTTCATCGCCTTGAGTAATTAATAATACAGCTTGTTGAATTGTTCTAGAAATAGCCATATCAACCTTTTTAAGCTCAAGCTTCCAGTTTATATCCTCTAATACAGGGAATCCCATCGGAACAGCCAATGGCTCATAATCCTGCTTTTTATAAAAAATACTAACAAGACGCTCAGAGTCCAAAGAAATTTCCAAAGACTGATTTCCATTTTTTATATTTCTAAGCTCTGGTATTGTAGATGCTATTTTCTTATCTTCTTCATTGCTTGGTCTTAATAGGGCACCAATCTCAAAAGAATTTAGTCTTTTTCTATATATTGGCGCAGTAAAGCTAGAAGAAGCTAATACTTGTATATCATATGGATTTAATATAATATATTTAAGTGGCACCTTCAATGCAGCTTCCGCAATATTCATTTGTTGAAGTTTTCGCAAACTTTCTCTTGGAAATTCTCCAAATAGTTTATATACAAAAACATTTCCACTACGAAAATATTCTCGAAAAAACATATCGGTTAACTGCCACAAATTAATTTTTTCAGCCCAAATATTAAAAAAGTTTCTTGACTCTTTGTTTCCGCCAGAAAATGTAATTTCTGAGATTGCAAATTCTGTCATTAAGTCAATTGTGTTTCTAAAAATTGGCACATTCCAATATGCCTTTTGACACAATAAAATAGTATCTTGCAATGAGATATTTGTAGCATATCTACTGCTATTTTTTTCATATAAAAATGGAGCAACGCCAGCTTCAAGATTAGCAAATCTTTGAATTCTGGTTATGCTACCAGCAGAATTTGACCTTGAGCCTCTCTCTGGAGTCGTATCGCAAGAGCCAATTAGCTTATCATAATCATCCAAGCTAGCTGTTAATGGCTCCGAAATCTCCCTTTTGCTCTTTTTAGACCTTGTACCTTTTTTAGATATCATATGCAGTTATTTATTACAGTAATGTATTCTGAAATTCATTTTATTTAAAAATTAAATTAAATTAGAGTTGGTATAAACTGTTCTCTTTTAATTTGAACATGGGTTTTGATTAATTCAAAATAACACTTTACGCCCCAGTTTCCTAATAATAGGGTGCTATAGTTATCTTTTCTAGGTTTATTATTTGCCGTTGAAGTTCTGGCCGATCTTGGAAGGTCAAAGCTTTGATGACCTCTGGAGGTTGATGTTACCTCAATATTTGCACACTGTTCTTTTGTTGAAATAATAATATCATCCTGAAGTTCAATAAATTCTCTTATTGATAATTTTCTATTATCTTCTTTAGAGTCGCCCTCTATAACGCCAGATCCATGAGGAAATACTAATTTTAATGGAATTCTTAAATTAAACATATAAGACATATATTCTGGATGATTGCTCGCGCGAGAAGCAAACCATATTTTTTTATGATCAATGCATGACTGCAAATAAGAATTAGATCTCATAATCCAATCCGTGCTTGGCGTTTGTCTAATGCACATGCATCCCATGTCTGGACTATATTGTTTTTTTGCTTTAATAAGCATATCCACTTGATCCTGACCATCTTTAGTAGAATCCCATTCTGTTATATATGTTATTTTCTTATTTGCACCTTTAAACAATTCGCTTTCATTGCATGCATCAATTATTGTATCTATGTTTGAAGAGTCTGCTATAATTAAAACCGTATTAAAATGCGTTAATACATAATAGATATATTTTATGTGGTCCTGTAAATCTGCGCCAATTCTTTGATAGCCATGTACCAAAACCCCTTCTTCTTTTTCTTCATCAATCTCTATAACCGACATTGCAAAAAAGTCTGATGATGCACTTTTTGAATAATTTGGGTCAATTGATAATATATATTTTTTTAAAGGATCACCAGTAACTTTAGAATGTGGATATTCACCATCTGGAATGGTACATTCATTCATTTTACGCATGGAAAAATATCCATCGCCACCATCACGAAATTGTGCGCCATATTCGCGTTGAAATGAATCTTCTGATATACTTGCTCTTTGTGACTGAATAAACTCTCGGTTTAATATGGTTGCTGGTATAGCTTCCCATCCCATTTGTGATATAAAATAAGTTGGCCTTTCCTCTTCCTTATTATTCATCGTCAAAATATCTGGACGTTCTACAAAATCATTCCAGTCAGAGTACATTTTATATAAATGCTGAAATTGATAAGATGCAGATGACAAGCAAATCATTTGCGCGGCATTTTCAAAAATCATTTTATTATTAGGATGTAATGTGCCAGCTTTAATTAGCTCGTCCTCTAATTTTCTAACTTTAATTCTAAACGCAGCATCTCTTGGTGAAGACAGGAATGGTGCTAATACATCATTAATCATCTGTGGAGATAATAGCAAAACCTCATCAAGGATAAGAACGTCACAGCGCATACCTCGCGTATCTTCAGAAAGTGGAATGGCGCATATATATCCACCATTAACGTCCCATTGAAATTTATCGTTTCTTAAATATGGTTTTTTGTCAAAGCATGATCTTGCAAGCTGAGCTTCTTCTGTGTTTAATAGCCTTACAATTTCTTCAAAAATTCTACGGCTTGTTCTAAAATTCGCTGAAGCAATAACAATTCTAGTACCAGGCTCAAATATGCATTTTAATATACAATACCAACCAGCTAAAGTAGATTTCCCACCACCACGACTAAAAATAAGCATGCAATTATTCTTTTCAAACATTGCATTTATATGCATAACCTGCATAGGCTCCATATTAATACCAAGAATTAATTGTGATGTAAATCCAATATTATGGCGCAAAAATTTTGCTAAAGTTATTTTAGCCGTTCTATCATCAAGCTCTCCATGAAGATTTAGCAGTTCTTTATTTACATCTGCTATATCTTTTACTGGTTGATTTCCTGCCCAAATTGCCATACTATATTATTTCTTTTTCAATGCAATATTGCAAATCTATTTTTTTAACTTCATCACCAAGGCCTAAAATTTTTAAAATTAAATCAGTCATATGCTTTCTGCCATCACAATATACAATTTGAAAACATTCATATTTTTTATATAAATCTCTAACCCGATGAAATATATACTCTGGGCTTGTTGCAAACCACCGTTTTTTATTATAGGCCAAAGAGCTATATGATGCTTCGACCATTATAATAATATATCCATTATTATTTTGCGCTCTTAACAGTTCCCTTTCAAACCTTTCAAGGTTGGCACCAAAAGTTCCAAAAAAATCACTGAAACTTTTACGCTCAATAACAATTCTTGAAGCTGGAGATAATGCATAGTCGCCATAATCAAGCGCAACATTTACTTTTCTCAAATCTTTTGCAAATTTTAAAGGTCTTTTTTCGCGGGTGTCAATTACTATTTGCTTTGCAGGTTTTGAATTAGTAGCTCGTATATCTAAATTATAATAATCATATTTAGACTCTTTATTGCTTTTGATACATATTTCATTATAGTTAGCCGAGCATAATTTTTCTATAAACCTAATTGATGGTAAACAGCTTACTGTTTGTACAAAAAATTCTGGTGGTGCATTTTTTAAATTTTTAATATCACAGTATTTTTTAATTTTTCCAGATATATAATCTAAAGCTTTTTCTTTACCAACTTTAGCAAGCCAAGATTTCATAGAAATTTTATCTTCAAAATCTGAAAGAAAATACTGCTCTACTGATTTGAAATGTATTTTTTTCTTGTTTGATAGGTCATGTCTGGGATAAAATTGTTCGAAATATCTTTTTTGAGATATCTTGTGTTGCTTTAAATGTTTTGAAAGCTCTATCACGCCACTAAATTTTTTAGTGCAAAATTCACATTTAAGTTCCATATTAACCCACCAATTCTTCTATTGTTGCTCCGCGAAGAAGAGCTTTTATTTCACTCATTGAATTAATACGACCAGCCTCCTCTTTTATTTTCATTTTTTCTAGATCAGCTAGGTGTATTGTTTTTTTTCTAAACTCTTCATCTTTCCAAGCTTGTACTAAATTTATAAGCTTTTCAAATCCATCGCTTTTTTCTTCTAAGCGTTTATTTCTTTTTGTTGTTAAATCGTTATATAATTTTGTTTTAATATTTTCGCATGAATTAAGCTCAGTCTGCAGTACATTTATAGCCTCGTTCATTTTCATAGAAATTTCTCCTGCGGCCATGGTTGCGCGCAGAGATTCTATTCGCCTTTGAATTTCAGCCGCTCTTACAATTTGATTGCACAAAGTAATAAATTGATCCAAATCTTCCTGTGTTAAATCTGGCTTATCATGAGTATATCGAATAAAAGCATCTTCAAAAAGATCTCGATCTCCTTGAATTTTATAAGTATTAATTTGATATATGAAGCGAAATATATTTAAATATTTTTTAAGCTGCTGCATTTCAAAAAGCTGTTGTTTTTTTAATACCTCTTCGTTATATCCATAATTTAAATATTTATTTACGCGTTCAATTGTTTGTTTTAAAGTTTTTGGTGGTTTATATTCAGAATCTATTAACTCTTCTGGATTATAATTAATATTAACAATTTCTAGTTCGTCTTTTGGCTGCGGTATATTATCTCTTTTAATAGTATCTTTAATTTCTTCAATTTTTGCATTAATTGTTCTATACTCTTGACTTAAATTGGTAAGAGCATCATTATTAAAAAGTTCTTTTGCTATCTCTAGCGCGCTTTTAACTCTAAAATTATTTTGTATATAAATAACCTGCTCTTCTGTTAAATCAATAAATCCTTTTAAAATAACCGTTCTTGTTTTAAATTTCAGCCCACTCTCTTTGCAGAAGGCTTTAATTGCCCTAGCTTCTTTTGTTTTTCCATCCAGAGCATCATTTTCAAAAACACTCTTGACAATGTTTGAAAGTTCAGGCTCCAAATCTACAGAAAAAAAATCAAGCACTTTCTTTTTGTGCTCTTCAGAAAGTTCAAAATTTACTGAATCAGACATATTACATTATCATTTCTTTGACAATTTTCTTTGCTTTTATTACAATCTGCGCTCTTATTTTTTTAACAAATTTATATCCAGTTTTTGTAGATCCATTTTTATAACCAAGCATTGTTATAACTTCTGTTTCTGGATATCCATCTACAAATAAATATGTATAAACCTTTTGCTGAACTGGCGTTAAAGATTTTAACATTTCGCTATGAACTTTTGGAACAAACGATTCAAAATCAAAACCGCTGGAATCTGATGCGCGAGCATCAAACTCATTGCCCTCACCAAAAATTCTTTCATCATTTACGCTAACTGGCAACTTAACATCATAAGCATGTTTCTTTGTTTTCTCCCATTTTGCATAATCAGCACATTTAGAAGATTGAACATTATATAATTTACAATTATTTCCGCCAGCATTATGTGGACAATTTAAGCATGGTCGGGCATAGTTAGAGTAATTATTTCTAACAAGATTTATAATCTGATTTGTAATAACAGTATTTAGCCACGGAAGTAGCGCCATCTCTGGATTCCACTTTTCCCATTTTTTAAAAATATGCAGTCTTAACTTTTGCTCTACATCATTAAAATCCATCCATGCAATGGATGTTAATTTCCACTGAGAACGTCTTTTAGCTATCTCTTGATTTATTATATCCAAGCAGGACTCGAAAGATGGGCGTTCCATACTTATTCTTCGTTATCTATCATATCAATATTATTTTGATAATTTCGACCTGACATCTTAGCTTCAGAAACAAAACTTTCAGGTAGTGTTTTTGCTATTTTTTTTCTTCCACGCTTTTGCTTCGCTGATTGCTTTATAGATGTAGATTGTTTTTTCTGGCTTGGCTCATCTGATACTAAATCGCCAAGCCTAATTCCGTTGCTTTGATTATTTTTTTCTATATTTACATCAAGGCCACGCATTGAACTATAATCACCAATAATTTCAGGATCAAATACTTCATCCACATGATCAACGCTATCCTTTTTATTTACAGCGATTGGATTTGTTATATTAACTTGAAATTGATTTGATTTAATAATACTTGTTTGCGGTGCCACAATAGAAAATGAAGACCCACAATGAGAACAAAATTTTGGTTTTTGAAATTGGTAAAGGTTTTTACCGCCACACTTTGGACAAAAATAACTTAACATAATTAAAATAAATTTATTATGTATTATTCTACAAAATAATAGAATAAAAATCTAATTTTAATTTATTTTATAATTTTTGGCTTGGGCACCAGCTATCTTGATAAACTTGAGAAATGTTTGTGCTATGAGCTTTAGTTTTCTTTTCTTTTTCTTTTTCAGCTAATTTGATTGCATCTTCTTTTTTGCGCTCTGTTATTTTTTTAACCACAAATTTGCAAAGCTCAGATCTTAAAATATCATCCTCTGTAAATTGAAAATGATGGATTCCCATCCTTTTTGATTCTTCGCATGAGAATAATTCAACAATTTTATCAAAAGCACCCTGTTTATTAAATGGAAGATCTGACTGCGATGAATCTGCACATATAATCATTTTTGTAAATTTTCCAATTCTTGTAAGTAATGTGGCAAACTCTGATAATGTGGCGTTTTGCATTTCGTCCATAAGCACTACCCTTGCTGCAAAACTCAGTCCACGACAAAAGTTAATAGGCTGATTTGTAATTCTATTATCTGTTTTTAATCTTTTTATCTGATCAATTGGCAAAAGTTCTTCTAGCTTGTCAGCAAATGGCATCATATAGACATCATATTTAGATTGCAGATCGCCAGGCAAATATCCAAGCTTTGAATCGGCACTTTCTACAGCCGCTCTAACACATATAATATCAGAGACCTTTTTATCATTTAACATTTGAAGTGCGGCCCTAACAGCAATTAATGTTTTGGATGAGCCAGCTGGTCCACTTACAAAAACAATTCTGGCTTCTTTATTATTAATTAAATTAAAAAATTCTTTTTGCTTGCTAGTCCACTCCAACTCTCTTACTTTTAATTCAAAATCAATTTTGTCTCTTTGATATATTTTTGGACTTTTATCCTCAATACGTACCTTTTTACTTCTTTTTTGATGTGACATACGCTTAATAGCAATTACATTGTTTTAATTACAAATAATATCATTTTTCATTTAATTGAATAATTAATATTTAAATTTATAATATAGGTGTATCGCGCTATAAGATCTGTAATATTTACCAATGCCAACAAATTTTCAACAGTCAAAAGATGTTCTTCACCCATTAGCGTTTGAATTTATAAATAAATGTAAAAATTTAAATGCCCAGCTCGATGCATCCGAAATAAATGCAATTGATTTTTTAACAAGGCAACTTTTACAAAACAATCTTTGGGATAAATTCAAAGCAATATACCCATTTGTTGGAAAAAGCTCACAAACACATTCTTTAAATTTAAAAAATTTACAGAGGCATACTATAGTGTGGTATAATCAAAATGATTTAAAACACGATAAATTTGGAGTTACAAATAGCAATATTGGATATGGCAACACTATGGTTGCCCCAAGCTGGTTTAGTGATAATGATATACATATATCAGTATATAACTCGACGTATTGGCAAAACACAAATGATACCGCTCCAATAATAGGATCTTCACCCGCAAGTGACCCGACTAAGGGATGGATGCATACAATTTACTTAAGGTCATTAGCTCCTATTTTAAATTCACAAATAAATACATTATGGGACAGGGCACCAATCTTCACCTATTCCTGTGGTTATTCATCCAATTCATCAGTGAGATTTGCAGGAACAGATGGTTCAGAGTTTCAACATGTAGAAACGTATGGTTTTATTGTTGGTGTAAATGGCATAAAATGCTATGTGAATGGAAATTTATATGGAAGACAGGGGGTAATTAACGATGTCTCAACGCAACCAATAAATCAAGTATCAACCAGAACTGTAAATGGAAATACCGCTCAAATACCAAACATATCTCAATTTCCATTCTTGTTATTCACAAATGGCAGATTCACGTCTACTAATGGACAAGCAAGGGCAAATATAAGATTTGCAAGTATTGGATATGAATTAACAGATCAAGAGAATAAAGTTTTATATAATATTATTCAAGAGTTCCAAAAAATACTTGGAAGAAGTGTTGAGCCAATAATATTAAAAACATTCCAGCAAAATCTTATAGACCAATATTTAACATTAAATATTAAAATAAATAAAATTTTTATACAACCAACAAAGCCATATCGTGAATATTTAAATATTGAAATGCCACCAAAACAACAAAAGAAAATAAATGCGCTTTCAGCAAGCGTAGATATTTCAAGAATCGAAGTTTTCGGCCCAGTGCGGGTATTTTGCGCAGATACTTCAAAAACAACCGTATCAATACAGTCTTTAGTAGAATTATAAATGAATATTTTAGTCAAACAATTTCAAGAATTTTATAAAGAACCACAAACCAAAGTGTGTGGAAAATGGAATATTTCTATTTTAGATAGAAACGGTAACGAATCTTTTCCATTTGGAAAAGAAATGAAAAAAAATCTGATATTAAATCAAGGCTTAGATCTGTTAATTGCTGGCAAATATTATGGCGAATATTCAATTTTTAACTGGAATACAATACCATCATTTTTAATTGGTGGCGCTGTATATGGAAACGGATTGCTGCCAGCAAATGAATCTGACATATCATTAACAAATGAAATTGCAGAAACTTCTATAATTAATGATGATTCTTGTAGCATTACAGATAATTATACGAACGGAACGCGCACGTACAGAAAGGTATATGACTTTCCAACAATAGAGATTGGAGATCCGAATACTCAAATTAGTGAAGTTGGCCTATTTTCAAACTGGCGAAATAATAAAACTCTTTTTTCAAAATTTCTTTTACCAAGAGTTTTGCGGCTAGATTATGGGCAATGGATTAGATTATTTTATGATTTTACAATTGGTTCGGATATGATTGTAACCCCAAATAATATTAATTTATCGTCAGGCAGTTTTAACGCGTCTGGTTTAATGAAATTATGCGGAAGATTTGATGATATATTTGGCAGTTTTGATGCGAATGGGAACCCTGTAATTGTTTTCGGAGATTCTCCTCGTGCTTCTTTTATACCATTTTATGAAAATTTTTGCGCCGAGATATCCACATGTCAAACAGAATGTTTTGGAACCGCATATTTGTTAGCGCCAGGGATAAGCAACTTTAACGATACAAACACAAAAATCATATCCGAATGGATTGGCAATAGATTAGAAAAAAATTTAAATACAATAAATCCATCAGAATATATAGATGGAAATTTTTATAGAGATATTGAATATATATTTGATTATAATAATCCAATTTATAATGAATTAACTGAAGGAATATTATTTACAGTCCTTCGTGGTTCTGATACTAGCCCAAGACAAAACACAATTGATGGGTGGTTGTGGAAATTTAATAATGGTCAAATTAAACAATCATCAAAAAAAATTGTAATAGGATTAAGACAATCTATAAATAGAATATAAATGAATACCGCGAATATAAATACATATTTTGGTGCAAAGTGGAATATCGAAGTATGTAAGTCTGGTGAAAATGGTATAGAATCTTATTTTCCATTAGGTGAAAAACTTAAAAATAATATGATTCTAGATCATTGGCTAGAATCACTTATTTATTTATATTCTCCTTCTGGTGGGGCAGTAAAGGCATATTGCGATAATGGGCTATCATTGGCAGGAATAACAAGAGGAGCAATGCATATAGGTGCAGGTTCCATCCCGCCAAACTATCAACAAACTGGATTACAAATTCCATTAAAATCAACTTCATATATAAGGCCATTTTTTAATCAATGCACGGGCATTTATTATCCAGAATCAGGCATGGCCGTTATTAGTAAAAATTACGACTTTGGTATTGAAAATAATATAGTAACTTATTCAGAAGCTGGATTTCGGCCTGGCATTGCTGATGCGTTACCTACCGGAAAAAGAAATTGGCTATGGTCAAGATTTGTATTTACTAAAGAGACTGGAGTTTCTGGATATATATATGCAAACAGCGGAAGTATGGGAATTACTGGAATGGATCTTAGCGGTGTATTTGTAGATAATAATCAGTATGATTTAAGAAAACCAACGGATCCACTTTATAATGGACTTAGTGGATTGCCATCATTTGAATTGGGATGGAGATATAACTGGCCAGAAAATTCTGGTATGTTTTTAATTGATCAAAGCGGCAGCACTACAGGTTTTGTTTATAACCCTAAAAATATTACAGAGCTAGTAACTGGATTTATAAGTGGATATTTAAGTGGCGGAAATTTTTATCCATTTACATTATCATCTTATCCAGCAGAATCAAGTGGACTTAGTGGAATTTATTTGCAAGATGGGATAACAAATACTTTATATTTTTCATCTGGTGGATTTAATGAATTTTCTGGATTCACTGGAAAATATTTTAATACGAGTAGTGGATTTCAATACACTGGATTCGATCAAGGCTATTCTTTATACGGTAGTGGTTTTTATCCAACTAGCGGGATATTAACTGGTAGCATGACAGGAATTATTGGCTCAAGAAACGTACTAAAACTTGACGGGTATATTACAGGAACTATTGGATTTAAAAATATTACAAACCCAATAACTTTAAGCACAGGAGAATTTTTAAAATTAAGATATGATGTTTATATGCAGATACCTGCAATAGTTAACCCAATTTTAGTTACCGGCGACGATATAACTCATGGAGAATTTAACGGAAGCGGTCAATTAAAACTAATAGGCAAACAAACAAGCATGTTTGGCACAATCGATGGGGATGGAAAAGTTACCCCAGGTATTGGAATTTGGTGGCCACTTCATAGAACAAACTATTCAAAATATAGCCGAAGCCAATGGGATAATCTGGCGGAACCAAATGCTCACTTATCTGCATTAATGGTAGCAAGTGGAGTTAGCGGTGGTGGGGTAAATTTTAATGACTCTTTTCCAGAAACAAACACAACCTCTCCAATTGTTAGCGCGCAGCTTGATGATGAAATACGTTTTTGTGATACTCTTGAGCCAAAAATTGGAGACTGTGGAACCGGACTAAATAAACGATCTTATTTTGAAAAACGATACTATTCAAGCAAAGGATTAATGCAAAGCCCTTCATGGCCACTATACTCACATTCTGGTGTGCGCGTGTACAATTATATAGCGCATAACCGTCCATCTGCAATATGGCCAAAAAGCATAGATATTCAAATGATTTTTCCTGGACCTTATCCAAATCAAGATACTGGAATTAATGGTTTTTCTATATGTGGCGCATCAGAAGGAACGGTTTGCGGTGGAAGAACCATTGCGGATGGTCAAGGAAACGCATATAGACCCGAGCAATACATTAAGCCTACTTTATACGAAAATACAGGGGCGTATCTTGATTGCGGATTAACACTTCCATACTCTGCGTGGTATTATAAATTCAACAATCCACAAATGAAATATGAAGATCAAATAATTAATTTATATTTAACATTTTCTTTGGATAGAATAACTGTATGATTATAGCCAATCAAAGATCTTCTGAAAAGCATAAATTCATACTTGTAGCCAATCAGTATTTTTCGCTAATTAATAAGCCACGAAACCTTCCAACTTACCAAATAGGGGCAATAACAGAATTGATAAACGCACTGTACGAATCAAATTTATGGGAAAAATTTGTTGCAGTATATCCATTCGTTGGCGATGGTAGTTCTGAAAAAAACAGTTTAAATTTAATAGATCCATATAAATATAAAATTAGCTGGAGCGGATCTATTATATTTAATAAATTTGGTATTAATGGAAATGGTGGGATAGGATTGACAGGAATTAAATTGGTTGATTTAAGCGATTTTACAAACGTTCATTTAAGCGCGTATACGCGCACAGCAATAACCAATACTATTGGGCGAGGAAGACTTATTGGGGCAAATACACAAAATAGACTTGTTGCCATAAGAGACGTTGGCGCGCTAGAAATAAATTATAATAAAGAAAATGGTATAGTTGGATTTGTTTATAATGTGCTAAACAATAGCGGTGGATTTGGTATGATTTATGAAAATATGTTAAATAATTCAATTTCTGGAAATGGCTTTTTAATAGCAAATAACAACAATAAAGAAAAAAAATACGCAAAATGTTATCTCAATGGTTCTATTTTTGGAGAGCAATTTCCATTACTTCCAACAGAAATACACACAGCAAACCAGAGAACGTTAACAATATTTGGAGATGGGTATGAAAACCTAAACACATCACCACTACGAGCCAATATTGCATTTGCCAGTATTGGATACGGTCTTTCAGATAATGATATATTTAATTTTAATAAAATAGTACAATCTTTTCAGGTGGCAATGGATAGATCAGTAATGTAATAAAAATAATGGCAAGCGTTTTTTCAATTGAGAGTATCAACCTAAATGGCGATATATTAACCGCAAATAATGGCAGTTTATATATTAACAATAATTTAGTAAAAAATACATCTGGAATACAACTTTCAGATAGATTTTTTATAAAAGGCTATGCTCCGATATCATTTTACTCCAAATGGCCACAGCAAGGAGATTATTTAAATGAAACGTATTTGAATGATTTTTTTATGGCTACTGGAATGCTTGTAACATGCAGCCAGCCAAGTACCGGAAATCAAATATTTTGGGGTGGATTTTATCAACGCCCAGCATCATCATCAATAGATACAACTGTATTTGCAAACTTTGAATTACAACCAAAGCAAATCATACAGCATAACCCTATAAATTATAAAATTGAACGTGACAGAATTATAGGGCTAAATATATATAATGCACCCGAAGATATGCGCTCTATCTCAATTCATTTGTTGGGATATTTTCCAGCAGCAGCTCATTTTGATAGGATGCCTAAGCAAATTAATTTTTATGCAAAAAATGCTCCTATCTATGGAGACAGTATTCATGAAGAATATTCTCAATGGGATTCGCTATATACTGGTGTTGGAATATACTGCTCAACGACTGGAATTGACAAATTAACATACACCCAACTAATAACTGGATATATTAGTGGCGTAGCTCAAAATGAACCATTATATGTATTATCTAAAAGTTTAGCAAAACAAAAATGCGACCCATGCGATCCAGATATGGATTTTTCATCATGGAGTGGTTATTATTTAAATGAAAATAAAATAAATTTTCCAACAGGAAATAATTTTTCTGGACTATCTGGGCAAAATGGATTTTCCAACACTTCTGGCTTTTCATATACAGGATTTCAAATATTAAACAATCAAACAATATTAAATGGAATATATAGCGGCTACGGAGATTCACTATTTGGATCTGGGGAAATGTTGCAAAGTATAGGATGGAGAAGTGGGGCTTTTATAGAGCCAATATCTGGATTTGTAAGCGGCTATACTGATCAATACGGCACATTCAAACGCCTTTCCATTATTACCACTGGAGTTTCCGGCTCTGGGATAGATACTGGAATATTTAGGCTAGACTTAACTGGGTTTGTAATTGGATCAAGTGGTTACTTTATTAATGGTAAAAAATATTTTTTTCCATCAGATAGGCCAATTTCTTATAATATAGTTGGTTTCATGAGTGGCTATATGGATTCTATCGGTCGATTTTCAGGTTTTCAAAATCTAAATATCATATCAGGATCAAGTGGATATTTTATAAATACACCATCCGATTATGTGCAAGTATTTTTTCCTACTGGAAACTCTTTCAATAACTTTATTGGTATGTATGGAATTTATACTGGTAGCGGATACTCATCATATCATACTGGATTTTCATTTCCTCTTGGAAGTGGATTTTCTGGAATTGACGGGCTGACATCGAATACTTATGGCATTATGACTGGCATAATTGGAGCAGCAAACATTTTCATTCCATTTTCTGGATTTTCTGGACGACCAAATGTTGATATTGGTTTGGGCTTTGATTATAGCGGATTGCGAGGAGATTTATACAAGACTTCATTTTCTGGACAAAGCTATGATGGTTTTGGATATACTGGTCAATTAATTTCTATATTTGGAAAAAGAAATGTTTCTGGGAGGCAAGACATAACTGGCTTTGTTAGAACTGATGCAAAAATAAATTTTATACCCACAGCATCTTCACCAACAGTTTCTGGCATAAGTGGATACTATTTGGACAATAATATATATAGATTTCCAATAGGCCCATTCTATCCGCCATATTATGAATTTCCAAAATTTGATGATAACCCTGCATTTACAAAGTACGGAAATAGTTATAGTGGATTCTATCCATTTGAAAGCGGGTTCAGCGGTTTTGGAGTTACTGGAATTAGAAAAGAATATATAATTGGGTTTATAAGTGGATACAAGGATGTATTTGAACAATTTTTCCAATTTACAGGACCAAGTGGCAGTAGCGGATTTATAACTGGAAGTCAAAAATTTTTCTTTCCATCCGGTTCGCAATTTTCTGGATTTTCTGGATTTTCTGGATTTGATAATAATTTAGGATTTTTATATTCAGGCTTTAGCTCAAATCCTTATAGAAATGAAAATTTTATTGGAGATATTTATTCCACATCTGGATCTGGAATAATCACTGGAATTGTTGGTTGGAGAAATGTTGAGTTTGTTACAAAAGAATATGGTACTGGAATAATGACAGGCTTTATTGGTAGTAGAAATGCCCCATACTCTGGCATATTGACTGGAAATTTTTACCATAAAGATAAATTTAGCAATAAAATAATTGGACCAAAATTTGGTTTAAATACTGGACAATTATATAATGAATCATTTGGTATTGGATTTAAAGTTCCTTATGGAAATAGGGTAGGAATTGATTTGTACAATCCACTATCTGGAATATCAGACATAAATATAACTATGTTTGGTTACTATGAATAATATGTTATGCTATTTGAAGACATAAAGCATCCACTTGTTAGCGATTTTTTAACTAGAATCAGTGGGTCTGGCTATACATATTTAAATACTGAGTCTTCTAGTAGAATAAATGATTTTGTTAAATATTTGGGATCCATCACTGCAGATAATGGTGACGATTTTGCTTTTTATCCCCTAAGGCAAGCGCAAAATATAGGAATAGGAAATCAGATATTTGGCATTGGATATATGGCATCTGGCACAAATATTGTTTTTCCCCAAAATATAAACTGGACAGAGTCTGGCATTTTACTAAATAGCATTAAAAATTGTGGTATTTTAAATTTTTCTGGCAAATTAAAAGATTCAAAATTTCAATTTAGAAAAAATGAAACTTCTATCTTTTATTTTTTAAAACATAATAGGCCTAAATATGAAACATCGTTATATAGGGATGGACAAGTATGTCCATATTTTTGGTTCGATGATTCCTTAGATAATTTTGGCGTAATTGCTCCAGAATTTTCTACCAGCGATTTTAGAACAACCGGGACAACATACCTTTATGACGAAATATATGGTGGAGATAAAAAGGGCTACCAGATTGATTTTTCATCAGATGATCCAACAAAATATAATGTGTTTAATTCTAATACTGGAAGGGCGATAGGCACTGGTATAGCTCCATATGTACCACCAGCAGTTTCATTTTATGAAATGGACAATAATGAAAATAAATTTGTATGTATTAACGCAGTAATACGAGAAAGCCAATATTCTATTAGATCATTTTTTGGCCGCGATTATAGAAGTTTAACTGGAAATTTTCCAAATCCATATCAATCTATTGAAGTTACTGATCCAAAAACTCAAGAAGTTTATATTGATAATTTTTTTCCAAGAAGAATGGTAATTGGCGCTGGCGTAAGAAACAAAAGCGCAGCTGGCTATGATTTGGATGGCACAGATCATATATGTGCTGGAATTTTAATATTAAGAGGCGACTATAGCAATAAATCAAAAGATATTGCCGAAAATATGGCTGAGGCTATTGGTATAAAAATTCGCCCTCCTAAAAATTTGGATACAACATTTGCTTTTGGAAATATATTAAATGATAGATTTGCCTGTAGCGGATATATAGCATCAATCAATTATTATGATTATACAAGTCCAGTTTTATACAAAACATATAGCGACTATTATGATATTGTAAACTTTACAGCTTCAATATACAGCGGATCATACATTGACTATGGCCAATGGACATATAATGTGGTCAATAGCGTTACTGGAGAATTAAGATCGCCACAAATCGGTGATACAATTAATAATGATAGCAATATAACTGGAATAGTAAATTTAATTGGCTTCCAAAATGGCATAACAGCTCCGTTTGGTGCATTTTATAATCAAGGAGTAATAGGTTTTGTTAGTGGATATGCTACAAAAATAAATAACGAATTTATCTTTAACAGATTCACAGAGCAGACAGAAAGTGGAGCGAGCGGTTTTTATAGATCAAATATCAGCGGTATAGCAACGGGGCAAATTTTCTTTCCACCAATAAGAAAAATATTTCAAGAATTAATTACTGGATATGTTAGTGGCATTAAAGACTCAGATAGTTTATTTACTCCCTTTGATTCTAGCTCCAACCTATATTCTAGTGGATATTATTATGGTGATCAAGTATATGCATACCCACAAATTGGCATTATACCGCAAAAAATAACTGGCTATATTAGCGGATTTTTATCTGAAAACGGAATATTCTCAGAATTTGATAAAAATTATTTGGATAGTTCTAGTGGATATTTTTATAGCGAAAATTCATACGAATTCTTGCCTAAAAAAACTATTACTAATTCTCCCGTAACAGGATTTTTAGTTGGAATGAAAAGCGGAGATTATTTTTCCGGATACTATCAAAATACACCAACTGACGGCTTGTACAGTGGATTTTTTATAGATAATGATTTTTCTAACCCAGCAGAAATAGAACCAGTTATTGAAATATATTTTCCAACAGGCTCTGGGTTGTTTTCTGGATTTAGCGGCATGTCCGGAATAGATGAGCGTCTTGGCTTTAATTTTACAGGATTTTTTCAGAACATATTTGATATAAATGGTGATCCGATTTTGGATGAGAGCGGAAATGCAATCATACTGTCATTTGATGGAAGTAGTGGATTTATTGATATTGGTGCTGGGCCATTTCCAAACACAAGAACAGCTTCATGCACCGGAATTATAGGGTCAAAGAATGTTTTAAATTTTTCTGGAAGTTTTGATGGCTTTAATAATATAGAAGTACCAGATATAAATTATGGATCTTCATATAGTGGATTTTTCATTGAATCTAGTGGGTTTGTCGGTACAGGAAATTTTGGAAGTGGAATGTTTACAGGATTTATTGGATCTATAAATATACTTGAATACATCAACTTAACAGGATTTCAAGATAACTTAGATTTTCTTGCCGGAGGATTATTTACAGGATTTTCGTTTCCGCTTGGGTCTGGTTTTAGTGGATTATATGATAATCTTTCTGGAACTGGAATACAAACAGGATTTATTGGATCAAGATATTATCTTATGGAATCTGGATCTTTTTCTGGATTTTCTGGCTTTTCAGGATTTTCTGATGCATTTTTAAATGAAATAAATATTGATTTTTCTTTTCAAAATGGAAGTGGATTTTCTGGACTATATTTTCAAGATTCTGGCTACGGTGTTATCTCTGGATTAATTACTACCGGAAAATCTCCATTGCTATTTGGGGATCCATTATATTTCGTTCCTTCTATATTGGCAATATCATATGGTGGCAATTTTACGCAATTCATAACTGGTGACTTTATTTTTACTGGCGTTATTCCAGATATTACTGGTATTAGATATTTATCTGGTGCTGTATTTACCTATGCAATTAATACAGGATCATTAATAACTGGAGACATTTTTGTAACAGGAACGCACCCAGAAATAACCTCATTAAACTACTTTGCTACTACAGGCGAAGATATTATATTGTCTGGCTTTGATGGCAATGCACTTTCATATATATTTAGATTGGAAGCATATGAGGGGCAAAAGCTTGAAAGTGGAGTAAGGGTAGAAATTAATAAATTTATATCAGGATTAAAAACTGATGGTATATGGGATAGTATTACAGATTGCTGTTTGATGGCTGGACCAAGAACATTTTCTGGAGCTTTTGTTCCATTAAAAGGAAATAGCGGTATTGGTTATAACTTTATTAGTAGTGATTATAATCGCGCTAGCGGTTTAATTGGTGATGCATCATCAAAATATGTTGATTCTAATCGAAGCTTAAACATAGAACCTTCAGGAAACCAACACTTGGCAGTTTATATAACTAAAACTGGATCGCCATCATTTAATCAGTACTATATCGGCGCTGGTGTTCAAAACGTAACTGGATCAAGCGCTATTTATGCTAGCGGTGCAGGTGCGCTTTTCCAAAAATCTAGAGCAAGTGGAATAGCTAATTATCAAAATTTTGGACCATCCACGGGCTTCATGGCGGTCTCAAGATTTAGCACGGGTATTTGGGCTGCAAGAAATACATATATATCAGAAACAGCCTTTGTTTATGTAGAAAGTGGGGCGCAACCAGCGAATGTGTATGTTTTTGCCAATAATAATACTGGCATTGGGGCTGGTATGCCAGAGGGTTATAGCGATGCAAGAATTGCCATTTATTCTATCGGCACGAATATTAATATATTATCAAATTATGAAAATAGAGTTATTTCATACCTTAGTGGTATTAAGAAATATGTTTAATTATTAATTAATAAAAAATTAAATTTTACAATATTAGAAATGTATATATAATAAGGGAAATAAAGTTATGCCTCTAAATATTTTAAAAAAACGCCATATCGAAACAGAAATTGAGAATAACACTCATGTAGATGGTGAATGGAAAGTTGAGATTGTATGCCAAAATGGTGAAATTAAAAAGCCTCTTGGAGATAAATGGCGAAAAAACTTAATTCAAGATAGAGGATTGAATATATTCAATGGCACGTATGGAAGTTTTAGCAGCAATGCTAATGCGAATACTAATTCAATATCAGCCTTTATAAGTTCGGCATATTTTGGAAATAGCAGTGCTGATCCGTTTGCTACAGATAAAACATTTTTAACTAGCACAAACAATAATATATACTATACAAGAAGAAACACTCTAAACGTACCAGAAAATACAAATCCAAACAGCGATGATTTAGTAACGGGGTCACGAACTTTTACAAAAGTATGGGATTTTGCATCTCTGGCTGCTGGCGAAACGCGCGATGTTAGAGAAATAGTGATTGCGGCCAATACTTATGATGGTTTTAATAATTCTACCGATCAAAGCAAGGGGACCCAAGGAACATTTACAACAAACATACCAGTAATTTCGCGCTTTATTCTTCCATCAACAGTAACTCTAACTGAATTTCAATTTTTAAGACTTTACTATTCAATAAAAGTAACAGTTCCAGCAATAGTTACGCCAGTTCCGATTACATTGTCAAATAACGGTTTTGATGGAACTGGTCAATTAAAATTAATAGGCCTATGGTCTAGTATATTTTCTGGAAATGGCCACTTATGGCAGCGCAGAAACTTTGGCACTTTGATTAACGTAGTTTCAACTCCACATACGCCATGGTCGCTAATCGGAAGAGATGGAATGGCAGCTTTACCGCTTAAAGGCAATTCAAATCCAAATTTAAATTTTAATTTTCCAGCAGTTGGTGCTGATTTTTCAATATCGTATGCAAATGCGTTATATGATGCAACACAAACTGTACTCCATACTTCACCAGGCTGCTCTGTTAGTCCATCGTCAGCAGTTCAACAAACGGTTGTAAACCAGTCTGTGTCAAGAGAGGCTACTATGCTGTTTCAAGCAAATAACCCAAGCGTGAATAGCCCACTTGCTGGATTTGTTTTCCTTCCTCGCGGTGAAGGCAATAATTTTACGGGAGGATCGACTCCAACTTTTACCGAAGCTCTTACTACAGATACTGCTCTTGGAAGATACATGTGGTACTGGAGGTTCACAGACCCAACATTTACAAATCCAAGATCTGTAATTAAAGATGTCAACTATGGCCTTGTGGTTAATTTGCGGCAAACAATTGCAAGAGGCTAATTATTTATCTAAAAATTTTAGTTTGATTTTGCCATTACTGTCTATTAATGCATAGCTAACTGGTAGGTCGCATTGGGAGCCCAAGTTAACGCATTCAACCCAATCCACAGTTTTGTGTTCGGGCATATGGGTGTGGCCAAACACCACAGTACTGCATCCTAGATCGCGGCCATGATGTGCAACCCGGCGCAACACTCTTTCAGCCGAAGAACGCCACGTTTTTATTTTTCGCTTGAGCTTGCGGGTGAATTTTTGCCCCTTGTCAATTTTTTGCAAGAAATAATATATTCCAGATGCTATTTCAGTGAGTACTGGCCGCATTTTAATAATATAATCCCAACGATCACCGTGGACAAAATAGAAACGCTTTCCATTAATAACCTCAATGTGTTCGTGTTTAAAATCAAAACCTAATAGCGCACTAACAGTATCCAGATCGCGGTCATGATTACCCTTAATAAAAATGCATTTTTTATTTTTTGATAGTTTGCGCAATAATGATAATACTTTCCACTGACGTTTGCATAAACGATGAATATTGTACGAATCCAGCAAATCTCCACATATTATTAAACTATCATACGTTTCCTCTTCAAGTATTTTTAAAACTAAATCTGCTTGGCATACAGGGCTGCCAAGATGTATGTCTGAAAGGCACAGTATCATAATGTTTTATATTATTTTTTTTATTTATTACTTTTTTACCTCACTTGATTACACTCTTCAATCATTTATAGCATATTACAATATAGAAACAAACAGTCCATGTATTTTTAATTCTTTTTTATTATAATATATGCTGATATTTACAAAGATCGATATATACCAGTCTATTAATAAAGCCATCCTTTATTTTTAATTCTTTTTTATTATATATGGGTTGATTTTATTGGCGTTAGGATACCCTAACCACCCTGATAAGTAAAAGAAGGATAGATTTAAAAGTTGTAGAGTTTTAAAAATAGGCCCTAGCGACCAAAAGCTCAAACGCTTGTATGAATTTTTTTCAAAAATAGGGGGTACTTGTCAACAAAAAAAAGTTTTAAAAAAGATAAAAAATCCCTTGCTTTCTCGGTGATCTGTGGTAGAGTGTAGACATGAAGAAGAAATACTACACCAGCACAGAGATCCTTGAGTATGCGAATAAGAACAACGCAGCTTGCATCTCTGCATCTGTGAGCCTGCGAGTGTTCCGCTACTGGACTAGCAAAGGTCAATACGAAGTGAAGTTCTACAGGGTAGAGCCTTGCGTGTGGGAGAAAAAAATCGTAAAAAAACCCTAAAGATCCCTTGACTTTAATGACAGCTCTGATAGATTAAATACATGAATACATTCGAAGACTACATCAAACACAACGGCAAAGAATACTACCTCTGCACAGAGTATGCGTTCGATCACACTGATCAGTTGCAACTCTCTGGCTTTGTCTTGACTGATGAAGACGGCGAAGACATCTCGCAAGATGACTTCGAAGCGAACAAGGATCTTTACGATCATGTCTGCATGGTTCTTGCTAACGAAGATGCTACCTGCTACGGCGGCGCACCTTGCTAACACTATGACACACATCATTATGACATACATTGCAGAGGCGCTTGCCGTGGTGCTTATCCTCCTGCTTGGCGTTGCGATTCTCTCGATCTAAGTTGTTCTAAATCAACGACTTACAACGGGCCACCCTGCGCGCGCGCGTAAGTCCTTGATAATGAGGCACTTACGAATGTCAAGTAAAAAAGATAAAAAAAATTTCACACAATCGCAAAAAAATCCCTTGCTTTTTCGGTGGCCTGTGATACATTGTATGTATGAAAGATAAAGAAAACACCACGTTCAACGTCAACGGAACCCTTTGCACGCTCGTCGTCTCGGAAGATCGGGAGGATGATTGCACGAAGCTTTGGCATGACCTCGTCAGCGTTGACACTGGCAAGGTCGTCGCAACCCTCGACTGGTCGCCCTACTCTTGCCCCTCTAATGAGGAAGTGCAGCAGATCATCGACCTCGGCCTGCCTAATGGCTTGCGTTGGGCTAACTCTCACCCTTCTTCTCGCTTCAACTTCGATAGCCTCATGCTGGCGAAATACCTCTCTGGCTACGAGCATCCCGATGGCGGCAAGATCGAACTGGTCTTCCGCGTTCGCTTGGCCGCATAAAAAAACTCTTGCGCTTCCACTCAACATCCCATACTCTAACAATATGAACAGCATCCACGACGACTACAACACGCAACCGCAATCCGACGAATACGCGACCGAGCACGAGGAAGTGCGCGGCACGTTCGCCGCCGAGCCTGCCGTTGAGCAGGAGCCGCAACCCTATGATGGGTTTGAGGGGCAGTGGGCTGTGGATGGGTCGGGCTTCGACGACCTCGCAGACTGGGGCGAGCAGGAGGGCTGGGACACGTAAGAGTGTCATAAACTTTCTCCGAACGTTTCGATGCGTGTCTCCATGACGCGGGAATAAACGATGAGG